ACAACGTGTCAGTTCTAGGGAAGACCTTTCTAAACCAAACACTAGACGTATCGGGCAACACTTCCTTATGGTCCCAGCTTTTCGTCAACAGTTCAGCCCTCTTTAACGACAACGTATCGATCTTGGGCAAGACCTTTCTGAATCGAACACTAGACGTCTCTGGCAACACATCCTTATGGTCCCAACTCTTTGTCAACGGATCTTCGGTGTTTAACGACAACGTATCGGTTCTGGGCAAGACTTTTCTGAATCGAACACTAGACGTCTCTGGCAACACATCCTTATGGTCCCAACTATTCGTCAACAGTTCTTCCGTCTTTAACGACAACGTGTCTGTCTTAGGCAAGACCTTCTTAAACCAAACCTTGGACGTCTCCGGGAACACGTCCTTGTGGTCCCAACTGTTTGTCAATGGATCTTCTGTCTTTAACGACAACGTATCGATCTTGGGCAAAACCTCTCTGAATCGAACTCTGGATGTCTCCGGGAACACATCCTTGTGGTCTCAACTCTTTGTGAATAGTTCCGCCGTCTTCAACGACAACGTCTCGGTTCTAGGCAAAACCTTTCTAAATCAAACGTTAGATGTGTCCGGGAACACGTCCTTATGGTCCCAACTATTCGTCAACAGTTCTTCGGTCTTTAACGACAATGTCTCGGTCTTAGGGAAGACCTTTCTAAATCGAACACTAGACGTATCTGGAAACACATCGCTATGGTCTCAGCTTTTTGTCAACAGTTCAGCCGTGTTTAACGGCAACGTCTCCGTGTTAGGCAAAACCTTTCTAAATCGAACCCTGGATATATCTGGGAACACTTCGTTGTGGTCCCAGCTATTCGTGAACAGTTCTTCGGTCTTCAACGACAACGTCTCTGTTCTGGGAAATACCTTCTTGAATCAAACATTGGATGTTTCCGGAAACACTTCGCTATGGGCACCACTCTTTGTCCAAAAGTCTGCGTTATTCAATGATAAAATAACAGTCTTGGGTAATACTTTTCTAAACAGCGCGCTAGATGTATCTGGAAATATAACGATGGGATCTCAATTGTTTGTCAACAGTTCATCCTTATTCAAAGATAACGTATCTATTCTGGGCAATACCTTTCTGAATCAAACGCTGGATGTTTCCGGGAATACATCGATATGGTCTCAACTATTCGTCAATGGATCTTCTGTCTTTAACGACAACGTCTCAGTCTTAGGCAAAACCTTTCTGAATCAAACACTGGATGTTTCAGGGAACACATCCTTATGGGCACAACTGTTTGTCAATGGATCTTCTGTCTTTAACGACAACGTGTCAGTCTTAGGCAAAACCTTTCTGAATCGAACCTTGGATGTATCTGGAAACACGTCCTTATGGTCACAGCTGTTTGTCAATGGATCTTCTGTCTTTAACGACAACGTCTCTGTTCTGGGCAAGACCTTCTTGAATCAAACATTGGATGTTTCCGGGAACACGTCCTTATGGTCCCAGCTCTTTGTCAATGGATCTTCTGTCTTCAACGACAACGTCTCAGTCTTAGGCAAAACATTTCTAAATCAAACGTTGGATGTATCCGGAAATACATCATTCGGCTGTAACTTGTTTGTCAACAGTTCTGCCTTTTTCAACGAGAACGTATCGATCAAAGGAAAAACCACGTTGAATGGGGACGTCAATGTGAATGGAAATACCAGTATGGTCGGAGGACTTAGTGTAAATAACAAAACTACTCTAGGTAACACAGAAATTGTGGGCGTAATCTCCATGAACCAGAACGTAAGTATTTTATCGGATACAACGATTCGAACAAAATTATCGGTTGGCGAACAACTATTTGCTACGAATGCTTCTGTCGAAAATCAAACACACTTGAACCATTTATGGGTATACGGAAACACTTCTTTATTGGGCCCAACCTCTATTCAAAATATAGCGACTCTAGACGATCTACGTGTAAAAAATACAACTTCGATTGTCGGAACAAATTTTACCGTAAACACTAATAACATTAATTTGAGGGGTGATATCAATGTAACAGGTGGTAATCTATTCAAAGTGAATGGAAATCTCGAAGTAGATTCGTTGACCTATAAAGTTCTCTTAAACAAAAATGTGAGCGCACAGCTTTTCATAGGAGGTAACTCGATCGCTCAAATGGAAGTCGCCGATTTCACAGATCCTTCAGGAAATACGACGAATAATTTACGTGGTTACTCTACCTTTAAAACCGACGTAAATTTCAGAAATTCGCCCACTTATCAAAGCACTATACAATTTGGTCAAACCGGTAATCCAGTCAAGATGTATACCTATAGTTCTGATGAATCACTCACTCTTTTGAATGGTAACATGAATGTCAATGCGTCTTCTTATTCTACTGGATTTGATTATACAGGACCTTTTACCATAAGAGGGGCTCAGACAAATCTCTATTCTACCACTACTAATCTTTCTTCCACAAACATCAATCTTGAAGGTAACGTAAATATTATCAATCAGCTCAGAATTAGACCAGGAGGGTCCATCTTAATTGATTCAGAAGGAGTAAGTATTATAGACCTACAGAAAGAAGTTCAAATATCGAGACAACTGAACGTGAGTAACAATGGGACGGGTCCAGCCATCAGAGCGAGTCAAAAAGATCCTCAGTTTGCGGAGATTATGTTGTTAGAAGCAGATGGACTGGATGTCTATTCCGTAGGAAATATGGGAAATACCCAAATACGAGGTAAAATAAGATTGGGGTATAATGTGGTCAGTAGTTCGAACACTCGCGTCAACAATGTGACGGGCGATATCCAACTTTCTCCAGGTCAAACACCCTTCTTAGACTATCAACTGGATGTAAGTGGAAGCTGTGTCATCTCGAAAGATCTGTCTGTTTTACAAAATATAAATACGACTGGAAATGTAAGCGTGAATGGAACGACCTACATGAACGGTCTATTAACCTTGAAAAACGATCTTACCTCTTATTCAGACCGAAGAATTAAGAAAAATATTAAACCACTCGAACATTGTTTAGATAAAATTACAACCATTCATGGTTATACATTCCAACGAAGAGATCGAACAGACGAAAAAGTTTATATAGGCATGATTGCGCAAGAAATCGAAGGTCCTTTTCCTGAATTGGTGAATGAATTTGAGGAGAACGGAAACTCAATTAAAACCGTCAACTATCCTGCTTTCACCAGCGTTTTATTGGAATGTATCCGAGAATTAAAGGAAAGAATCACTCTTTTGGAAAATAAAATATTAGGATAAATATATATGCCCTACATCAAGAGACAAGCGTCTATTATCAACGGAGCAGATGCGTGCTCTGCAGGAATGAAAAAGGCAGGTATTGCGTCACGCATGGGTTGGTCACGAATCCCTAGCAATATTTATAAGTCGAGCACCCCCCAGAAAGTGCCACCCTTTATGCTGACGTGCTGCAAAGCAACAGGACGAGCCATGGATTCGATGGAGCTCGAGGCTAGAAGACGTGTTCGTTAAATCACTTAAATACAGATCTATAATCTATGGAATGCTCTTTATAGATTATAGAGAACGCACCTTGTTTGAAGAGTGTCAAAAACTACTTCCCGAGTATGCGAATGTGAAACTAGAGTCCAGCAACTTAAAACTAGGAGACATGATGAGTGGTCAATCTATCATGGAACGTAAAACATGGGCCGATTTAGAAGCAAGTATGAAAGATAAACGATATACCGAACAGTCGTTTCGATTACAAGAAGCAATCAAAGAAGGATTTCGTGTCTATTACTGGTTAGAAGGGGATCTTTCCCATTATCATGGTTCTATCCCAAAAGAGAATCTTAGGAAAGCCATGTTTGGGCTTATGGAAAAGGGCTTTTTCGTATTACAGACAAAAGACTGTAAAGATACCGCACGATATCTCATGGAATTTATGGAAAAAAATCCGTGCGAAACACTCACCTATGAAGAATCGTGTATCACCAAACAAAAGCAGAAAAATATTACTCGAGACAACATTAGTTTGTTTATGTTGTGTCAGATACCCTCGATCAGTATGAAAACCGCGCAGATTTTAATGAATAAATATGGACACATTGTAGAACTATTCAGTAAGTTACAAGAAAACCCAAAAGAATTTCAAGAGTTTACTTATGACAAGGATGGAAAACCGAAGAAACTAAATAAAAATGTCATACAAAACTTAAGTGACTATTTAACTAAGGGCTAATGCCATGAACTCTGGATTGAGTGCCATAGAATCTGTCATACCTTGCGTTTGATTTTCTGGGTCATAAGAGATAGGAATTTGGTTGATCTTTTGAGGTTGAAGCCCGCATTCGTTTGCTTCGAGAAAGTTCTGTCGAATCTCATACATCTCAGAACCATCTGCGGTATATACTTTTTCTAAATGAAGAATGGGACACTTCAATTTACTTTCTCGTTGCCATTCAATGTAATCTTTGTATTCGTCCAAACCTTTAAATTGTATGGGGTTCACTCCAGGGACTTTTGCCATGGATGGATCATACATATAGATGAAATGGCCGTCTTTGATGAGCGTGGTTGGACATTTACCGCTTACAAACGGCTCGACTGGCTGTTGAACCAAAAAATAAATGCCCCAGAAGAAAAGAATCAGGATGAATAAAAGTCTTAGTCTATACATTTTTAATATAGTCTTATATTATAATTATGGGTGTAAAGGCGGAAGTTTTCGGACCAGGTAGATATGATGCTTGTGCGAAACGCGTTAAAAAAATTACTGGTATTGTTCTGATCTTTCATCCGGGATGCGGACATTGTGTTCAAATGAGGCCTGAATGGGAGAGAATGAAACGTAGCCTATCGCCCGGTTCAAAAATTGTCGAGGTAGACGGGTCAGAAATGTCAGGGAATGAATCCATGAATCGCAGTCCACTCTCAAATACGGGCGGATTTCCTGAAATTGTAAAAATGAAAAATGGAGTCATTGAAGAAAAGTATCAAGGACCAAGAACCGCTGAAGATATGGGTGAATTTGCGCAAAAGGGAATTAAAAAGAAGCCAAAAGGAAAGACGAGAAAGAGGAAACAAATGAAGAATAAAACAAGAAAGAGGCGATAAAATTGATAGATCTTTTATCATAAATCGTCCTGTATAAAAATGGAGTGTAAACTGATCGATTTCGTTGTCTCGGACAAAGAACAATTCACGATTCAAATGTTTGGTATCGATGAACAACGCGTAACCTATTCTATTACGGTTCACGACTTCCATCCATTTGTTTACATTCGTGTGGGCGATGACTGGTCCAAAACAAAAGGGGATCGATTCATGGACCATTTAAAAGAATATGATGCGACCAAGATGGCCTATAAATTTGTTTACCATTATGAGTTGGTGGAACAGAAGACTTTGTATGGATTCGATGGAGGAAAACTACACAAGTTTATGTATATTTCTTGTCACAACATGAAATTCATTTATGCTTTGAAAAAGATGTACTATAGCCATGAAACCGAGAAAGTGTCTCCTTATTCTTTCGAAGGGACCTCGACTTCCATTTACGAGTGTATGATTCCTCCGTTGCTACGATTCTTCCACATTCAAGAGATTAGTCCTTCTGGATGGATCGAAGTCAAGAAGTTCAAACAACGGAAGAGCAACTCTCGCTGTCAAAAAGATTTGGTCTGTTCTTACAAAGATATTATCGCACTCAAAAAAGATACTGCGGTTCCTTACAAGATATGTAGTTTTGATATTGAAGCCAGCAGTAGTCACGGTGACTTTCCTGAAGCCATCAAGGACTACAAGAAAGTTGCTTACGACATCGTCTATCAACTGGACAAGGCGTCAAAAGAAGAATACGAGTTCTTGTTGAAAGAAATGCTTCTGAATGTATTTGCCATCAAGCAAACCCTGTCGATGGATATCTGTTATCCAAAATCAAAAGTGACGGAACGAATGGTTCTAGAGAATCTGAAAGAAATGATGAAGACTACCATTCAAGAAAAACCTTCTTTGGATGAAAAGATTCAAAAGTATTTCAAACGAGAAGAAGAGGAAGAAGAAGTGACCCTTCAAAAACATTCGCTCAAAGCTGAAGCTGACTTGATTACCTTTCTCGCATCAGATACAGAGCTGGCGATCAAGATTGTCTATTTTATGGATTTGCTTGGAAGATATTTCCCGGAATTAGAAGGCGATCAGGTCACCTTCATTGGTTCAACTTTTATACAATACGGACAAGAAGATCCTTACTTACAACATTGCGTCTGCGTGAACCAATGTAATCAAATCACCCCTGAACATGTGTTGGAATGCTATCCATCGGAGAAAGACGCTTTAGTCGCATGGTCAGCTCTGATAAGAAAAGAAGATCCAGATATCATTATTGGATACAACATTTTCGGGTTCGATTACAAATTCATGTTTGAACGAGCAAACGAATTGGACTGTTTGGACGAGTTCATGGACTTGGGACGTAACGAATCCTTTTCCAAAGAATTGAATGTATCCAAGATTGTATTGGCATCAGGACCCTATGATTTGTCACTTCTTATAATGGAAGGTCGGCTTCAGATCGATTTGTATACACACATGCGAAAAGAATTCAACTTGTCTTCTTACAAGCTGGATTATGTCGCTGGGTATTTACTAGGAGATACGCTGAAACGGTATGAAAACCAAGGAAACCATTGTCGGATTTGGAGTCAGAACTTGAAAGGCATTTCAGTAGGGTCTTACATTCATTTTGAAATCATTAATCATTCTGGCGACTTGTATGAAGATGGAAAGAAATACAAAATTATCCAGATGGAACCGGATGGATTTGTGATTGATGGACAGATACACTGTGAAGAGAAAATGTCATGGGGAATGGCCAAAGATGATGTGTCGCCCAAACAGATTTTCGAGATGACCCGAGGATCCGACGAGGACAGAGGTGTTATCGCAAAATACTGTATTCAGGATTGTAACCTAGTTCACCACATCTTTCAGAAGATTGACGTCTTGACCACGTTCATTGAGATGAGTAAACTGTGTAGTGTCCCGATTAATTTCCTCGTCATGCGCGGACAAGGGATCAAAGGAACCAGTTACATTGCGAAAAAATGTCGAGAAAACCAGATTCTCATGCCTCTCATTTCCAAAGGTAGTCCCTATGATGTTTACGAAGGAGCGATTGTATTGGAACCCAAATGTAACTTGTATTTGGAAGATCCGGTTGCTTGCGTGGACTATGGTTCTTTGTATCCGTCCTCTATCATTAGCGAAAACTTGTCTCATGACAGCAAAGTCTGGACCAAAGAATACAACTTGGCAGGAGAAATGATTCGATCCACTGGTGTCAAGAACGAGAAGGGTGTATACGTGTATGATAATTTGAAAGAGTATACCTATGTCGATGTAAAATACGATACATTCTCTTACCGAAAGAACGACAAGATCTTGACCGGTTACAAAGTGTGTAGGTTTGCTCAATATCCAGATGACAAGAAGGCTATTCTACCTTCGATTTTACAAGAGCTCTTGGCTGCTCGAAAGGCTACCAAGAAACAAATGGAAAAGGAAACCGATCCCTTTCAGAAGAATATTTTAGACAAACGCCAACTCAGTATTAAGATTACGGCCAATAGTCTTTATGGTCAGTGCGGTGCGAAAACAAGCACCTTTTATGAGATGGACGTGGCTGCGTCAACCACTGCGGTAGGACGTAAGCTGTTGATCTATGGGAAAGATGTCATTGAAACCGTGTATAAAGATGCGACAGTCGATACACGATATGGTCCGATGCAAACCAACGCAGAGTATGTGTATGGGGATACCGATTCCGTGTTCTTCACCTTTCATCTTACCCAAGACGGAAAGAAACTGGACTCTCAAAAAGCACTTGAAGTGACGATTGATTTAGCTCAAGAAGCGGGTGCTTTGGCAACCATGTTTCTGAAAAAGCCGCATGATCTTGAATACGAGAAGACGTTTCTGCCCTTCTGCCTTCTTTCTAAGAAGCGTTACGTAGGCATGCTCTATGAACTGGATCCTACCAAATGTAAATGTAAGTCTATGGGTATCGTCTTGAAACGACGCGACAATGCGCCGATTGTCAAAGATGTCTATGGAGGTATCATTGATATTCTCATGAAAGACAAGAACATTGACAAATCGATTGCGTTCCTTCATACACAACTGACTCAGCTGAGCGAGAGGAAAGTTCCGGTAGAGAAACTCATCATCAGCAAATCGTTACGATCGTTTTACAAGAATCCAAAACAAATTGCTCACAATGTCTTGGCCGAACGGATTGGGATTCGCGACCCGGGAAACAAACCTGCTCCAGGTGACCGCATCCCTTATATCTACATTTTAAATGCCTTGTCCAAGCTCCAAGGAGAAAAAATAGAGATACCTGATTATATCAAAGATCATAAGTTAAAGATTGACTATGGGTTTTACATTTCAAATCAGATTATGAAACCCGTCTTACAAATCTATTCGCTCATCTTGTATGACATGAAAGAATTCAGAAGGCGAAAGCCTGCGTTTATGCTTGAACTAGACACGCTCCGTTCTACGATGGAATTTGACAAATTTGAAGCCAAAGAACAGAAGATGAAGCTGAAAGAAGTCGAGAAGATCCTTTTCGAAAAGTATTTGAGAGAAGACAAAAATGTCAAGGCAGGAAATCGACCGATTACTACATTCTTCACAAAAAAATAAAATATAGTATATGAAACTGAACACAATCGTAAAATTTGCTACCGAGTTTGGAACGTTTCGTTCAAGAAAACATATTTTTTCATTCACACTAAAGTGTTTCTTTTATATAATTCCCGCAGTTTTACTCGGAAATTATACAGATGTATTTGTCCATAAACTAAAGACTAACCACTATTTAGGAAAACATGTTTTTTCTTATCTTTTATTACAAACTCTATTGATTATCGTAACCTTTTATACAATATTATTATTCTCAACCAATTTTATGAAAGAGTTTCAAATTAGTCTTGCTGGGGGCTATTTTATTGTTTTGTATTTTGGAATACAAACTCATTATATCCCTATGATAAAGGATTTTTTAAATTAGATCTAATTTCGATTAGGCTTTGTAATACCAATTCATAGAAATATAGTCCCTTCCATTTTTGGACAGTCCGTCCATATCTAAACTCTTCAGATTGGGTCCTTTTCCGTAAAGGTTTTGAATATCGTCATATCCTAGCGCATGATTATAATACCGTAAGGAAGAAATAGATCCTAGAAATCCATTGGTGACATCTCCTACCACGACATCGTAATAATTTTGTCTCGGAACATTATTTAGTATTTTTCTTTGGGTCATCATGCCGTTGATATAGATGTCCACCGTTGTTTGTTGAACACGTATCGTCGCACAAACCCATTTTTGTACCGGCATGTTTTCAATAGTAATCGATTCAGCATACTCCGTATTGGTTGAAGAAGGTTTGAATGTATTTAACAAAAGAATCAAATTTACATTATTATCATCTCTAATGGGACTTACCGTATTTGGAAATACTGTGTCTGTTTTTTTATTTCGTGTAATAAATAATCCAGGTGAACTATTGAAGATATTTTTACAGCTATCATCGGTACAGTCTGGTGGAATGGCCAAGGTCAAGTTTCTATTTTCGGAACCTTTCGAGAAGATACGACTGTAGGTAGGGCCACTAGGATTCAACGAATCTACAAAGAACCATACATTCCATGTAAATTCAATCCCCTGATCTTCATTAATAGATCGATAAATAGGGATAGATCCTTTCTCATTTGGATTGACTGATATTTTCTTTGTCTTGTTGGCAGGAACCATACCGTCTAGCAAAATCGGATTTTTACTGGCACCCAAAAAATACTGAATGAGCCAAGCTCCAAGCTGAAAAAATAAAACAAAAAGAAGTAATAAAATCACAATAAAGACAAACTTTGTGATGGCTGTGTTGGATTCGGCAAACTCATTGGTGCGTGTCGTGATCGATTCAAATGAAAATCCGGAAAACATAGATTTGTCTTCCGGTTTCACTGCGTTTTTTATTTTAGCAGAAACATTCTGAACCTTTTCTTTCACCGCATTCATCGTTTCTTTACTTTTTTCAGATATATCCGAAATCTTACTGGAGATATTGTTTTTGACATTCTTTACCGTATTGGATAAATTTTTCGCCGTATTTTTAGGTTCTTTGTTTGTAGGGATGAGTTTATTCATTATATATTACATAAGATTTATTTCTGTTATTTTCTTATTATCTTGGTAAAAAGCAAAAGATGCGTTGTATCTATTCAAAAAGGAACCAAAGATGTTGGTCGTAGGACCGTGTTTATAGATATCCCAAGCATCCTGTGGAGACAAAACTCTACCGTAGTAACGGGTTAATCCAATTTTACCACTAAAGCCAACATCCTTCGCAAGGACTAAATCTCCTGTGTTTGCCTTCTTGTTCGTTGGGTTGAAAATAGGATAAGGATGAATATCTGTGTCGATCAATTTACCGTTGATATAAGTGTCTGTATTATTCGTATTGAAACAAACTGTAATGTTTACCCATTTTTGTATATTAATGTTAGGAACAGTAATGTGTTGTGTTACCGGAGTGCGTTTAGATTCATTGGCGTATACATCGTAATGAATGAGTAGATTATTTTCATATTCGTCTAACTCAAATCGAGTCGATTGAGCACCCTTTCTCTGAAAATTTAAAATGTTCTTCTTAGACCCAAAATTGGTATTCCAGTCTTCAATGTAAATCCAAGTAGACAGCGAATAGATTTGATCCACGTCTTTGAATTTAGTGGCGTTATAGATATAGGAAGCAGACGCATCAATGGGTATATCGATCACTTCATAATAACTTTTAAAAAAAGACAAATTCATTAAAAAATATAGACCAACCATGACCAAAAATACAATAAGCCCTAATTTAATAGATCCAGAAACTTCGTCAGTCAATAATAAATACCCACCAACAAACAAAATGAGTATAAGTATAAAGGCTGTCATTGATAGTAAATTCATTATACTATATGGGTATTTTTTTATTGTGGAAACTTTTATAAATAGTATCTATTTTACGAATCCCTAACGGTAGTTCATAAAATTTCATATTACAAATCCCTCCAATTGGGCTATTTTGGTTAGATCCTACTAACAATACATCTTCTGTATTCAAAACAGACAAAACGTTTGGATAGGTACCTACTAAATTATTGTTGATAAACAAGTCTAATGTTCCGTATTTATAATTCATCACGATGAAATTCCATCTCTGAAATAAGATCTTGTCTGTTTTGTATAGAATCTTTTGTTTTTGATTGTTATAATTCGAAACAATCATTAAAGAGGATTCGGAAGGAATATAATAGATAGATGGTCTAGTTCCAAAGGAATAGATGTGCTGAATCTCTTTCGATTGAACTTCTTGTAAATAAATCCAGGCAGTAATCGCATAATGATAGTTATATTTGGTAATTTTGTTTGTATCTCCTGCTAAAACAGAGGGGATAGACGTGATGGTATCCCACGAAGCAAACGCAGCCGATTTCATGTATTGAATTTTTTCATAGACGGTTAAAAATTGTGGATGAGCGACAAGGAACTCTTTCATAACATATTTTTCTTTGAAAGGATCTATGTCTTCTTCAGGTATTTCTAATATTTTTTCAATTCTATATTTAATCTGATCAAAAGGTATCATTTGAGCGTCTTGAACTTGTAATGAAGTAAATCCTTCCTTTTTGGATAGATAATAGGGTAAAGTTAAACTATCGGGAGGAACAAAGAAGGAAGAACCCTTTTGAACAGGTTCTTCCATGTCTACTTTTACTTTTTTCGGGGCTACTTTTGGCTCGGACTGTTCTGCCATGATCTTTTGAAACCATCGATCGTAAAAGGGTCTCTGGTTCATGATTTTTTCTTTTAATTCATTCGATGTAATCGATAGTATATTTGTATTTAGATAAGCCGCCTTTCCAACTAGAGTGACTCCATCATTCGTATATTGTTGCTTACGGAACAAAGGGATCAAATAGAAAAATAGTAAATAAATAAGTATCATTACAAATACAATAAATACCGTAGAGGGTGTATTTTCATAGTCCTTTTTCATATACTCGATGGAATCCGTAATTAAACAGGGTATATACATGATCAGAGTTTTGATCAAATCAAAGTAAGAAGAATCGAAAGATGGAGTTTTCTGAGATTGTGTCTTTGAGAATAAGGCTAAAATCAAAAAGATGAGTCCCACTGTAACCCAAAAAGAATATTGAAAACTATAAACAAGACTCGATTCTATGGATTTAAATATTCCATAACCAATGATGGATAAGACTAGAAAATAAAACAAAAAATAGAAATACTTATAAGAATATTTTATGAAATTACTCCAGACTTCACTGGATGAGTCACTTTGGTATACTGGATTAGAAGCATAATATTCGATAAAGATCAGCACACAAAAGACAATGACTAAACAACTGATCATCAACGGTATTCTGGCAATATTCAACACACGATAGGGATTAGCGACAAATATATAATAATAGAATACCAATATTACTATAAAGACAATTAAAATAATAGGACTAACAACGGTAGACATAGATATAATAGTTATATATTTTCCATGGATGTTTTTTCTCCGTGACAATTTCTACACAATGCCACTAAATTATCTACGTCATTTGATCCACCTTGATCTAAACGTGTGACATGATCTACTTCAAACCATGCGGTAAGCTGTTGCTTACATTGATTACATTTCCAATTTTGTTTTGAAGCAATGTATTTCTTTTTTGTCTCACTTACACTTCTCTTGTGAGTTCGGCTCGACCCGTTTATCTTCTCAATCGATCTGGCTTGACTTCTCTCCATGAATGGTTTGATCATATCTTTTGACTGTCTATCGATAGGTAATATATGTATATAATTTTTAACGACATTCATAAAGCTCCAGCTATCTTGTTGACTTCTACTCATGATCAAAAATAAACCGAGACCAAAAATCGCAATACCTCCTATTTTATAATATTTTGTATTTGTTTTAAAATGATGAAAAAGAAAGTTATCATGATACGTGTTATACGCTAGACCTCCTGTAATCAACAATATAATAAACTTAAGGTTCATTTTATTCTAAATAGAAAATAAAAGGTTCTATAGTATCCATTTGTAAAGGATACAGACAAACAAACAGATGACTATAAAATAAAGTAGGTTATGAATTTGTTTATGTTTTGTCTTATTCTGGTAAAGATCTAATTGGTAGTCTTCTTTCTTTTTATAAGACGTTTTCAAAGATTTATGAAAAGATGAATATAACAGATAGCCGTATTCTTCCATCTTGTCTCGAGAATCCCAATAAGTTTCAATTGGATAGGTTCGAATCAATTTAAAAAATACATTCTGGTAGTTTTCTGGAAGGAAGTAAGGAATGGCTTCTACCCATTGTTTCATTTTCTTTTTGTTGGGTTTATTTGGAACATAATGGTAAAACGCATATCGAATGTATTGAAAAAGAACATCATGGTTTAACATAGATTCCATCGGAATCATCGTAGAATCTATAGGGACAGAAGGATTTAGGTTCGTTCCTTTACGAATCATATATGAAATACATATAAATAGTTGAGTCTACCTTCGTATTATGGATACGAAAAAGTATCTATGTAATAATTGTGGGAACTACGGTCATTTGTTCTATAATTGTAAAAAACCAATTACTAGTCTAGGTATTATTGCCTATCGATATACGCCTAAACAAGATGTCGAATTTTTATTGATTCAACGTAAAGATACCTTAGGGTATGTAGATTTTCTTAGAGGAAAGTATTCAGAAACGAATGATTTTCAACTAAATAATATCATACGAGAAATGACTCAAGAAGAGATTTCTCAGATCCAAACATGCGAATACAAAGAACTATGGTACAAGTTATGGAATAAGGTCACAGAATCTTATGACTTGAAGAATGAAGAAAAATATAACTTCATTAAAAAGAATAAGCCTAAGTTATTTGTAGCCTCTACTTGGACTGAACCTGAATGGGGGTTTCCAAAGGGGAGAAGAAATTTTAAAGAAAGAGACTTGGACTGTGCTTTGCGTGAATTTGAAGAAGAAACTGGCTATGAAAAAAGAAGCTTATTTCTTGTCAAAAATATGAATCCATGTGAAGAGATCTTCACAGGATCCAATCTAAAATCTTACAAGCATCGTTATTTTTTAGCCTATATGAAATATGAAGATACCTTGGTAGATACTAATTTTCAAAAAAGTGAAATTGGTTCTATGAAATGGCTTTCTTATCGTGAGGCTGACTCGAGAATTCGACCTTATAATATAGAAAAGTTAGAACTTTTGAAAGATATACATCAATTGATAGATAAAAAGATTATTTTTTAATATGAAACAAGTATAAATGACAGAATTCTATCCTCATCTGGACGACAAAGAGTTCCAAAAAAAAATTAGCTTGAAGAAAGAATTTCGGTTTAAATACGATGGTGAAATTGTCAACGTTCAAGAAAAATCAAAAACGTTATGTAAAAGAACTTCGACGTTTGAATTGAGTCCACATCAAGAATTTGTAAGAAAGTTTATTTCTTATCAAAACCCTTACAATAGTCTATTGTTGTATCACGGATTAGGAAGTGGAAAAACTTGCTCAGCCATTAGCATTACTGAATCTTTACGCATGTATTCCAAATACATTCCCAATTTTAAGAAAATCTTAATGGTGGCCTCTCCAAATGTTCAGGAGAATTTTAAACTCCAACTATTTGATCCTTCTAAATTGACAAGACAACATGGGTTATGGAATTTACACGGATGTGTAGGGAATTCAATCTTGAAAGAATTAAACATTGACGATACACAAGCCATGAATAGAGAAGAACTCATTCAACGAATCAAAAAAATTATCAAAGATAATTATTCCTTTATTGGATATGGTAGTTTTGCGAATTTTATTGAAAAACAGTTGTCTACCAAAAACCCTAAAAAAATTCAAAATACGTTCAGTTCGAGAGTCATTGTGATTGATGAGATTCACAATATTCGGATTACTGAAAAATCATCCGACAGTATCGGAAAAAAGATTGCGTCGATGCTCAATAAACTGGTCCATTATGTGAAAGGTATCAAATTTATTTTTTTGACCGGAACACCCATGTATAATGATCCGAGAGAGATTATTTATCTTTTGAATCTCATGAATTTAAATGACAATCGCAGCGTGATTCAGATAAAGGATGTCTTTACTGATTCGGGTGATTTGAAAGAAGGTGGGAAAAAGCTCATCCAAGAAAAAGCCAATGGATACATTTCTTATGTCCGAGGAGAAAATCCTTATGTGTTTCCCTATATGATTACACCCTCGATGTATAAAGATCCGAATTCTTCATTACTAGAAGACAAACCCACTCTTCAGTTCAATGATAAGAAAATTGTCTCGAACATAGAACATTTAGATTTGTTTCGCGTTCGGCTTTCAGAGATTCAAGAAGAGGCGTATCTAAAGACCATCCAAACGCTAGAAGAAAAGAAAAATGAAGATTTCGAGAATCTAGACTCGCTTGGATATAACGATCTCATGAAACCTATCCAGAGCCTTTTAATTATGTATCCACACGATAACGGATTTTATACAGGAGACGAGGGTCTTCAGCACGTGATGAACTATCGAGAGACACTTTATCCTCCCTCTCGAAATGAGTTTGTCTACAACGATACGCCTTTAAAAGATATGTTTCAATACGATCAGATTGGTAACTATAGTTCTAAAATAAAGGCATTACTAGATCAAATCATAGAATCCAAAGGAATTGTTCTCATCTATTCTCAATACATCAATGGAGGTCTTGTGCCTATCGCGTTGGCTTTAGAAGAATTGGGATTCAAACGATACGGAGAAAAGAGTAAAACTTTGTTTCGAGACAAGAAGCCTGATTTGAATGTATATAATCTGAAGAATGAATCTACGTATCAGGGTAAATTTAGACAAGCAAAATACTCTATCATTAGCGGTGAAAAGATGATTAGTCCAGATAACAACGAAGAAATTTATGGACTTACACACGACAACGAAGACGGACAAACAATCAAAGTGGTCTTGATTTCACAAGCAGGCACGGAAGGAATTGATCTAAAGAACGTTCGACAGGTTCATGTCATGGAACCATGGTATAATTTAAATCGAATTGAACAAATTATTGGCAGAGCAAGAAGAAATTGTAGTCATAGTATGTTACCCCTACATGAGCGTAATTTTATTCTTTTTTTATACGTTGCTGTCTTACGTGATAAAAAAATAGAATCGTTGGATGGACTTCTTTATCGAATGGCAGAAAAAAAATCAATCAAGATAGGTATCATCAGTCGGATTCTTAAATCCGTATCCGTAGACTGTTTGTTAAACAAAGAACAGCAAAATTTTGCGAAAATGACAGAGCGGATCACGTTGATGCTCAGCAATGGCAAAAAAATAAAATACGATGTAAAAGACAAGCCCTTTAGTAGTTTGTGCGACTATAGCGATTCATGCGAATATGACTGTTATAATAAAATAAATTCGACAGACAAAGAAGATCTATTCACCTACTCTTATAAAGATACACAAAATAATAAATTAGAAGACAAGATCAAGCAACTTTTCACAAAAAAACATGTATATGAAAAGAAAGAAATTCTTTCTCTCATTCATGCTCCCGTTGAAGAAATTCTGCGCACGACGACCGACATGATCGAATACAAAACACCCATTAGCGATAAATATTCAAAGATTGGTTATTTGACTCAAATTGCGAATTTATATCTTTTTCAACCGATGGAGCTGGAGGATCCAAGGACCACCCTCTATGATCGAGAAAGACCCATACCGGTCAAACCTAAATCTTTTCTATTGACACAAGAAAAGGTGAAAGAAAAGGTATCCGATAAAGTATCTATACTAGAAAACTTGTACATTCAGGCAACCACTCTTCAGGAGGATCCAGAAGAAGAATGGTATCCGCTTTTCCAAAAAGCATCTGAATATATGCAAAATCAGTTTAACTTGTCTAAAGAAGAAATAGACCACTCTTTAATCTCGCATCTTTGTGAACAACAGACCTTGGAAAAAGAGCTAGACGTGATTCGATCCATTTATTCACGTGAGTTGAACGACTTTGAAAAGAAAATTAAGGTATATTACGATGAACGTATTGTTGAACGGGATGATCTTAGGGGCATTGGTCTTTTATCGAGAGAAGGTATACGAAGTGTGTTAGAGATTTTCGTTTGGAATGAAGGTGTGTCCACTTGGAGAAAAGCAACTCCCACTGAAAATAATCTATTCAAAGATCTATACAAATTGAATAAAAAGACGATCCATTCCACGATTGGATTTATGGGTTATTACAGCGATCATTCTTATCAATTCAAAATCAAAGATAAAAAAAATCCAGACACACGCGGTAGTTATCTATTGATCAAAAAAAAGAGTGACATTATTGATTTTATTAACAATGTTCTATTTAATAAAAAGGTATTTACCAAAGAAAATACCAAACAAGAAAATATCACTCGAACAGAACTAACCATCATTGCTGAATTATATATGAGGCACTTGGATCGTATCCATAAAGAACGTTACTTCTTATCCAAACTTGAATATCATTTGTATATTGAAAAAAATTGAAATAAACACAATGATCTAATTACATGTACCAATGTTCTCTAACATCACGATTGAGGAGCAAATACTTGTTCCTTTTAAATTGTGTTCTTTACCCGAAAAATATTTCATGTCTTATGCGAGAGATAAACTAGAAGGAAGGTGCAGAAAGGAAGGCTATCTATCCATAAATAGTATGACCTTGGAATCCTATTCGGGTGGTCTACTATTTGCGGATTCCGTAAGTTTTGATGTGCGCTTTCACGCAGATGTATGTAATCCATCTGTAGATACCGTGACTGAATGTAAAATTATAAACAATACCAAGATCGGGATTCGAGGTATCTATCAAGAAAAAGATAATCCGATTATATTCTTTGTAAGCAGAGAACATAATCCGAAAAAGAATTTTGACGAATACTTTATCGGACAAACTATCCAAGTGAAAATCATTGGTACACGGTTTGAACTGAACGATCCTTCTATTTCTTCGATATCAGAAATCATATAAATAGATTTCTTTTTTATTTTTAATGATTCACGACCTAGATAAAATGACAAGAATCATCGAAAGCTTCTCCAAAGAAGAACACATTCAAGTATTGAAGATTATCATGGAAAAAGATACGGCTTCTGTTAGCGAGAATAGTAACGGAACATTTGTTCAGATGTATGAATTAAACGAAGAAACGCTTGAGAAAATGAATAAATATATTGATTATGTTCTGTTGAAAGAGTGTGACATTAAAGAAATCGAGGAGACAAAGGAACGTTTAAAAAATAATATAAATGAATGAATCTATCTACTTGAATGATTGCTTCTTTTGCTCCTTATTTCATGAAGAGTAGCTTTGATATCCCTACGCTGAAACCAAAAAAAAAGAAGAAGAGAACGCCGCCTAGTTTATTCACACATTTCTACAAACGCGTGAATCAAATAGATCGTACTCAACTGGCAGACACTTTATACAATGAGTGGAATGAACGAACGTTGCTTGCGGAGAAATTAGAAGGAATGAAATTTAAACAAAAGGAGCGGATCATCAATAACCTTGTCTATGACAAGGATCTATTTCTCGAAACCTTGTCTGTTCTTTGTAATTATTACAAAGTGAATGTATATTACATTCGTGGCCGAACGGTAGTAAAGATGGTGTATTCGGACAAACCTATATGGTATATGAACGACACACATCAATTTATAGAGGACGTCAATGTAGAAAATTATGTAGAGATTTCACTTGAAAAACCATTGAAAGCAGTCAGCGGATATACTTTAGCTGAACTCAAAGACATGTCAATACGACTTTTATTGCCTACTGAAAAATACAAAAAACTAGAACTCTATCAGTCCATCAAACAAATTATTTTTCAATTATATAAAATTGAAGAATGAAATAAATGAATGTTTATATATATACTATGTCTCTTCAGTCGGCATTATCTACCTATGAATCTTTCGTTAAATTCAAATTTGACAAGAGAAGCTCTAAACCGATGGATGAATATGATTTAAGAAAAGTAAATGTTCATCTGGAAGGAGAGATCCGATTTTATTCCATAGACAAGATTCAGTTTGAACGTATCTATCAAACACTTTTGTCTTATGGGTTTATAAAAAAAAAGGAAGAATACCAGCTGAAAGTGATTCATTATTTAAACGACAATATGTCCAAGATTCGTTGTGAATTAACTGATCTGGCTCAGATTCGAGAGTTCTGTAAAACGAATACGCTCCCACATGAAACTAAATACATCTTAAAACAAAAACTAGAAGAGTATCCGAATTATTATGAGAATAAAGAATTTCAATTCAGGTTTTCTATACAAAAAGAAGTGACGCTAGATCCTTCGGATAAAAGAATCGATGAGATACAGACCAATTCTAGAGTGTCGGATAAAAGCTTCCGATACATGACACGAATCACCCTGGCTCATCCAGAAATGAAAGAAATCCAGGTAGATTTAAGTATTGTCAAATCGGTGAAAAGTCGAGGAGACTTACTCAAAGAGAAGTCCTTTTCTACGAGTAAGTTATTTTCAGAAGAAGAGACCTACGAAGTCGAACTTGAAATGATCGATTTAGAATCCATTCATAAACATTTCACGAGAACAAAAGAGTCTATTCAGAAAACGATCAAATATATCCAGTGTGGTGTTCAAAATACATCTTATCCAATTTCAAAAAAGGAACAAAATGCTGTATTGGATGAATATTTAGGATTGATCTTTGTGACAGACAAACCAAAGAGCATCGACACTAAAAATTTCATCGGCCCTTCTTCTTATACCTTACAGAAAATCAATGTAATCGACGATCCAGACAATCAGGCCCCCTGTATCATGAAGGACTTTTGTGTAACAGAAAAGGCAGATGGTGAGAGAAGGCTTTGTATGATTTCTCGAAATGGACGTATTTATATGATCGACACAAATATGAAGGTTCAATATACCGGTTGTTCTACCAAAAAAACTGAACTGTTCGCGACGCTAATCGATGGCGAGTTTATTCCTTATGGATCACATCGAAAGGTTCTCGATTTATATGCGGCGTTCGATCTATACTTCTACAATGGCAAGAATACACGTCGAGAACCCTTTTACAGTAAAATAGAAAAGAAAAATAGATACGATCGTTTACGTCTTGTGATGAAATATTTACAGGATAGCCTAGAATATGAAAGCGAATTAACCATGATGAAGTTTAAAATCAAAGAATTTCATATGTCGGATGAAGCGACTCCCATTACAGAATGTTGCCAGAAGTTATTTCATAAAATCGACACAGGTGTCTTTGAATATGAAAACGATGGTCTGATCTTCACCTCTATGTCTTTGGGTGTAGGTATGGAATCTGCGGAAGATAAAGTGAAAAATTACAAATATGCTTGGACGCATAGTTTCAAGTGGAAACCTCCGGAGTTTAATACGATTGACTTTCTGGTTCAACTCAAAGAAACCCATTATATCTCTTCTGTAAAAAGTCAAAACACGGAACCTTATCGATTGGCTCATTTGAATGTGGGACATGACCCTAGACAAGGTATGTTAAATCCACAAGATCTATTGTTCAAAGGAAAGGTTCCCTCTATACATGAATCCTCCGGGTATACAAAAACACTCTTTATCCCAAGTAGCCCCTACGACGGACAAGCCTACCAAGCTTATTTACCTCTATTCGAAAATCAAGGAAGCATGAGTCCATTTACAGAAAACAAGGAGGTTATTGAAGACGACAGTATTATTGAGTTTAAATACGTGTTTACAGATGACAAACGGTTTCGATGGGTTCCTCTACGCGTGAGATACGACAAGACCATCGACTACCGAAAAACCAAGCGGAATTTTGGAAACTCGTATCAAGTGGCCAATAGTAACTGGTATAGTTTATACAATCCTATTACCAAAGAAATGTTATGCGATTCAACCTTACTCCCTACGTTCAAGGACATGGATCAGACGGTCTATTACAATCGGTCTGGAAGTAAGTCTTATACCACTCAGTTGAGAAATTTCCACAATTTAATTGTGAAAACCATGTTATACGACTCGGTGATGTTCAAAGGATGTGTCTTGATCGACTATGCTGTCGGAAAAGGAGGAGATATCTCTAAATGGATGAATAACCAACCAAGTTTCGTGCTAGGCATTGATATTTCCAAAGACAATATACACAACATCAAAGACGGCGTATGTGCTAGGTATCTTGAATTAAAGAGTCGAAAGAAACATCTATTTGATGCGCTCTTTATCCAGGGCGACACAAGCAAGCTTTTACGAGGTGAAGAATTTGCGATACAAGAGGACCAAGAGGAAGAACAAAAAAGTAAATTTGTCTTTCAACAAGTGATGGGAATTAAAGAGAAATCCAATCAATACGGATCTTATATTGAGACAAACCACGGTGTCGCAAAAAAACTATTTGATGTAGGATCTATCCAATTTGCGTTACATTATATGTTCAAGACCAAAGATACCTTTCACACGTTTATGAAGAACTGTTCAGATACAATCAAGGTAGGTGGATATTTTATAGGGACTTGTTACGACGGCTCTAAAATCTTTGAAGCACTCAAGGAAGAAAAGGAAGGGGGGAAGATCGAACTTTATAAATCAGAAGACTGTAAGAGCACGAAAAATATGAAGAAAATCTGGTCCATGACGAAAAAATACAATCAGACTGAATTCTTGGACAATGTATATTCGATCGGACTTACGGTAGGTATTTACCAAGAAACCATCAACAAAGATTTTGACGAATACCTTGTTAATTTTAACTATTTCATTGAAAACATGAAACAATATGGATTTGAACTAGAAACCAAAATGCCAGGCACGGACCTACCTGGAATCGGAAACTTTAGTCTCTTGTATGATCATATGGTAAAAACGGGAGGAACCTTTACCATGTGTGAAAAAGAAAAGGAAATCTCTTTCATGAATAAGTATTTCATCTTTAAGAAAATTCGAATGGTCGATAGTCTTCTGGTCTACAATGGAAACTTTGTTCAAGAAGAAGAATATTTCGGAAAAATTGGCAAAGCTGTAAAACTGAATAAAGCTATTAGATTAAGAAAATAGAGAAATCATACATATACTCTTTAACGATGAATAGTTACAACATTCATGAATTAATGACATTTATTCCTGACTCTTATATTGAATACAACCCAAAAGAAATCACGTATACCAATAAAACGTTGAGAAATTATATTCATACGATTAAAAAAGAAATCGATCATTGTTTAGTGGAATGGGAAAAGAATAAACGAAAACTCAATCCATATGAATATATCAATACCCCCTTTGATTCATTTAGTCCATGTGTTTGTAATTACAAGCCTATTTCAAGAGCTTTTTTTAAATTGCTAGAAATTATAAATGGGTTTACCTTTTGTTTTCCAAAAGTGATGCGTAGTTTTCATTTAGCAGAAGGACCGGGTGGATTTATTGAAGCCATTCAATACGCTCGTAAAAACAACAAGGATTTTTATTATGGAATGACGTTATTGGATAAAACGCGAGATATTCCTTTATGGAGCAAATGTGAACGAAGTCTAATCAAAGGAAATCCAAATATTATCATAGAGTCTGGTGATGGGACAGGAAATTTATATCATCTTGAAAATTTGCTCTATGTAAGAAAGCACTATGAAAATGACATGGATTTTATTACAGCTGACGGCGGTTTCGACTATAGTGTTGATTTTAATAACCAGGAAGAGAGTTCACTTCATCTTATTTTCTCTGAAATTTGTTTCGCGATCATGATGCAGAAAAAGGGTGGACACTTTATTCTAAAAGTATTTGATACGTTTAGCTCTTCTACGATAGAGCTCCTTTATCTCTTGACCTATCTATACGAAGAAGTGTCGATTTCAAAACCCATGACAAGTAGACCGGCCAACTCTGAAAAGTATGTCATCTGTCATAAATTCAAAATGGTTCATAATATTGAAGAAATCAAAAACAAACTATGCGGTATTTATACCGAGGTTCAAAAAAATCCGTATACGTCTATATTGTCTATGGAAATACCTAATCTATTTTTAAATAAGATACGAGAAGTGAATTCCATCTTTGGACAAAGTCAAGTATCCACGATTTTGTCTGTCCTCACCTATATCACAGATGACAAGAAGAACGAAAAGATAGAACAGCTTCGAAAATCTCATATTCATAAATGTGTAAAGTGGTGTAAAAAAAACAACATGGATATTCATGATAAATATTTCGGGGTTTATTGAGCCTTGGTGGGTGGACAACTTCTTTCATGTGCTCGGTCTTGTCTTGCCCACACACATCCGGTAAGAGGGTAGTTTTGACTTTTTACGTTTACATATCCCGTATCAAGCGTAGCTCGGGCCGTAGCATAATTTGATACGGCTACATTTGACATGACCGATTTGTATTTTAATTTATTGGTCTGAGCAGAAGCAGTCACTCCACCTTGTTGTTGGAAGGAACGATTCGATGGTTTGATTACAATCTTATTACAAATGCCGGTTACACCTGGATTCTCCGACCCTTGCCCACTTGTATAGGTATAATCTGAAAGCTTACGCCCCTGAGTTTGATTCTGATCAAATGTTTTACATCTTTTTTGTAAATACTCTTTCGTAGTCGTGCAGTAATTCTTACTACAAATACCCGCGCTTCTACGTATGGCATTACATTCACCATTTGCGCGCTTCGAATGACAATCTTCTTTGAGATGATAAATCTCAGTCTGGACACAATTCTCTATAGGAGCTTTTGTGACCGTGACACTTGTTCCATTGAGTTGATTTAACGTAACATTCGATGCTGAATCCATATTTAATCTTTTTCGCCAAAGTTTAAGGGGGCGAGGAAGTCGTTTCATACACACGTTAGGCAGACTTGTTCCAATCGTAGTACATTCTCTTTTTTCAAAGATAAACCCCTTTGACACAGGATCATAATACGCAGAACCGGGTATCCAAACATTTCTCTTTACGTCTAACCTAGGAATCGTCGCAAGAACCGTTTTTCTTACAGTTTCTGGATAATTAGGTGTTCCAGAAGGATAAGGACCTATTGTATTGGTTTCCGGACGGGTATTTGAAGGATACGCGCTTTTTGAAACTTGTCCTTTCCATGTAAATCTCATTATATATATATGATACTTAAAATTATTCTAGTATTTGTTTTTGTGAAAATACTTATAGATTATTTATGGCAAAAAGAAGGACTAGACATAGATCTTCCCGTTTTAAATGCCACAAACGATAAAGTGATCGCAGATACATGCAGTATTAATATTAAGTTTCCAAAATATGATCCTGTAAATAACTTGTATACAAACGACAACAACTTTCTCTACAACAACTTTAATAATATCAAAAGATCTGCCAATCCCAAAGACTGTAATTAATATTTTATATTCACATACTATAATGTTTAGCTTACACGAAAAATTGTATCTTCTGATTTGGATGTTTTTTTATGTTTTTCTTGTGTTTTTAGCATCAAAACGATTAAGATAATCTTTTCAGACATCTTGTTTCGATTCCTCGAAAATAAAACCTAAGATCATCCGAGCAGGTTTAGCCTTGTCTACAAACTTTTTTGCGATTCTACTCTTTACGGTAGCCATGATGTCATACTTACACATAAATGTATTAAATTTTTCAAGCACTTCTTCTTTGTCTTCATCATCAGGATAAGAATCTTTTACTTTGGTTTCCGCCAATACCGCATTTGTTAGATCTACGTTTACTTTGATTTCATCTAACAGTTTTAGGATGTTTGTTTCTACGAACCGTTCGTTTTTAATTTGAGAGCTTGTAGTTAAACCCATCACGCTATTCGCGATACTGCCAAATCCTGATGTAAATTTAAACACTTCTATTTTTTCTTGAGTAACCTTTACTCCAGATTGAATACTTTCAAGTTCTTTGTCGAATGCCTCTATCTTCGATTTCACATGTTCTTCGTTGGTGATCTTGACATGTTTAAAGTAAACACTCAACATTGAACCTGCCATACTTGTAAAATCACTAGGGTAAAGTATATATAAAGCAAGAAATTTGATAAGTTTGTCAAAAATCAATTTGATACCAGGTGTTATCAACTTACTAGCTGCTCCTTTTACCGCTGTAGACGCAACTGCTGCGGATGACCCAAATACAGTAGACAACCCGGTAGCGGCCATTACCGTTGGAAGACTAAATACACCAGAGACTAACATGGCAAGAACAGCGATCCATGCGCCTGATGTAATATATTTGTCACCTAGTCTTATCGCACTGTTTAGAAATGTACAGTTATCGCATGTAACCTTACATTCCATATCTTCTTTATCCGCCTTGTCAAATTTTTTCTTGGTAAGGTGTCGTTTCAAACAATCTAGACGTTTCGTATACGATGGATTACATGGATGATAGAACGGATTGATGATCGTGATGACATCTGCTCCTCTTAATATTGTTTTCTTTTTATTCTGGATTGCTTCGCATGTATTACTCTTGATTGTTTTGGAGATCAAATAACATTTTACAAGAGACTTAAAATCCAACTGATAGACTAAAAGATTGATATCCGCTTTACGTTCAGTGTCTGTTTTTGGGATTTGTTCGATATGATCAAATAGTCGAAAGACCAAGTTTTTTAATTGGCGTCCCAAACGTAACGCGCCAAATGTATGTAATAATGTATCTTTCACACTTGGTGTAATACTTTTTACTTCACTCTCTGCGGATGGAATCACTTTGCCATTTGCATCTTTTTTGGGGTCGGGGTCATTGTCTAAAGAAACTGTAGATACTCTTTTATGAATGTAAGTATCTGCCTCTAATAAAAATTGGTCCTTATCTAAATTAGGTTTCGTATACATGGACAAGATATGATACAAGGGTCGATGAAAAATATGGCTTTCTTGGTTTTGAAATGCTTTTCTTGAAAACTTATTTAGACTTGAAATAGGAGCATTGAATAATTCTGCTAAAAGATAGAGTGGTCCTACAACCACAGATATCATCCCATAGATGAGCATTGTCCCAAAAACATATAAAGATCCTGGATCTACCATACCACCTTTACGTGTCTTTACCATAAGTTTACGCGTCTTTTTCATTACAGTATAGGAATATTAATTTCTTCTAGCTCGCCTTAAAAATGAATAGGCACCGTGTGATTCATCGCCTCCAAACGATTTATCGTTATACGTTTTGTTGATCATAGCGAGCCCCTTGAATTTCGTAAACAAAGAACTGTCCGAAACATATTTCTGATTCCCACAATAGAGCGGGACCTCTTCAGGTGTTACCCCTTTTGTAAGCGTTCCACAATCCTTTTTACTTACACAACCTCCCATCTTGGGCCTCAGTTTTAACGAAGTGACATCGTTCACTTGATTCGGACCACCACACGTTTGATAATTTCGAGACAAGACATCCCCTTGACTAAAGGCTGTTCGAAACGGTCCTGCTAGAGACGGAATACTGGAGCCATTCAACTTGACGTTGTTTGATTTAAATGCTTTTCGTAGAATTTTTCTCTTCATCGCATCTTCCGAGCAAAAAGTTGTATTCGCAAAACCAGCACCAGGTCTACCGCCCGGAAGACCTCCTCCTAAAATGCTAGTTTGAGTCGATGGTTCAAATCCGGACATGTATATTCTAATAGGATAAAATAATTATCTATTTAGGTCATAATTCTTGGAACCACATTCATCGCAATCAGTTCCTGAAAGAGAAGTTTACAACTAAAAGGGACTTCTACATAGGAAAACTCGGTCTTGTTTTCGCACATTTTACACAAGTGAATGTGTTTCTTCTCATTGAAGATTGCGATCATACCGCATCGTTTACATACATGGAAAGAATACTTGTCAGAAACATCATACATTCGCTCTTTAGTAAATCTGGACGCACCATGGGAGATCATACAATCTCTCTCCATTTCTCCAAACCGTAAACCACCGTCTCGGCTACGGCCTTCTGCGGGTTGACGAGTAAGGTTCACCATAGGACCGATACATCGACTGTGTTGTTTGTCATTGACCATGTGTTTCAGGCGTTGGTAATAAACGGGACCTATAAAGATGGAAGATTCGATTTGTTGTCCGGTTTTACCGTCATACAACACTTCATTTCCTTTCGATTCGTAATTGTATTTTTGAAGCTCTTTAAAGATGGTATTCATGTTAATCTCTCCAAAGCTGGTTCCATCCCCAAAGAGACCCAGTTCGAGAAGTAGTTTACCCAAGACCGTTTCCTTAATCTGAGCAATCGTCATGCGTGATGGAATCGCATGCGGATTGATGATCAGATCAGGTCGAAGACCATCTTTGGTAAAAGGCATGTCCTGTTCATCGATAATGTTTCCAATGGTTCCCTTTTGTCCGTGTCGGCTCGAAAATTTGTCTCCGATATTCGGCTTTCTCAGGGTTCGGATTTTCACCTTACAGAAGTTGTATCCATCGCCATTACGGTCAATGTACACTTTATCAATATAAGATTCTTCATCTGTGCGATAACATTTGCTCTGGTCTTCGTATTTGACCACTTTGGTATTGTCATTCTTATTCTCTTTGATCACGACCACCTTCGCAATGATAATATCCTTGTCTTCAACCAATGTATTCTCGTCCATCACTCCGTGCTTGTTGATCTTGCTGTAATTTCCAAATTTCATGTTCTTGGTATTCAGCTTGTTTGGATTCATTCGAATTTCTTCTTCTCCATTCGTTTTCTTGTCTTCGTCCTTGTCGGTATGGTAGATGGTCGCATGAAACAATCCTCGGTCAATACTTCCACGATTGAACAAGATACTATCTTCCTGATTGTAACCACTGTGTGTCATGATCGCAACAATCACTTGATTCCCCGACGGGAGTCTATTTAACTTGAGCATGTTCATGATACGAGTCTCTACCAAAGGCCTCATGCTGTAGTTGAGGACATAGGCGGTTTTATCCATGCGCTGTTGAATATTGGACACATAGACACCCATAGCCTGTTTACCCATGGCAGATTGATACGTGTTTCTTGGAGACTGATTGTGTTCCGGAAAAGGAATACACGAAGCAATGACTCCAAAGATTGTGCTCGGATGAATTTCGCAATGGGTATAATGATATTCTCTTTGGATTTTGTGTGGTTTGGTCGCAATCATGCTCATGGATTGTTCATAGGGATCCACGTATTCAATGACCGATTCGTCAATCTTGATAGACACGAGTAAATCATCCCAGGTAAGATCGCCGCTATCAATCTGACGGATCATCTTCTTGGTAATCATGAGCGCATTGTCTTTCACTTTATACAAGGGTCTGAGTAAACGTCCGTATTCATTCGAGATAAAGATCTCTTTGGTGGTATAATCAAAGACGATGGATGTATAAATATTAATGATACCTTTGGATTTCTTTTCTTTGAGTTCCTTGTAGAGTTCAATCGGATGATCGGTAATGCCTACCCATCGACCATTGACAAAGACCTTCACTTTATTGAAATACTTTTGTGGAGAGGCCAAATCATCCAGGGGTATAATTTTATCTTTGAGATACGCGTAAATCGGAGCGCTGTCCGAATAGCCTGAAATAGTCGTCATGTAACTGAGATTTTTCACGACTCCGATGGATTGACCTTCGGGTGTCTCCGCCGGACAAAGGAATCCCCAGGAAGATCCATGTAGCTTTCTGGGTTCAATCAACTTGCCACTCTTGTCAATCGGCATGTTGATGCGTCGCAAATGACTAAGCGTAGACGCATAGGTCAGACGGTTGAGCACCTGAGCTACGCCAACTTTGTTCGAATTCAGGTGTTTGATGCCGAAATCTCCTGTAGAAAGTGCTCTCTTTAGTCCATTCTCAATGGTTGAAGACTTTACAATTTTGTAGATATTGGTCAAAGTAATGATACTTCCATAATCTTCGGTAGATTTCCAAGATCCGTTGTTGATTTCACGAATGACTCTCTTTTGAATGTCTTTGACCACCTTGTTGAAATAGTTTCGAAACAAGTTGTTCATCAGCGTCCCGGTAAGTTCTACACGCTTGTTGGTATACGTGTCTCGTTCGTCACATGGAATATACCCTAGAGCGCTTCGCACGATACGATTCACCATATAACCGAGCAAATAGATCTTTTCTGTAGAGGTCACACAGTTTGGAAACAAATCATTGGTCAATACATCCATCGCAAATTCATGCTTCTTTCGCTGTCCTTCTTCTTTGTCCATGTTGAGTGGCGTGTAAATCACAGAATTGATCACGTATTTCAAACAATCGTCGTAGCTCAGGTATTCTACCGACTGTAAAATGGACGCTTTTAGATATTGTAGAACGTCGTGGTTTTCTTTACTCGTCACATCCAGACAGATGAGCTGACAAATTTCTTTGTCGCTTTTCACTCCAAGTGCTCGAAAGAGAATGAACAACGGAATCGGACGTTTCAGTCTTGGTATCTGGACAAGGATTTCATTTCCACACGAGGTCAATCTAGATGAAATCATCATGTAAATCTGTTTTGGAGAAATACACTTCCAATCTGGAACCGAACGTATCTCAGAACTATACAACCACTTATGTCCGGGTTTCATTTTGTAACATAATATTTTATTATCAGCGGGTTTTTCTTGACCAATACAGGTCTTCTCCGAACCATTGATAATAAAGTATCCTCCTGGATCCATCTTACATTCTTCTGTGACATTGGGGTGAATGTAACTATACTGGTTCAGAATACAAATACATGATTTCAGCATGATAGGAATCTTTCCAAACTGAATCTTGGAAAGTTTAATCGTTTTGGTCTCTTCGTTTTCCAACTTTTCTCCTGTTCGAATGACATATTTAATGTTCAGATCAATCGTGAAATTAGACGTGTATGTGAAATTACGCAGACGAGCATTGTTTGGAAACATCAGTTTGGTCGCGCCATTGTTTTCGTGGATCTCGGGTCTGTAAATACATAGATTTTCAAATTCAATGAAGACTTCGAGCCGATAGTTTTTACACTCCTTGATATAGTCGTGAGGAGACTTAATGTGAAGAGGATTAAACATTTGGATGGTTCGTTTCATTTGATTTTGAATAAAGTCATTGTAGGATTCTACCTGATGCTTCACCAACTGGGGAAGATGCTTATTCGCAAAGTAAGACTCAATCACTTTCCAGCAGTCTTTCTCTTCGTAGGTTTCATCACGTCGGGAATCCATTTTACCTACTATATTTATTGAATGACTTTAATTCAATTTTTTATTTGTTTAGAACATCGTTTTATTTTGTGTCATTCAATATATGAGTTTAAAAACAATCCAAATGGACCCCACACATCTTAAAGTTACCAGACAAAAGAAGACTAAAAAGGTGATTATGCCTCCATCGGTTATGGTAAATCAGCCTAACCTTCGTCAGATACTCTTGGATAAACTGATGAAACACCGTAAAACTCAAAAAAAGAAGGAACCGGATATTTTAAACAACAAATTTGACGATCAGTGTATGTTTCCAGACGGAAAAGATCCAGAACCGTATCATTTTGAAGTGAAACCAGAGGTTTTGCCCGCGATAGTCACTCCAGTAGAAGTAATACCTGCTTCTATTGTCTCGAATGACAAACCTTATGGTGTGTTAAAAAACGGACTAAAACCTACCTTCAAAACATGGAATAAAACTCAAAAAAATATATCGGTTCCGCCAGTCGATGTCTTACCGAGTCCAGTGATAGTGACTCCAGCAATCGCGAGTCCCGTGATACAAATACCAGAGAGTATACCCGATAGCATACCCGTAGAGATTACACCAGACGTTAAAGTGCCTGTAAAAATAGGAAAAAGCAAGAAGAATAAAACCGTTCAAATTCTGATTCCATCCAACAAGACTCGTAAAATACGAACAGAAGAACATGAAAATTTCAGGAAAACCACCTTGTCCACGGTGAAGAATTATCTGAAAAGTCGAAAATTAATAAAGGTGGGGACCACAGCCCCTACAAATCTTATTCGTCAGATTTATGAAAACGCAAAATCTTATGGAGATGTCGTGAATGAGAATAAACAAAATCTGTTGTATAATTTCGAAAAAGATTCTGAAGAGTAATCTAGACTTAGATGAGAGTATAGATCATTTAAACACTTTTTATAGAGTATATTATGAAGGGTATATGCGGATTATCTAATCTAGGTAATTCCTGTTATATGAACTCTGCTTTACAGATTCTTTCACAGGTGGATGAATTGAATGAATATTTATTAAACGTCCAAAACGTAAAGAATCAAGTGGATTCTATGGTGACCTTTGAATGGATCCAACTATATAAACTATTTCGAGACAATCACGGGACCATCCTACCCAATCGATTTGTCGATAAAATGAAACAGATTTCTATTCAAAAAAAACGCCCAGAATTCTCAGGAGGAGAACAGAGTGATTCTGTTGAATTTTTTGAATTTGTGTTGGACTGCATTCATAATTCGTTAAATGGGATCGATGATTCTTTACGAGAGAAACGACCAAAACCAAATAAAGTTGAAAAATACCTGAATCAGATTGAAACGAAAGATCACTCTATTGTCTCAAACTTGTTTTTGATAGGTTCAATCAATCAATATATTAATCCAAAAACACAGGTGGTTGAATTTGACAAGATAGAACATGAACATCTGATTTCTTTGTCGATCCCCGAGAAATCTAATGTATCGATACAAGATTGTTTTATCGAAACATTCAAAGAAGAATTACTCACAGGAGATAACGCCTGGTTTGATGAAAAGGACCATGAAAAAAAAACAGTCCTCAAACAAAGCTGTTTATGTCATACACCGACCATTCTTGTTTTACACTTGAAGCGATGGAAACCAAATATGACCAAAAAAAAGATACGTATACATACACCCCTTGTCCTAAATCTTCATCCCTTTACTATAGAGAAAGAAAGATGTGAGTATGAACTCTTTGGTATCATAAATCACGAAGGAAGTATTCATGGAGGGCATTACTATTCTTCTGTTCATAAGAACGGAACATGGTATTCTTTGAATGATGACTCGATTCAAGTGATTTCGCCTGAACACATCATTCATGAAGGAAACTATTGTCTGTTTTATAGGAAAATAAAATAATGTTTCATTATAAATATGCCGGAAGCAGATTCAGTAGATAAATTCTATCAAGATTACCATGTCAATTTGATTGCTTTATTCGGTGTAGTGATTGTTGTCTATATTGCTATATTTAGTCTATTCAATAATGTAGCCGTAAATACACCAGAAGCTAAACCCTTCATTGCGCTCGTTGAGATATTCTTATGGATTTTGTTTCTTATCATCCTTTTTTTGAACATTAAATATTTTAGTAAGTTTGAATTTAGCTTCAATGATCTCTTGTATAAGCTATTTGGTTCAGATAAACCAGACGTAGAAATTCATATTCACAAACCAAAATTGCCAGACGCAAGCTCAAATAGAGTAAACCCACCCGTAAGCGCTCCTGCTGTAAGTGCTCCTGCCGTAACTAATACAAACACTCAAGGCTATGCTGTGAGAGATGGTGTAGGTAATCCAATTACAGATATCTCTGGATCCACTATTTATAGTGCGACAGGTGCCACCATCTATGATGTATCCGGATCTTATATCTTAGACGTGTCAGGATCTTATATTCAAGACACAGCAGGTAATCGTATCCGAGATGTTTCTGGCGTTTATATCCGAGATGTCTCGGGATCTTCTTTTCTAGATTTTTTTCGACCTACCCAAGGATCTACAAACACAAATACGGTGAAGACGGTGGATGTCCCCTCTAAAAGTTGTAAACAAGAAGAACTTGGTGAAGTCTTTCATATCCCCCACAATCGATATACGTATGAACAAGCCAGAGAAACTTGTGAATTGTTTGATGCCCGTCTAGCAACCTACGATGAAATAGAAGACTCTTATAAGAATGGAGCAAATTGGTGTAGTTATGGATGGTCTAGCGATCAGCTTGCTTTGTTCCCTATTCAAAAATCCATGTATAATGAATTAAAAAGGATACCAGGACACGAAAGAGACTGTGGACGAACGGGTGTTAACGGAGGATATATGCAAAATAGAAATAGTAAATTTGGAGTAAATTGTTACGGAAAAAAACCGTTTGCGGGCGAGGATGATCTGGCTTATATGAAAAAGTTCAATTTTGGAAAGGCTTTTCCTCATTTAGAAGCAAAGAAGAAGGAACGTGAAGATAAAATGAATAAGATATTGATCGCACCGTTTAACAAGGATAAATGGAATGAAGACTAACGTGCTTTTTTTGTCTTATTTCTTTTCGACTTTTTCTTTTCATTCGTATACTCTATGTTTGCTATCTTATAGATGTTTTTTTTAAAGTCTTCCATGGAACCGGATTCTAATCTCATGGGTAATTTCTTAGGTGTTTTAAACAATTGAAATTGTAATCCTATCGGTAGCATTATACATTAGAAAGATTATGTTTGCGTCATTTTAGTATAAATATATTCAGCCTTTATACTACAATGAATGTATTAGACTTCTACAATACAAAACATATAAAAATTAGCGAACCGTTGGATTTAGAAGACGATACTTACTTCTGTAAGATATCGTATAACAATGCCCCTTTTATTATCAAAACAAACAAGGTATGTTATTACAAAAACCGTAAATCTTCCAATTATGTCTATATTTCACTGACAAGCAAAGACTATCTACAATGGTTTGAACAATTTTATCATGATACGATAGAACATTTCTATACTGCTTCTAAAGATTGGTTTGAAGAAGAGATGACTCGGTCGGATATCGAATGTTCGTTTATCAATCCTCTAAAAACCAACATTAAAGATAACTGCTTTGACGTAATGTGTACCATCGATGAAAACCGTATTATGGTCACAGATACAAAAGACAATATTCACACCTTTCAAGAGTTAGAAGAACATGAAGTCATTCCTACTTTTCATATCAAAGGTATTAAATTTAACAGCAAACATTTTGCATTAGAAATCGAATTAAATCATTTGTATCTTTTGTTGCCTAGTGATTCGACTGAAGAGACCTCGATTCCAGAGACGAAAGAAGAAATCTCAGAGAGTATCGAGACAAAAAGTCCGGAGACAATTCCAGAAACAGAAGAAATCTCGAAAGTTAAGGAATCGGAAGATCTTTTAAGTGAATTTGTCATAAATACGGACCATATTGATGACGCCGAGATTCATTTAGACAACTTAGCCATTTATAGAATTTACGAGTTTTTAAACACACGCATTAAAGAATCCTTGATCCAAGATATTAGGGGAGTCTTTAATTCCAAAAAAATTAAATCCAGGCTTGATTTTTCTGAAGTGATTGACGACGAAGAGACCGAGGAATAATTTATTTAGAATAAAAAATATTTTATATTCTACTCTATATAATGAATATCGGTAAACTGATAAAGGAACCTTCTAATAAAGTATTTGGGATTATTCTTTTGTTTGGAGCCGTTGTCCTAGTCGTGATTCTGATGAAATACAACCAAACTAAATCGAATCACCACGAATCGATGAGGGGTGGATCGATGGGTGGAACCGTCTACGAATCTTCGGGGAATAGCGTTTCTCAGCCTGCCTTCCAATCCAATCAAGGAAACTTTATGGAAGTTCCCGCTTCGGAACATCAGACCAACATGGATCCCTCAGACCTTCTTCCCAAAGACGTCAATAGCGAATGGTCTAACGTGAATCCAGCGTCCAATGACTTGAAAAACTTGAACTTGTTGTCAGCGGATCAGATGATTGGTATTAATACGGTTAGCAGCAGTCTTAGAAACGCAAACTATCAAGAACGGTCTGAACCCATTATCCCTAAAAAGGACATTGGACCCTGGGGAAACAGCACGATTCAACCCGATACGTTTCGTAGACCGTTAGAAATTGGAACGAATGGTTAAGAACGATTAAAATAACACGTGAATATATATGGAGAAAGATTCACTTTTTATTTGTATGATGGTCGGATTTGTTCTCTTTATTGGTTACAAACTCTATTTCGATTCAGATATGTTTCAATTAAAGTGTATCGTATCTACGGTCGATGGAGACAAATACTGTGTTCGTGAGAGAGATAACTTACAACCTGCCGTAGATTTGCTAGCAAACACTTCCGCAAAGATGGTAGAATTGGTAGACTATCTCAAAGTCAATGATCCAGAAGATGTTCGCGTCAAACGTTTAGTGAAGAATTTTAACTCTAGTAAAATCGTAGAAACCTTGCCTACTAGCGAATTCACCGCATACAGTGAAAACAAAGGAAGAAAGATTGCCTTCTGTCTGAATAAAAAGAAAGAAAATAACAATAACTTGATCGATCAGAATACGCTCATGTTTGTAGCCATACACGAAATGGCACACATTACAACCTTAAGTATAGGACACAATAAAGAATTCTGGGATAATTTCAAATACTTACTCATTAAAGCAAAAGAGTGTAAAGTGTATGATCCAGTGGATTATAGCAAAGATTCCGCAGAATATTGCGGAATGACTATTTCGGACAATCCTTATTTTACATAGGTATACTATAGCATGGAAGTATGGATTGCGATGTTTCTTCTATTTCTTACCTTCCTAGGAAATAGGGAAGGCTTCGACCCTTTTTTACCTGAAACAAAACCAGACAATTACCCGGATCAATCAGAATGGGGTGAATTAATATTAGCTCAAAAGACAATTCAAAATACATTGAAATCATCTACCCTATCCTCCTCTAAAAAAGATATGTTGTCAGACCTTTTAAATCTACTGCAATTTATATGATCCTTTTTGTTTTGTTTTTACTCTGTGTTGTCACCGTGTTTCAAGTTTCTTACAAAGAAGGTCTAGAAGAAGACTACATGGCTATTGTGATTAGATCCATTGAAACTACTTTAAAAGATGAACGTATCAGTGAATCTCAAAAAATAGCATTAGAAGACGCTTTATCTTATGCGAAACACATAAAAAATATATAAACAATATAATGAACCTTTATCTAGGCGTCGCCATTCTATTGTTTATTATACTCACTTTTGTTCCTAAAGAAGGATTTACTGGTTCCGAGAACAAGGGCTATTACAGTGATACAAATGTGACGAGTGCTGTCGATGGACTCACTACCTTAAATACAAAGCTAGCTACATTAAAGACTACAATTGGGGGTTTCACTACGGCGGATTACTCTGCGATGGATGCTGTATCTAGTATAAGTAAAGTATTGACCACCAAAGATAACGCCTTATATGTAGGTGGAGTGGTCGACTCCGTGAAAGAGATCAAACAAGAAATGGATGAATTCCAAACAGATGTATTGGCCCTGAACGAATTGATCATTCTCCTCACCAAATTTGAAGGGCTTCAGCTTTACGATTCAAAAGAGAAAAGGAAAAACTATTTCAATTTACCCAAAGGCATCGATAAACTGATCGAAAGATCAAACGAACTATCCTCTAAATTAAATAAAATACCTGCTGCTTAATATCTATTTTATTATATAATGAACTATGAGTTGACGTTTATCCATTTACAAGAGGATTCACAGTCTTCATATTCAGTAAAAATTTACAAAGATGATACGATAGACAACGTCAAATCCAAGTTGTCTCAAGTATTAGGAAACAAACCCGTGGATGAAATGTATCTATTCTCAAAAAAAAAGGTTTTGTTAAATCCATACGATAGCTATAAGAAGTTGTCTTATCAAAATACAAGGACGATCTCTTATGAAACCTTTTATTCTTTTTGTATCAATCATGATCTCTCTTGTAAGACAAAGAAAGAATCCTATGAGCTAGATGACTTTTTAGAGTTAGAAACAGACGTAGTAGAAACCCTACCCATCGGTATTGTTCACGACTCACCCTTTGTCGTGAATCCATTCGAAAATCCGTTCAATCAGATGGAAGATTCAGGCACATCTTCCAAATCGCTGTGGATGAATCTGACCAACTTACTCGAGGACTCTGTATATCTATGTTTTGCGTCTGACGTGTATAGTTTTTCGAAGAAAAAGGGGTTAGAGTTGTCAAAAGTATTTAACGTCTATTATCCTTATTTGTTCAAAGAAGACCGAATAGACCCCGCTCGTTTCAACAAAGAAGAAAAATCAGTTTATACAGACTATAATGAAATCATGGATTACCATCACAGTATCTATAACCCTGACGCGATTGTATCTGAAGGTGTAACCAGTCTTTTTTTTGTCATGTATACCCTACAGCCCTTCCAATTTCCTTTGGATATCTTTTTCAAGTTGTTTCATTCTACCCATCGTTATCCATACATCAAAATGAATGGAATAAAGACCAATGAAAACATGTATCGTCTCTATTGTAATCAGATGAGTGAGAATGGATATAAAATACCCTTTCTAAAAAAGAGAACCATTTTAAAATATGCTCACGAGATTAACAAGAACAGTATTTCTTATTTATTTTACGACAAAGAGGTTCCGATTTTACTCAACATTGATAAACGGGGACATTTGTATGTTCGAATGGACCAAATACCCTTTCTTTCCATAGAAACACTAGAAGAAATGATTAAACATGCCCTTCAAAAGTTTACAACTAAACTGATTGAATTTTTTGACCCTTCTCATAAAATTTTTACTTCCTTTGAAAGCTTACAACAATCTAATTTATCCATATTGGACATGAAATACAAAGCAAATTATAAAAAGGAAAGCAAGATCAATATTAAAAAATACATGACGTGTATTTCACCTTTGTTTAATTTCATGAATGAAAAAGAAAAGATTACGTTACGCTATAAACGAGTGTCTAACTACAATGAATCACAAAGTAAGGATGCGTATTTGATTGAATCTTTTAATAAAAATATACCCATTGAAGAAATCATACTGGTATTTTCTGCTAATTTTATGAAACACGACGACAAAGCCGCAGCGGATTACGTTCATCAGTTCTTTTCTACCATTGAAATCGAAGAAAAACAAAACAACTTGAAACGCGTAAAAATAAACCCCGGATTTTTGGTAGAGATTGACAAAAAGGACAATCTAGAGGTAACGGTTCATTCGATTGATAACATTCACTATATACCTTTTGTTCGATTATACATCACCAACCTCATTCTTATTTCACAAGGGATTGTATCTGATCAAGGAAGGTGTAAAAAAATAAAAGAAATTACGGTCAAAGAAATCAAAACGGTTAAACCCATTGAAATGAATGAAGTAGATTTTAAGATGAATGACGAGATGGATGAGATCGATGAGCCGGATGAAGAGATCGACATACCCGTTGATTTCGATAGTTTGACACCCCCAAGCAATCCGTCAGAGAAAGAATCGATCTTAAGCAACGGTTCCAGTCTATCCAAGCCAAGCAACGGTTCCAGTCTATCCAAGCCGAGTCTAGAAGGTGGGTCGGTTTCAGACGAAAAGGTCTATGATGTTTTTATTTATGATGAAAATGATCCTTATTCGCTTAAAAAGAAGTTTCAAAAGGAACCGTTACGCGAAGCAAAAATTATAGATTATTTCAGAGCTTTTCAGGGGAATGAGTGCACGATCATCAAAAAAGAAAATGAAACCTGTAAAGGATATGTGATTGAACTGACTGGATCTGAATTCAAGCAAATTTTGAATGGAGCAACCCCCTTTTTACTAGACTATTTGGATAAGCCCGGTAACTCTTACCAAGGAATTAGCTATACACGAGATCCTATGGAGTGGGTCGATCATCCAACGCTTCCTTTCGTCAAAAAAGTATATGCCTCTGTATCGTATGGCTGGAACCATAAACAAGACGACAAGGACGAAATGTATATTTATGATACGCACAATGAACTAAAAGCTAGATATAACAACAAATACTATGTAAAATTAGATGAATCCGAAGAACTCACCAAGATTCAGTTCACGCCTGTCAACCCGTTGTTGAAACGATTACAAGATCGAGAACCCACTCTTTTCACAAAAACCGATACAGTTCATAATCAGTATAGCCGTATGTGTTTGTGGTCAGACAAAAGACAGCCTGTCATTTTGACCAAAGAAGAGAAGGAGAGGATTGATGAAATTGCGCCAGGATCGTATGAAAGTTCGATTGAATATGGGACAGATTCTAAAAAGCCTTATTATTATATTTGTCCTAGGTATTGGGATCTAAAGCACAATGTCGCGGTAAAACCAGAAGATGTCGATAAAGACAAACTGATTTCACGTAATTCAAGTGATTCCGAGAAACAGAAACACATCCAATCTAGATATATCTTAGAGCTTGCGAAACCTGGAGACAAACCTGTCTATCAAACACGTGTAGGGTTTTTAACGAAGAAACATCCAAATGGATACTACATGCCTTGTTGTTTCATGTCCAAACCCAAGAAAGAGAAACCGGACGCCATTGACAAAAGAATCGAAGAAGCACTTCAATACTACAAACGAAAAACAGAAGACGTGAACGACAAAGTGATTGATTACATACAAAATGGAGACAAGTTTCCGTTGACAGAAAACAGGAAAGGACATTTGACGCCTATCTTAGAAAAATTCTTTCATTTAAAATACAGCGATTGTTACAGCCAACTTCAAAAAAAGAAATTAAAATTAAACTATCCGTGTCTTTTGCGGCATGGAGTAAAAGAAGAACACCCCTTTCTTTCTGCGCTCTCTTTTATTTATTTCAAAAAGAGTGTTCCGCTTGAAGAGTTTTTAGAAGTGTTGATCTCTAAAATTAACCTTGATAACATTCAAACCTTTCATCATGGAGGGATTGTGAATACGTTTACCAAAAAAGATGATATCGATATTTCTAAATACAAGGACACTACTCTCTATCGTGTGATGAAAGACTCGCCTGCGTTTACAAGAATCGTCAGCGGATACGAGCATTTTGTAAAGTATTTGAGGAGCAAGGACTATATCGATTACACGTATTTATGGGACATTGTGACCGATGTCCTTTTTAAAGAGAAGGTAAACATGGTTGTTTTAAAAGAGGGACTCGAGGATGTCACGCAAAACTTACACATTGTCTGCCCAACTACGTCTCACGCCATTTATACCTTTCATGAAAAAAAACCAACGATTCTCCTTTTTCAGAAAGGTGACTTTTTCGAGCCTTTGTATTTATACAAGAAAATGACGGATAAAACCGATAAAACCATTACGTTGTTTGATTTGAAAGAGAACATTCCTTCCGTTCACACGATCCTTAAGAAAATTCAAGACAACGTTGACCCAGAGTGTAAAGAGAGAACGATTCATAAAAGTTACACCTTTAAAGAAAATTTGTTTTTGGGCGAATTGCTGGATGAGCTTAAAAAGACCTCTTACAAAGTGCTTCAGCACATTATGAACTTAGATGGAAGAATTTTTGGAGTGATGGTTTCCAAAGAAACACCTTTTTTTGTGCCGTGTAGACCGAGCGCAGTCATGGGAGATTACGTTTTGTTAGATGATTCGTTGTGGAACGATTATCGAACTACCGTTTATTGGTTGAATCAACTAGAAGAGGAATCCAAACATAAGATCCCCTGTAAGCCTAAAATAAGAGTATTGGAAAGTCAATTGGTCGTGGGTATACTTACCGAGACCAATCAATTTATTCCATTAAAAGAACCCGAAGAAAATAAAATGAAAGACGAACTTTCAACTCTGGACGAATACAACCGTTTCAATGTAGAAGAAACGATTCAAAGCGGTAAAATTAAACCCAAAGATCGAGTGATCCAGAACTTAAAATTAGAACAGATGTTTTACAATGCGTTTTTCAACACGTTAAAGGTAGAACTGAACGACAGTGTCAATCTCTCGACAAGAAAACGTATCGAAAAGGCCATTCACGAAAAAGACAAGGATAAACTGGAGGACCTCTTTGAACCCATACTTGAAAATAAGTTTTTGTTTGTGGATGACTACGAGGTAGATCTCTACAGTTTTACCAACATCAACTTGTGTAAAGACAACGAAGAGCCCTATTGCGGCAAGCTAGAACACGAAGGCAAGTTACTCATTCCGAATGAAAATCTCTTCAATCAGAGTGACAATTCGATTGGCTATAAAAACCGATTTATCGAAGATCTCATGATGAATGTTCACATTCAGCGAATCTTATTTGAAGAGATCCACAGCACTCTCTATTATACAGACCGATACCAGCTGTCAGACAATGAAATACTTTTATTGGAATCCGATCTGAACACCTATTTGGACAAGGAACCTGTCAAGAAGGTAGATGCGGTCACACATGCTTTAATTGAAGACGTTCAGCCGAGTCGTATCTTAGAACACGTGGATCAAGTGGAGATGGAAGAAGAACCTGAACTAGAGATATTATCTGATTCGGAAGAGGAGATGGAAGTCATTCCGAAAATGAAACAGTCCGAATCGATCCGTCGAAATTCTCCAATTCCGATAAAATCCAAGTCTAAGACCAAGAGTAAATCCAAGACCAAGTCTCCTGATCCAGAACCTGAAGAAATAGATGAACCTATCCAAAAGGCTAAGAGTGAGATGAAAGATGAACCTGAATCAGAATCAGAGTCGGATTCGGAGTCTGAATCTGAGTCTGAATCGGAATCTGACGATGAACCCGTCCAACGAAAGATAACAGCAAAACGGTTAGGGACTTCTCTCAACGCGAAAGGTCCTTCAAAGATCGAGGCTCTTTCTAAGAAAATAGCAGAAAATAAAGTCACCAAATCTGTAAAGAAAGCAGAAGAATTTGTCCAAAGCGCCAAAAAAATACATCGAAAAAGCAAGACGCCTGCCGCAGAAAAGTTGGTCATTGAATCTCAAGAACATCTCCAAGAAGTTCAACCCTCCAAATTCAAGAAAATCAAACGAATTCATCCAGACATTGCTCCTTGTATCAAAACTTTTTATTTTAAGAAAGATTCCAAATGGAAGGATTATTTTCCTCCAAAGACAATTGGGTTTCGAATCATGAAGGGAGAAACCTACAACACTTCTATTGTAGATGTGAAATGTAACTTTATTATGGCTCTTCAAATCTTGAAAGACTACGACGATCAATACAATGCGCTCACGATACGTGACTTGAAAGAGATGCTTCTCAAGGGGTATACTCACTTGGCAGAAACCGTAGATCATTTGGAAAAGAAGTTCAAGAAGGAAAAGAAACGTTTCAAAAAGTGGAGTGACCTCATGATGGAGAGCTATCCGTTTACCCAGCTCGATCTATTGGTGTTGATGTTTGAATACAAACTACCGATTGTGTTATTTATTCAAACCAAAAATAAGATCTATTTGATTACGTATCATACGAACGACACGTTCAAATATTATATCAAGATGAAAAAGAAGGATGTGTTTATGTTTTTCATTTACCAAAACCAATTCAAGATCGAACGAAAGGATATGAACGCGCTCTATGAAGCAGAGCGAGACATTGTGTATCTCAGTCAGCCGGAACAACTGATTTCTTTTTTTGATTCGTATTAGGGGGTAGTAATCATCTTTACCTTGATTTTTGTAATTCTTCTTGTGCTATTTCTTCAAGTTTTTGTGCTTTTAATAATAAAGCCTGTACTTTTTTATATATTTGTCCACTTTCTTCTTTTGCTATTATACCCCTTTTTTTCGATAATCCTTGGTCTACTTTCTCAAGACTATTGAGGGTGCTTTCTGCGCTTCTCAAACTGGCTACGGCTCTTTCTTTTCTGTCTTTGCTTATAATAGCGGCTAAGGAATTCATTCCCAATTTTTTGTCGGAAGGCTCATATCCATGACATAAACGCATCATTTCTATATCTATATCCGTAGTTATTGCAAAACGTCGAGAATCCAAGAAGGCTCGATACTTAGCTTGTTCTCTCATAAGGTCAACTATTTTGCGTCTTATCTTCACAAGATATTTTTGTAATTGATCTGTTTTTGACGACTCTGACTCTTTATTTTTCAGCAATTCATCTAATTTATTCTCCAATTCACTTATTGTTTCTTCAGCTTCACGAAGTTCACTTTTCTTAGCTTTGTACTTCGCTAGAAGTTGTGAATATTTGGTTATTAAAGCGGCATGGTCTTGAGTAATCATAGAAGTTACTTGGTTAAATAGTGGCACAACTGCTTTCGAATCTAGCACTGTTTGAATAGCTGGACATAACTCCTTGGCAATTGTGGCTAATGACACTTTACTAAAGATATCGTCGGCTACAGTTAGCTTTCCAAACAAAGTCACAAAGGGGACACCAAAGTTCGCTATAAGTCTAGCCGATATAGCGGATAGATAAGATAAACGTCCAATTGGAGAGGTAGATTTACAAAAGATGCGTGTTCTAGTATCAGGTATATCATGTTTGAATGCACCCAAAACTGTATCAAGTCTGGCTTTAGCGTCATCGTCCATAACTACATGATCAAGGGTTTGATCTATCGCGGATTCTATAAACCCTACTTCTGGTCTTAAAAAAAACACGCTTGTACATACTTGTGCCAAAACTTTTGAATCACCATTTCTAAATAATTCATCAAAGCGATATTGTCTAGAGCTTGCTGCTTGAGCTGTCAACGTGGCTAACTGCCGATGTGGGATTGGCTGTATGGATAATATATATGAAAAATAAACCGTTAAAAAAGCGTCACTCATGTGAGCAATACGTCTATCCTGATCAAAACTCACAATGGCGTTTACTATTGAATTCATAGCACCACCTCCACCCCCTCCACCACCTCCACCACCTCCACCACGACCACCATGTTTTGATACATAGCCATCTAATAGATGAACCATACTTTCAACTAATCCACATTGATACAATAGAGACATGGTTTTTAATGGTTCGAAGTTGTCCCCTCCAAAATTCTGATGAGAATTGTTTACAAAGGGGGATCCACAGAAAGAATGGCCAGGTCCATCCCCCAGAGCTGGGGACCATTGTGCTGCGCCTGCTAGAGCAACGACTACATTATCCGATTCTACTTCAAAAAATGTCTTTGATTCACTACCACCACTTCTATAAAATGCTGCTTGAACCCAGTGTGATGCTTCAATAGACTTACCATCTTTCGTGACTATAAAAGTTCCACGTGTTGTGCTATAAGGGATGTGTTCTGAGGTAATTTTACTTCTATATTTTAATTCACAGCATGTTTTTAAAACATGCTGTCCACGAATACCTGACCAAAAATGTAATAGTGTATCTCGATTTGCTTTCTTACTTTCAGTGAATGCTTCTCGCTGAATGGATGCGACATTTCCTATCATTTCTTCAACTTCGGCATCTGACGATTGATGACCATCAGACATATTTGTTTCTTCGCAAGATACCTGTTTTACAATAATCATTCCTACCGCCATTCTTATAGCCATTTTTTCTTCTTCCACTATATCAAAACTTCTTTCATTCATATACCAATCACATACATTTCCCACTTGAGCTTTTATAATCCCCCACCGATCGTGTGTTTCTTTGTTTTCTATCGCATCAAACAACGGTTTACTGAAAATTGAAACACCCGTCAACATATAGATTGGTTCAATAACGTCTGGATATCTAGGATCTTCATCTTTAGATTGTCTACTATCTTTTAATGCAGCTCCACCTAATTTCCTGGTTTTACGTCTGCGCCTAAAAAAAGGTCGATAGGTCTTCATTAGTATAGTTTAATATTTAAAATTCAATGTCATATCCGGTATCTTTCTTTGCGACGACTTCTTGAATACCCAGATTGTGCTGTATCTTCAGATGAGGAAGCGAGCAAGCATCGTCTTTGTCCTGAAGCAGTTCATCGAAGACATCTTCCTCCTTTTTATGATAGTGGCTCTCTTGATTTAGTTTCTCCAGTTCTACCATGTTGAGATAGACCGAGAAGGCGGCGGTTCCAAAGAATCCATGTTGACCACACATGATGTTCGCAGAGACCCCACGCATTTCATCCATTTCTCCGTGTCGGGCTGCCTTCAGAAACATTTCGGTCGTCTCTTCAAAGGATGCTTTTGCGATTGGACCAATGTTGTCATTGTTGATTCCATGTCGAAAGATCGAAATCATGTCTTGGGTGCTGGTCATCCGGTCACAAAGAAGCGAAATGTGATGATGATTGACATAACCCCCGTCGAAACACAATACTTCTAACATTTCGTTAAACAAACACTTGCGAGCTGCTTCAATCCCTAGCACATCCAACGTCTCCATGATACTGTTGCTATACGTTCGTTCTGCGTCAATGTAATCTAAGGCCAACACCTGAATCAGATTGGTCCCTAACGTATCAAGCGAATAGATTTCTTTCTTCTCAAAATCACCAATCTTTTCATTGTAAATCATATAATTTTGGATCTGGAGCAAGTTTACCTTGTCGATGCCATGAATGCCTCGCAAGACGATATTGTTCAGCAGATTGTGAAGGAAGCTCTTGGCCATGTAGATCTGGTCTTCTTCGTCCAAACTCTGTGGAGCCTGGCTTTTCTTCTGTTTCATCACATTCATCAATCGGATACGAAAGACCACATCGTCATCTTCCATATCCGTATAGAAACACTGAATGTTGCTCTCGTAGATACTTTTGAGGGTGAAATGAATCTCGTCCAAGGTAATGTTAGAATCAATCAGTTTTGTTTTATCGAGGGAAAGGCGGATTACCCAACGATTGGAGCTTGCCTTTTCTTCTTCCATAAAGCAATCTTCCAGAATGGAATTGAATTCTTTATAGCGGCTCATCAGGTCTTTGTCCAATTGAATCAATGTATCCAGATCATCTGGATCGTAATAAATGTCACATTTGGACACGAAATTCTTAAACTTGGTGTTCTCAATTCTCGAAATCATGTCAAAGGCTTTGTCTCGATTGGTTTCATCCTCTTGCTTCAAGTAAATGGTCATCGAAGGGTTCTTCATGTTTCGAGTCAGGGCCAAGATTTCTTCCATACGCGGCACTCCACGAGTGACGTTTGATTTGGTAGAAATACCCGCAAAATGGAACGTGTTCAAATTCATCTGGGTAGTCGGTTCGCCGATCGACTGAGCCGAGATGAGTCCTACCATTTCGCCAGGATTGACTAGCGCCTTCTTATACATGTAGACAATCTTCTCTAACATGAAGACCAGACTGTCTCGCGTAAAGCGATGCTGAACCAAGATACTGGCTGGATTCAGGTAATAGTAGAAGACGATCTCAAACATGTAACAGGGATTGAATACTTTCTTCAAATTGGCATAATACTTATCCATGATCTCGTAGGCCTCCAGAGGGGTGAGATCCGTTTGATTGGATTGGTGAAAGAACTGATGTTTCACATTTTGAATGAGTTGAGGAAAGGAGATTGGCAAATAGACGGTTTCGTAAAGCCCTTCAAACTCGGAGACCGATTGGATAAACTGGTTTCTTCGTTCCATACACTGATGAATCTCCTTCTTGGCACGTTCCTTCAGTTGGGGAATTTGATCCTTGTATCTGGAAAAGGTCGTCTTCGCAAACACCAGTTTCATCGACGTGAGTTCTTTCCCATCGTAACCATACCGGAAATGATCGTATATTTCCGTTCGTGACTTATGAATCAGTTCGAACTTACTGGTTTCAATACGAACCGTGTCAAAGTTGGTTCCTCCGTAATTAAACTGAATAATCTTCTGTTTGTTGTTTCGGACCGTTCGATCGTAACAGACCATCACGTCTTCCATCCCTTTGATCAGACGACGTTGGATGTAACCGGTCTGACTTGTTTTGACGGCGGTATCGATGAGACCCACGCGACCTCCCATCGCATGGAAGAAGAGTTCTTCGGGTGAAAGACCACTGATGAAGGAACTCTCTACGAAACCACGCGCGACAGGTGAATCGTTAAACTGCTTAAAGTGAGGCAATGTTCGGTTGGGATAACTGTAAGGGATTCGTTTGTTGTCTACGTTCTGCTGACCCAGGCAGGAAATCATCTGAGAAATATTCAAGACGCTTCCTTTGGATCCAGACTTGACAATGTTGACGAAACGATTGTCTTTGTTCAGTCGGTCAATCGCAATCTTACCGGACTCGGAACTCGCTTTATTCAAAATGTTATTGACTTCGCTTTCAAAATACTCTTGATTGGTTCTTCCCGACTTGTTGTCAAGAATCCCCAAATGAACCTGATGAATCAAGGTGGCGACCTCTCTCTTTTGATTCGCAATCACTTCATTGATCTTGGTATTGGTCTCTTCGTTTGAAATCAAATCACTCATACCCACACTGTAGCCGGTGGTTTTCATGTATTCTGTCACAATTGCCTGGATGTTGTCGATAAAGACCTGGGATTCTTCTTCTGTAAAATCGTTGTTGATGCGCTGAATGAGTCCGCGACCTCCTCCACACAAAGAGTCTTTCTCAAACTGTCCACGTATCATCTTTCCGTTTTCGATTTCAATCACATAGTTTGAGCTGGCGTAATCATCGCGTCCCTCTTTATACAGACCACTCTTGTATTTCAGTGTGATCGGAGGAAGGATACTGCTGATGATCTCATACGCACTAAACTCTTCTTTCGAGTCCAGGAACATGGCCGGATCAAACCGACTACATTTGGCCAACAAATTCATCGCATGTTTCCGTTTGATCATCACATTTCCGCGTGTGAACAAGTAGCTTCCTAGCAAAGAATCTTGGAAAATACCAATGATACTCTTGTTTAGAGCAGGACTGATAATTTGATAACGGATCGCTGCCAAATACTTGAGCTCCATCTCCGCCTCGTCGTTCTGAGGCATATGCATGTTCATTTCATCACCGTCAAAATCCGCATTGTAAGGCTTGGTATCGGCCACGTTCATGTGAAAGGTATCGCCTTTCTTCAGCACATGAACAATGTGAGCCATCATCGACATGCGGTGAAGGGTCGGCTGACGATTGAATAAGACATAGTCTCCATTCATCATGTGACGATGAACAATGTCTCCCACCTGGAGCTTCACATTCTCTTTGTCATAATACCGAAGGGAAATAGACTCACCGTTCGCAAGCTCCAAAATCTTTGCGCCAGGATAAATATCAGGACCGTTTTTCACCAAATACGTCAAGAAGCCCATGTTGGTTTCATTCACATAGACCGGTTTGGTAATGTTCATCGCAATTTTCATGGGCACTCCCAATTCTGTAATGCTGAGTTCGGGGTCAGGAGTAATGACCGAGCGAGCACTAAAATCAACACGCTTTCCCATGAGATTTCCACGAACACGCCCTGTCTTTCCTTTGTGTCTCTCGGAAATCGATTTCAGAGCCCGACCGGATCGCTGTTTGACTGGGTCAGTGCCAGAAATGTTATTGTCTACAATCGTCGCCACATAATATTGTAACACCGTGGTCCAATCGTCAATCTGTTTCATGGGAGAGTTCTTCGCAATCTGTTCTTTGAGCATGTTGTTGTATTTGATGATATTGATAATGATATGGGTAAGATCATCTTCAGATCTTTGTTGACTGTCTTGTTTGACCGAGGGTCGAATGCTGGGTGGAGGCACCGCAAAGACCTTACAAATCATCCATTCTGGTCTAGACCATTGGCTAGAAAATCCCATAAAGTCGATATCTTCGTCTGAAATCTTTTTGAAGATTTTTAGCACCACTTCTGGTGTAAACTTCATCGTAAGACCTTGACTGTCTTCACCTTCAGGCGTATCCGTATTCCAATCCGCAATAATGGTCGCAAACCCTTCTTTCCGGATCTTGGTGGGTTGAAGACACTCGCATCCATCCAGACTCGAGTCTCCGCAACGTTTCACCTTGCTGGCAAGAGCAAAGACGTTGTGCCACCGATCCGTAGGACTATACGATAACAAGTTGATATTGTCTTTCTTATCAATCAAGAGTCGGCTACACTTGATACAGACGCACCGTAAAATTTTTGTGATTTCTTCAATGTATTGAATATAGAATAGAGGTCGAGCAAGTTTAATATGGCCAAAATAACCAGGACAGTTGATGTAGTTTTCACCATCTGTAGGACACACAATTCCAGGCTCCAAAACACCCATGCGTGGATCAAATAGGCCGCCGATCTTCGGTTTCATACCATTATACGTCTCCTTATTGGTAATCTCTGCGACCGAATTTCGCTCGATCTCTTCTGGACTGAGAAGACTGAACTGGATGCCAATAATCTTAGACGGTTTTTTAGCATAAGTAGTCATCTCTTTATTATAATACATATTTTTTTAAATTCATTCAATTTTTCTATAGAGGTTTATTATATGCCCAAACGTAAAGAAGAGGATTCTATTGTTCAATACAAACAACTCACCTATGGAGACTCTACCAAAGAAGATGATTTGTATTATCTTAAAAAGAAATCTAAGATTGAAAAAACAGTGATTCTTCAAGAGTTGGCCTTTTTACATACGATGACCTCTTCACTCGTGCCAATCATGTTTCGACTATTGGAGTCTCCGGTGCCTCTACCTTTTAAAATGATTGCTTATAAAAAGATCTTAGGTTTAGACCAAGACTACAGTGGTAAATTGAAACAGTGGGTAGATTCCTTTTTACGGATTCCGTTTCATAAAAATGTTCCTTTACCGGTTAATTTTTCAGAACCAGATAAATGTAATCTCTTTATGAAAGAATGCGAAGCCACGTTAGATGAATGCACCTATGGAATGAAAAAGGCCAAGACCCAATTCTTACAGTTGATTGGAAAATGGTTGGTCAATCCTAAATCGATTGGGAATGCGATTGCCTTGAAAGGACCCATGGGCACAGGTAAAACCACCTTAATCAAACATGGGATTAGTAAGCTTTTGAACCGACCCTTTGCTTTTATTACGTTGGGTGGATCTTCCGATGGAGCTTTTTTAGAAGGACACTCTTATACGTATGAAGGGAGTTCTTATGGAAGGATTGTAGATATCCTCATTCAATCCAAAGTCAGCAATCCAGTAATCTTTTTTGATGAATTAGACAAGGTAAGCCAGTGTGACAAAGGAGATGAGATCATCGGCATCCTCACTCATTTGATCGATACAACACAAAATAGTCAATTTCATGATAAGTATTTTTCTGAATTGGACTTTGACTTGAGTAAATGTTTGTTTGTGTTTAGTTATAATCAAGAAGAATTGGTCAATCCAATCTTGAAAGATCGAATGACTATTATTGAAATTCCTGGATATAACAAAGGAGACAAAGTATGTATTGCGAGAGATTATCTTATTCCTGAAATGAATCAAGAATACAACATGGCGATGGATTGGTCTGACCCTTTGATTGAGATGGTCATCGAAAAAACCGAAAAGGAATCCGGTGTCAGAAATCTCAAACGTAGTTTGGATACAATCTACAGTAAAATCAATTTGTTACGTATATTAAAGCCTGAAACGACATGTCGTGTCACAGAAGAAATCATTGAAGAATGGTTCCCTTCTGCTAGTCCTCCTACCTATTCGAGTATGTATTTATAAATCTCTTTGAATATTCGTAAGGATGGGCTGATATTCAACGGTATCTAACAGGTTAGGAAAGAGGTTAGTGCATGACTTGTCGTCCAAGTCATTCTTTAAATGATAACAGCTTTTGTTAATGTCGGAGATTCGATGCTCGTTTGCTTCCATAAATTCTTTCAAGTCACGCGTCAATGCGTCAAACTCAGCAATCGCATCTCTCGCCGTATTGATAGAACCGTTCCAGTTCTTTTGATCTAGATAGGTAAAGGCTTGTTTGTATTTATTATAAGTGTTCGCATAACTCGCCATATAGTTGTTATGGCGTTGAACCATATCCAGTTTTTCCTTGTGATGACTGATTCGGAAAAGTAGAATTCCTTGAATATAAATGGCCACGGACTGGACCACCTTGAACATTTGTGTCATTTTTTCGGCAAACACATTATGAATGGTGCCTTGTTTTTCAAAAATACCTCCCGCCTCTGATTTTAATTTTCGAACATCCATGTCTAATTTTTCTTTCAAGTCTTCCCATTTGTTTCGTATATCTTCAATTCCTTCTCTGCTTTCACTTAGATTTTGTTGGATTTCCTGATTGTGTTTCTTGATATATCTCTGATTCCGTTTGATATTTTTTGAAAGTTCTGCATCTTTATACATAGACGTCGCAACACATCGGTTGAAATTTGTAGCGGTAGATTTCCAAGGATCTTTATACAATGGATTCAAGAACCCGGAAAAAAACACGTATTTGGGGTTACATTTTTGATTATTCCAAGTTAGATGAAGTAGTTTGTTTTGTGTATTTGTATACAGGTAACCAAAAGCGGAACATACGATACATATAAAGAGAATAGGAGTAATATAGTCTACTTCTTTTGTTTTCGCGTTTAAATATATCTTTTTGATCGTTTCACTTGACATGTATATACAGTCTATTCATTAAAATCTCAATCTATTTATTTAAAATAAGTAGAAATATTTCCGAAAATTTTTCTAATTTCTTCTAAGAAGTAATCAATCTTTCCTGTAGTTGTTTTATTTAATGTATTTGCGTTCTCTTGGGTAGAAGTCACTTCTTTGACTCGTTTATTGTAATCATTTCCTACTTCGTCGATTTCTTTCGTGTATTTGGTGACATCTTCAGATAGATTGTCGTATTTCTTTTCGATGCCTGCAAATCGAGAGATGACCGCATTTTGGTCGTTCTTATGTTGAGTAAACATACTCGTGGTTGCCTCTTTACTTAGATGAACCACGCATTTTTCAAAATCATTGTTTGCGGCGTCATCGGATTGAAAAATAGAATTGGTGAACAAGCTCAATGGATTACATTTTGTATTCGCCCATCCTGACCGTGTTTGTATCTGTAGATTTAAAAATTTTAAATACATAAAAGAAATGATAAAAATAATCAAAACCAAATTTCTATCAAATGAATCATTCATAGTATATATTATTTTTATATAAATATTTGGAACAATCTTATGTAATGACTCTCGTCAAACAGTATTTTGAGTGGTTGAAAGAATACAAGTCAAAATACGGCGAACAAACATTCCTTTTGCTTCAAGTGGGTAGTTTTTTTGAGGTTTACTCGAAACAAGAAACAGATGTAAACATTCAATCTTTTTCTAAAATTGGCGACTTACGAATTGCTTGTAAAGGAGAATATTACATGGCAGGATTTCGAGATTATATGCTAGATAAATACATACAGAAAATTGTAGAAGAATCCTATACTGCGGTAGTCTACATCCAAGAAGAAAAGTCAGGTATACTCGAAAGAAGACTGTATGGAGTGTATAGTCCTGGCACTTGTTTCTTGGAAGAAGACAAGAAGCTATCCAATCATTTTGCTTGTGTATGGATCTATAAGACAAGCAAACAGATATTGTTTGGTATCTCTGTCTTGAACATCTTTACTGGAAAAGTAGACGTATTTGAATATCAAGAACTTTATTATCATAATCCTACCACTTATGATAATATGGAACGATTTTTTTCCATTTACCAGCCTACCGAAACGGTATTCATCCATAACTTGGAAAAAGAGAACATCGATTCGATTCTCCAATATTTGAACATCAAACAAAAGAAAATAACGGTATTACATGAAAAAGATGAAGTCTATGGAAAACTAATTACTCGTTGTGAATGTCAAAAATATCAGAAAGAAATTATACAACAACATTATCCTCATTTAAGCAAGAACTTATTACTAGATACCTTTTTTGAGAAAGTGATTGCGTTCCAATCCTTGTGTTTTTTATTGGATTATGTCACGCAACATAACCCTGGGTTGACCCATCAACTCTCCGATCCTAACCTAGATCAATTGAGCCAGAGTCTTGTTTTAGCAAATCATTCTTTGAAACAACTCAACATGATTGATCAAGAATATGTAGGTCCTTATTCGAGTGTATTGACCCTACTGAATACTTGTCGAACCAAAATCGGAAAGAGAGCCTTTCAGACTTTACTCTTACAGCCTTCTCGAGACAAAAAGAAATTGTCAGAATCCTACGATATGATAGACCATTGTCTCGAAAAGAAATACGATCACACTTCCATACTTTTCACCTTATGTGACGTAGAACAGTTGATGAGGAAAAAGATCGCAGAGAAAGTAAGACCTCATGAATATTTTTTACTTTATACCACTTGTCAAACCCTTAAAGATCATTTAACCTTGGACGATCGTAAATGGTTAGATTATTTGAACACCGATGCGGTTCTAGTTGAAATCGATGAGATTCAGAAAAAAATGAATCAGTATTTTAACGTTAGCTCGCTCGAACGTATTCATGAATTGGATGAAACGTGTCATTTTTTAATAGGCCGTGGCATAGACGACTCCTTGGATGAATCCTGTAGAAATAAACTGGATAGTAGCGCACAATTTAAAAGTATTTGCGATTATTTGAATAAACTCTATACGAAATACGAAAAGAAATGCGAAGAAGCTTTCAAGATCCACGAAACCGATAAATCAGGTGTTTCGATTCATATGACCAAACGAAGATGGGGAGTTGTCTCTAAACATTTGCCTTCTGAAATAGAGTTGACCTTTTATTCTTTGTATACCCAGAAAGAGAATACCTTCCTATTTCACCCCTCGTTATTAGAACCCCATGAATACAACGCATCCACGTATACGTTATCGTCCCAAGAACTAAGACAACTGACCCATTTGATGATGACAACCACCGATCTTTTTATGAGTCACTTAAAAAGTGTCTACAAGGGCTTTCATTCTTTTTTACATACCTCATGTGAACACTTGATTCGATGTATTCAAAAGATGGACGTCATGAATACACATTGTGAGAACGTTCGTAAATATAAATATTGTAAGCCAATGATTCAGGAGAGTGATTGTTCTTTTATTCGAGCAAAAAAAATGAGGCATGCTCTCATTGAACACTTGGAATTACGCGAATCTTATGTGCCCAACGATGTAGACCTTGGGAAAGACACCAAAGGTGTTTTACTCTTTGGCACGAATGCGGTAGGAAAGACCAGTTACATTAAATCGATCGGGATATGTGTCATCATGGCTCAAGCAGGCATGTATGTTCCATGTGAATCATTTGAATATTGTCCTTACGAATATTTGTTTACACGCATTATTGGCAACGATAATCTGTTTAAAGGTCTCTCCACGTTTGCCGTAGAGATGAGTGAATTACGTGTCATTTTACAGAAATCTAATCCTAATTCGCTCATCTTAGGCGATGAATTATGCTCTGGAACCGAAATAGACTCGGCTCTCAGTATTTTTGCTTCTGGTCTAGTCGACATTTACCAAAAAGAAAGTAGTTTTATTTTTGCGACTCATTTTCATACAATTCAAACGTTTGAAGAATTGAGACAAATGCCCAAACTGAAAATGAAACATTTAACCGTTCAATACAATTACGAAAAGAAAACATTGATTTATGGGAGAACTCTATGTGAAGGTCCTGGAGAAAGCACTTACGGGTTAGAAGTATGTAAATCGTTGTCTCTGCCTGACGCTTTTCTTACCCGGGCTTATGCGATAAGGAATCGTCAATTGAATCAAGGTTCGATTCTACTCTACAAAGAAAGTAATTATAACCGAGAGAAGATTCGTTCGATCTGTGAATTCTGTAAAAAAACAAAAGGCACTGAAATACATCATTTAGAATATCAAAAAGATTCTGAACTTCCCATGGTTCACCATGTAGCAAATCTGTCGAGCATTTGTGAAACATGTCACAAACATATTCATTCGTTAGGACTTGTATACGAGAAACGAAAAACACTAGACGGAGACTATGTGTTTCTTACAAAAAATTGAGACTATATTAAGCACAAATTCTTCTGTTAAGGAATGTTAGAATTGTTTGGTTGTCTCCTGATTACTCTCATGGGAGTCTCCTTGTTGGTCGCAATATACCTTGTCAAATGTATCAATGATTGTATCGATACAATTTCTTTGCGAAAGATTCAAATTGTGCCGATTCCAATGACTATTAAAATTGACGGAATTTGATTTAAATACTTTCATGTAAAATGGAAACTATTCTAGTGGTGATCTTAATCGGCGCAATTGGTCTTACCCTATTAGGAGGCATGACCGTGTATTATTACTTGAATACAATCAACCTTTATAGACGTTAAAATGATTTAAAAGCACTCGTCTCTTTTAATAGAATGAAACAAGTGTATTTTTCTACGATAAAAAAAAAGGAAAATGATATCATCTATGAAATTTTTTCACTCGCATGCTCGATTTATACAGCCATTCAGCGAGACAAAACCGTTGTGATTGTAGATTCAGATCAATTCGATCTAGAGTATCTTACACAATGTTTGAAAAAATATCGTATTCGCGTATTAGAGAAAGAAGCCCTTATGTATACCTTGGTAGCCGTCTTTTATGGCAAAGGAGACAAGGTCATCGATCTTACAGAAAAAGTGCCGCCGCTCTCTACCGGATCGTTCAATCAAATCCGAGGCGATCCTTGTCCGAATGAACTGAAAGAGTTGTTTATGTGTTATCATATAAACGGGATAGAATATACAGACACGTATAAAGAGAATCACACGGAGCTGGTTTTGTTTGACGCATATCAAGCAGAATATACCCATGATTATTTCTGGCTAGACAAAGTAAATTTAGTGGTCTTTCAAGATATCTTAAAAAATATCCATGTGAAAGATGTATCTCCTTCCGAAATATGTCATGTCATTCATGTGTTAAATCCAGAAGATATTTTGCCTTATGCGAATCTATTGGATAAACCCCATGAAAATTATTATGAGACGCTTATTCGTAAGTATATCGAAATCATGACGCTGTTTATTCGCTCTACTACGGAACCCATTGTGTTGGTTCAAAAGAATATTCACCCCTTATTGGAATCGTATATGAAGGAACGTGGAAATCCCTTTTTAACCTTAGATTTACAAGAGACGTCTACGTTTACGGAAATTACGAAAGCCACCGGTATCTTTGTGGGCAATTTCAATATGGATTCTTTGACCGGTTCAGCCTGTTCTTATTATTTACATCACTTGATTCCTTCTTCTCAATCTATTTTAATTGATCTGTCCATGATTTATGAAAAATAAGGAAATAACTAGATTATAAAATTGATTTGAAAATAATATCGAAAGATGATATAGAAGATGTTGATCCCAGTAAAGTGTTTCACGTGCGGCAAAGTGATTGGAAACAAATACCAATATTACACGAGAGAGTTAGTGAAGCGAAAAGAACAGATGGGAGAAGTTCCACAGGAGATCCAGTATTTAGACGACAAGAGTATAGACAAAACGATTGAAGGTCTCTTGTTGGACGAACTCAAACTGAAAGATATGTGTTGTCGGCGACATTTGTTGACACATGTAAATATATTTTAGTATACTAATGAGACACTCGATGAAACGCCGTTCGAAACGTCGAACCAAACGTCCCTATCGCAAGAGAGTGAAAAAGACTAGAGGTGGATTTTTTACTGGAACTTCTTATTTACTACAACAGGGACTGTCTATCTTTCAAGTGCCTCCCCCTGTGGCTCATGGAAACCCAGCCTTTCCAGTGAATCCGTTTCCTCACGTTCAAGGTAAATAAAATATCTACGTGTATTAATGGCCAAGCTAAGAAAACTGGTTCCTGCTCCCGCTCCCTTTGATTTAAGAAAACTATGTACTCCTGCTTCTCTCTATTTTATCATTTCATTGGTGTTTCTATGTTTTATGGGGTTTAGTAATTTAGAAGACACGGAACGGTTGTGTCTAGGAAACTATAGCTGCTACGTAGGGAATAACGCACTCGTCTTTATTTTAAATGCGATTTATATTGTATTCTGGACCTTTGTCTTGGACTTGATGTGTAAAAACGGATACACGAATTTATCGTGGTTTGTCTTGCTGTTGCCTTTTATTTTGAGTGTGATTTTGATACTCTTACTCTTAGTTAAAGCTATATAAATAAGATGCTCTATAAAATAAGATTTAAAAAATAATACACTACAATATAAATGAAAGAAGAGATCCCAAAAGAAGACCTCCATTTTTCATTTATAGAAAAGTATTTCAAAGAAAACTCTTTAGTAGACCATCACATTCTATCTGCGAATGATTTCTATGACGTGAGCATTCCAAAAATATTTGCGGACAAAAATCCGATACGATACTATGCTGGCTTAAACAAGACAACGAATCAATACAAGTATAGCGCCAAGCTGTATATTGGAGGCAAGAATGCGGATAAAATTTATTATGGAAAGCCTGTGATTTTCGACGAAAACAATGTTCATTATATGCTTCCGAATGAAGCTCGTTTACGAAACATGACGTATGGCATTTCGATCCATTATGACATTGACTTAGAATTGTCTATACTGGATGAAGCCGGCACCATTACCTTGGAAAAGAAGATGCCTGTGCTAGATCATTATTTTTTAGGCATGTTTCCCATCATGTTACAGTCCAAACTATGTGTGCTCGCAAACTTGCCGCCAGAGACAAGGTATTACATGGGCGAATGTAAACATGATTATGGAGGCTACTTTATTATCGATGGAAAAGAAAAGGTCTTGATTCCACAAGAAAAGTTCGGAGACAACTTAATGTATACGCGTCCAGTGAAAGACAATACGCATGATTACTCGGTTGAAATTCGGTCGGTCTCTGAAGATATTTCGAAACCCCGGCGCACCTTGGCGATTCGACGAGTGATGGCCAAATCGAATAGCAACGAACAATTTTTAGTCTTTATTCCGGATGTAAGAAATCCTGTGCCTCTTTTTATTGTGATGCGCGCGTTAGGTATTGTCTCGGACAAAGACATTTGTAAAACCATCTTACACGACCTAGATGCGAATGAATCTTATTTAGAAATGCTGCGCCCTTCTATTCACGATGCTGGACCAATCTTTAATCAAAAGACTGCTCTAGAATACATCGGAAGTTTTACAAAGTATCATTCCATTCACGCAGCTTATAAATGTTTAATCTATCAACTCTTGCCTCATGTCGGCGAGATGAACTTTAAAGCCAAAGCATGTTTTATCGGACACATGGTATTTGAATTGATGAAAGTCATTCGCAAGGAAGAACAGCCGACCGACCGAGACAACTATAAATACAAGAGAGTTCAATCTTCCGGTGTTTTGATGAAAGAGCTCTTTCTAGAGTATACCAATGAAATGTATAGTGAAGTCTACAAGACCATGGACAAGGAGTTCTATTATCACGAATCGACGTATTTAGATGATGGACCCATAGAAAATGACCAGTCCAAATTTATGAATCTCTTTCTGGATGATTATTTTAAACCGAGATACATTGAAGAAGGATTTAGAAAAGGATTTAAAGGAAATTGGGGGTCTAAAGCTCACACGAAACGTGTAGGCGTGATACAATCCCTCAACCGTCTCACGTATCACAGTTTTCTCAGTCACTTACGACGAGTCGATTTAGACATTGACGAGTCGAACAAGTTGGTAGGGCCTCACTTGCTTCACGGATCCCAATACGGCCTGTTTGATCCGATCGATGTAGGAGGAAGTGTAGGAATCGACAAGCAAATGGCGATGATGTGTGCTTTTACAAATCCCATTACCAATAGTGTGATGATGAAGTGGCTTCAAGATAACATGCGTGAATCAGACGTAAAAATTAGGTTTCTAGAGGAATGTTCGTTTGAAGATATGCACTGGTTGACCAAAGTCTTTATCAATGGAGTATGGGTAGGCATGGTTCCCAATCCTATTCAGTTTAAAAAGGCCTTTATTACGTCTCGAAGGTTGGGTCTCATTCCACCCTTTATTGGTTTTGCGTTCGACATGAAATACAAGAAGATCTCTATCTCTAGCGACGAAGGGCGTGTCATTCGACCTCTTTTTTACATAGACAAAGGTAAACTGAGTTATGAAACGATGACGGATGTAGAAAAACGAACCTGGAAACAATGTTTGTATGGACTAAAAACGTTGCCGCCTTTTTCTTCTAGAGATGTCATCAAAACCATGAATCCTGAAGAAGACCGCGTCATTTTAGAATATCTAGACAATAGCGAATTAGAGACCTTGTTCATTGCGTCTCGCACTTTTTCACCTGAATGTACTCATCAAGAAATACATCCTTCTCTACTGTTTGGCGTCATGGGAGCACAGGTATTGTTCCCAGAAAACAGCGCATTAGCGCGAAATGACTATAGCTGTATTCAGGGCCGTCAAGCAGTGTCTTTATACCATTCTAATTATATCAATCGAATTGATACTACTGGTGTTGTTCTCAATTATGGACAGAAACCTGTAGTCAAGAGTCGATATACCAAATTCATCAACGGAGAAGAACATCCTTATGGAGAGAATGCGATTGTAGCGATCATGTGTCACACGGGTTACAACGTGGAGGATTCTATCTTGATCAACGAGTCTGCCATTGAACGTGGTCTATTCAAAGTGAGCTATTACAGTATGTATGAAACCTATGAAGAAACGGGAGATGCTTCAAAGATGGAGAAAAGAATCGCGAACCCCGTTGCTTTAGGTGCGACGAACTTAAAACCTGGATACAATTACAACGAATTGGGTGAAAATGGTATCATTAGAGAAGGCACTGTCTTGGACGACAAAACAGTCATCATCGGTGGTGTAAAATATTCAAATGAGAATCCATCTCTTGTTTATGATTCAAGTATCTTTTCAGCAAAAGGACAAACAGGTATTGTCGACAAAGTCTATTTCTCTCAGAATGAAGAGGGACGTCGTATTGTCAAGGTTCGAGTGAGAGAAGAAAGAGAACCAAACATCGGAGACAAATTCTCTAGTCGGTGTGGACAGAAAGGAACGATTGGAACGCGTATTCCAGAAGTGGATATGCCTTTTACCAAAGACGGACTTAGACCGGATTTGATCATTAACCCGCATTGTATGCCTAGTCGCATGACGATTAACCAACTTATTGAGTGTCTCTTCTGTAAGGTAGCCGTAACCAAAGGTTGTGCGGTTGATTCTACTCCTTTCGTCAATCAAGGACCCAAACACAAATTACTCGGAGGATTGTTGAATGAGTTTGACTTACATTCTTCCGGGAATGAGATTTTGTATAATGGGATGACAGGAGAACAAATCGAATCCGAAATATACATGGGTCCTACCTATTATACACGTCTAAAACACATGACCCAGGACAAGATCAATTATCGATCTCGCGGACCTCGTGCCGCACTGACCCGACAAACCAATCACGGACGATCCAAAGACGGCGGTCTTCGTATCGGAGACATGGAACGAGATTCTATCTTGTCTCATGGAATGTCTGCGTTTATGTATGATTCGATGATGACTCGTGGAGATTATTACAAGATGGCCATTTGTAATCAATCAGGCACGATTGCGATTTACAATCGAAGCACGCAGAATTTCTACAGTCCATTGGCGGACGGTCCTCTTCAGTTTGAACAAGTAGACAAGGAAACCTTTATTCCAAATCTTGTAACCAAATATGGGAAGGAATTCAGTATTGTCGAAGTGCCTTATTGTCTCAAGTTACTCATGCACGAACTCACAACGATGAACGTTCAAATGCGTCTGATTACCGCGGATACTGTCGATAGTTTGACTACCGCCGGTAAAAGAAGCTTGGGTAATTTTCAAGCATGGACACAAAAAGATATGCCAGAAGAGACCTTGGAAAAAGCCAAGATCGAGAAAATATTGAATCAACCTTTGTCCGAAGAAGAATACCAAGCCATTGTGTTGGAACCGGAAATAGAGGAATATGATCCCACGCCAAATAACGAGGAACCTATGGTGTTACAGCCCCTGAAAGAGGATTCCGAAGACGAAGAAATGCCTACAATGCCACAAATACAGATGCCCATGTCTCAAGCTCCAAAGCAACAAGCACAGATGCCCATGTCTCAAGCTCCTATGCCTCAAGCACAAAACACTCCTATGAATCAGGATGCTATGCCAATTCAACCCTTGGCTCAACCTGTATTGGTCGAGCCCTCAAATGAACCCTCCAACGAACCTTCTGTAAGTGAGGCTACCGAACAACCGGAGAGAAAAGATGTCAAGAAAATTAGTTTTAAGAAATAAATCACTCAAAGACTGTTCTTGAGTTCTACCATTTTTTGATTGTTATACAGCATGAGCTTGATCTCTTCCTTGATACGGTTCAAACATTCATCGCTTTCTTTGTTGTTCAAATACTTCATAAACTTGTCCTTGAGCTCTTTCTCTGGGTTCGAATCCAGCCATTCCTCTAACATCATTTCTTTTTCTTCATACAATCGATCTAATTCATCCTTCTTGTTCGCAAGGTTCCAGTTAATTCCGTCGTAGACCATAATGTATTTGTCTTTGATATTCGAGATATAGATATTCATGTTTTCGGGTTTCGATGGGTTAAAATGGACCTTTTCTATCATATGTTTCACACAGTGATTTACTTTCTTGATACAACTCTTGTAATCTTGGTCGGTCAAATGCGAGACATCCGTTTCACGATAGGCTAACAGATTAATATTTTGAATATTGGTCGTATTGAACGATCCATGGATCTCCAATTTACCCATGAGTTTTTCAATTTGTTTGGATTGCGTGTCGATCTTCTTTGATTGAGACTCGATCTTCTCGGTGAGTTCTTTTTTTTGTTTTTCCAATTGTAAATTGAGTAAACGAACCAATTCAGTCATATCCTCATCTTTATTTTTGGTACATGTATACTTAATATGTTTAGACAAGGAGGATTTGTGACGATAACTATGTTCACAATATTTACATTTATAGAGACTAACTTTGGCTAACGAAATGCTAACTTTGGCTAACGAAATGCTAACTTTAGGCTCTACGGGTATAGTTATTGTTTTTATTTTGTTTAGCATCTCATGCTTTTTTGAAGACAGATGGCTAGTATAATTGCTCTTTAAAAGTGTAGAAAAATTACATAGTTCACAACAATAATTTGGCATATATATACAATCTTTTATTTTTTATATAATTTCTATTTAAAAAAACAATGAGACATTGGAAAAAACAATATTGATCTTTTTTGACATTAGAATAGATATATTGTTTTTTTAAATATTTATTGTTTTTGTTACCATACTTTTAGAAGAGTTAGCCATTGGAAAAACCAGTTTTGAGGGAGGGAGGGTAGTGAAAAAAAATTATAAAAATAAAATTCGGAAAAAGATTTCTGGAAAAGTTCGATTAAAAGTTTTGTGAAAAGTTTCGTTCGGTTTTCCATATTTAATTCATTTAAAGATATCACACTCTTTTTGTATATGCGTTTTATTTCGCTTTTCATAGCTCGAAACTCTTTACGTGCGGATACGAAACTTTTCTCAAATGGTCCATGTGAGAAGTGTATTTATTTCGAACGCCGCGACCATCCTTTTACGAATTGTCTCAGTCAATGTCGACGGTTTGGAGAATATGATGTTCAAATCAAAAGTGCGACCTATGAATATGCCGATCTTTGTCGAAAGAACGAGAACAAGTGTGGTCCTGCCGGTAAATATTTTGAACCAAAATAATATAAACAAATCTTCTTAGGTAAGGATAGATGAAGTTTCTTTCCATGCTTCTAGTAAACTGCCTAAATTGCTCTCACTATACTCCACTGTATATTGAGAACACATGGGAACTAAGCACTTGTAAAAAATTCAACGACCGATACGCGGACATGTGTCGATTTGACGAAGGGAAATGTGGAAAGCAAGGTCGGCATTTTTTACCCAAGAAAGTCAAAGACCTTCTCTTAGACAATCCAAACAACAAGAATTCTTCGGACGGGTTAAGTTTGTCGATGGATCTTGGCTGTATTTAAGAAATAATAATATTATCGTATTCTATAATGGCTGCTTTAGAACAATTAGAAAAAAGCTTAGAGCGAATAGTCGAGTTAGAAAACGAAGTAAACATGTTGACTGCTAGAATGGACCAAATACAACATGCAATGGACATGGAACCTCGACGCAACGCTGCGGCCTTGAGAGCACATAATGAACTTAAGACTTACCGTAGAAGTGTAAAAGGGAGACTCACTCGTGCAAAGAGTCATCACGGCGGATCTCGGAAAAGCCCAAAACAGGGGTGCAAAAAAACTAGACGAAGACGCTAAGAAATTGTTATGAAGTCGCTTTATTTGAATAAATTAATTAAAGCGATATTGTGTAAGTATTCAAATGTCATGTCTGTTTGAAGGATCAGGTCAAGTTCAACAATTGTCTGTCAAAGAATTGTATCAAGGCATTCTACATCATCTTAAGTCCGTTTGTGTTCCAAATGAATTTACAAATTGTATTCTAGAAGTTCAAAAGTCTAAAGAATCGATTCGACACATCAAGCGTAACTGGTTTGAACTACAGCGACGCAACGTGATAACATTTCCACTCTATTATGGTCCTCCTGGACACATTCGTATGGCAGAATATCCAGAATACTTGTCCGAGCAATTACAGTGTATTCAATGTTTAGCCCCAATTCCTTTAAATACTTCATTCTATATTCAAGCAGAGAACTACATCAAGATTGGCACCCAAGAATGCGCGTTCTGTACAAAACACCCTCATAATCAGAGGATGGATAGCACTACACAAGCCAATGTATGTAGACTTTTGCTGAATACGTTACGTGTCCTTGGTCAGATTGTAGAAGACAGGGCATCAAAACTTGTAAGATTGGAAAGAGAGATGTCCATGGTTTGATAAAATTGAATATAGAGCATCTTTTGTATACTACAGTAAATGCCCTTTTATGCGGTAGCAAACGGATTAACGATTGGTATATTTTCCACATGGAAAGAGTGTCAGAGTTCCGTGATAGGATTTCCTAGCGCGAGATTTAAAAAGTTCGAAACAAAAGAAGAAGCAGAACAATTTATTCGTCCAGATTTAGTGACTAAACATGAAGCATTGGCTAAACATGAAGTGTCTGAAACAAAGTTTGTGTATACGGACGGAGGGTGTTCGAACAACGGAAAACGGAATGCGGTAGCAGGAATAGGTATCTTTTTCGGGATTGGAGATTCAAGGAATGTGTCCAGACGAATCGAAGGCAAACAAACCAACAATACAGCCGAGCTCACAGCCATTCTTGAAGCCTATCCTTTGATTGAAATGGATCTGGATAAACACATTATTGTGAGTGACTCCGAATACGCTATCCGATGCGCAACCTCTTACGGAGAAACCTGTGCGAAGAAAGGATGGCTCGACATACCTAATTTGGATCTGGTTAAACGCGTTTACGAATTGTATCAAGGCAAGCCTGTCCGGTTCATGCATGTCAAAGCACATACGAGTCGAATGGACCCACATTCTATAGGGAATCGTCATGCGGACGCTTTGGCTACGTTGGCCTTGAATTAAAAATTATAGTCCATATGCTTGGATTTCCCTCTGACAATTGGATACAATCTTTCTATATTTCGCTAATTCCGTATTAGATTTCATCAATTCGATTTCAAGCTTTTGTCGTTCCAGTTCCAATATTTTTTGATAAGATACGAATTTCTGTCGTTCTGTTTCGAACGCACACTTCTGTTCGGCTAATTCACAGAATAGTTTATCCTTTTCTTTTTCAATTTTACTATAATCAAACACAAATTCGGATTTGTTTTTTTCATGATAATCAAACATGTCCCATGTTTTATCATAAAACATTCTTCCAAACTGAAAATGTTTGATAACGTTTAATGCTTCTTGAGTGAGTGTATGTGGTCTACTAATAGAGTGGTTTGGTCTAACATAATGTATGATATAATGGTTTCTAAAGAATTGAACTTGTCTTCTTTCGGGAAACCCATATACTCCAAAATCAGCATCGAACACAAATAAAGGTTGTTCAATTTGACCATTAAACGATTTTGCCATTCTTTTACACAGTCAACTATTCTTATAATGTATTCAATTTCTTATAAGTATTTGATTCCGAGATAAAATTGAAAACATTTAAATATCTTTCTTATTCATATAAAATGGAGTCCAAGAGTATTTACCTGAGCAAACTCTACAAGTCTCGGACCAATATGATCTATTATTTGAACGAGATGGGTTATGATTGCTCGTCTTTCGAAAACTTCAGCATGGAAGAGCTGGATGTGCTACAAAAGAACGACAGTCTTGATTTCATGGTTCTGAAGGAGAAGGAGAAGTGTTATGTCAAATACATGACCGAAGATGCGAATACCAAGAATCCAGCCAACAGTGTGAAAAAGCTAAATATTTCGAATATCATTGACGAGATGTTCATGATCGAGGGTATCTTGACCGAAAAAGATACTCTGGTCTTGATCACCAACGAGTATTCGACAGAAAGTATTCACAAAGCCTTGAAAAACATTTGGGAATTGAAGAAGTTGTATGTGGTGTTGTTTGACTTAAAACAGCTTCAAATCAACGTCCTCAAACATAAACTGGTTCCCAAACACATCAAGTTGTTGCCTTTGGAAAAGGTGAATCTATACACAGAGCTGAACATCGAAGAAGATTCACAACTTCCGGAAATAAGCAGGTTCGATCCTGTCGCCAAAACCCTGTTTCTTCGACCAGGTGAAGTGTGTAAAATTATCCGATTTAGCAAGATCTCTTTCACGGATCCCTATTATCGTGTTTGTGTCTCTTAAATATCTATCCTTACTTTATGTGGGATGCTTCTACGAATGATGCTTCTATGAATGATGCTTATACGAATGATGATTCTATGAATCTATACATTCAAGAAAAAATGAGAGCAGATACAGCGCTTGAGGTTAACGAAAATAATCAATCGACATATACCCATGACGTATTGTATTTAGTGTTTAAATTGCTAATGTTTGTGATTTTAGGACTTGTTTTTTATTACTTGTTTAAGAACCAAAATCCAGAGGAGCTCGTAAATCAACTCAAAGAAAAGGCCACAGCTGCGACCAATGTCATGGATCAAGCCGCAAAAGCCGTGAAAGAAAAGATCAAATAATCGTTTGTTTTTCATTTAAAAAAATAGTACAGAGTATAATGGAACAATTGATTGTTTCAGACAAAACCGGATGTTCTACGCTTTTACTGATTGACTACTTTGTTCAAGACAACTCGCTTCTTATAGATTCGACAAATGCTAATACCTTGCCGATTCTATATTCTTATCAATCTTCAAAGATCGAGCTACTGGATGTGATAAGGTCTAAATTTACGACCATTGATCGAATGGGCATCTTGTTTACACAAGGAAACGCAAATCTATTTTTAGACAAAAATCACTTTTTTGTTCAAGAAAACATTGATTTTATAGTAGGGTTGATACGAGATTTTGGTATCAAACATCTGGACTTTTTGGCGTGTGAGACATTGTTGTATCCCGCGTGGATACGTTACTACGAAAATCTTCGGACCACAGGCGTCACTCTAGGAGCATCTAGCAACAAGACAGGGAGTCGTATGTTCGTCTCTGATTGGACCATGGAATCTACTGGGGAAAACATTGAACTTGTGTATTTTACAAAACAAGTGGAACTCTACAAATACTTATTGGATGTTCCCAATAGGGACGAGTGTAAAATGGACGAGTGTAAAATTGACGAGAATGTCAATGAGTAAATCTTTTGAAAAATGCTGGCTTCTAAGAATGCTCATGTGCGTGATCAAGACATTACGTTTCAAGAAGACGGACATATCTATACGATTCGAGGTGATAAGTATTATAAATCTTGTACCACATGGGTCAAGTCTTTCTTTGAAAAGTTCAAGCCCGACGAAATCATCGACAAAATGATGGAAAGTGAACAGTGGCCCTCGAACAAATATTTTGGGATGACCAAACAAGAAATCAAAACCATGTGGAGCGAGAATGGGAAGAAAGCAGCAGAGTTTGGCACCTCCATGCATAAACACATTGAAGAATTTTATAACGGGATAGATCTACCTGCGACCTATCCGATTGAATTGACCTATTTCGCAAGGTTCTACTTGGATCATCCTGAATTGATTCCTTTTCGAACCGAGATGATGATTTACGATGAAGATATACGTATTTGTGGATCCGTGGACATGTTGTTCCGAAACGAAGACGGCTCGCTCAGTATTTACGATTGGAAATTCTCCAAAGAAATCCAGAGTCACTCTTATGGGAAAAAAGGGATGGGACCCATGAGTCACCTGAATGACTGTAACACGACGCATTATTCTCTTCAGCTAAACTTGTATCGCGAGATTCTGGAGAAAAAGTATGGCTTCACGATTCGAGACATGGTTCTTGTGTTTATGCATCGGGATTTGTATGAAAGTTACGTCAAATATCCAGTGGAACGCATCGATCTAACATCCATGCTCGAGTTACGACTTAAAAAATAATCATAACGTATACTATGTTTTGGCTCTTCTATTGGATCTGTTTTTTTATAGGTAAAAAAGAAATAATCGAACCAGATTATTTCTTCTTCGACGAAGAAACTGGAGAGCTCCACTCCTTATAATATATAGAGAACAAACGGTGTAAGAAAGGAAAGATACATGTGAAGTGTCATGTGTATGACTACCCATTGTTTATTGTTAAAATACACGTAGATATGTTCCATAAAAAAAAGAAACAATGTGTTGTATAAACATCCATTATAAACGGTATGATTATACTCATCACAATAGATGAACGTAGATACATAAAAATAGGCTGCGATAAATCGCACTAAAAATAGATCAATGTTCCGGGCGATTCCATATCTTGGATTCTTCCAATAGTTTATGGATGTTAAGAATACAGCAAACATACAGAAAAAAGTAAGATAATCATTATAATAATATGAAACAAGGGATGACAATCCTAGTAAATAACTTGTATAATATAAATAAATCGTATATTCATTTTTCAATGGATTCAATTCACTTGAAGGGTTCATACTGATTATAGAGATTAGGTTTTATAAAATATACCGATTAAAGAATGTATAAAACAAAGGGAGTAAAGATAGAATAAAAATGAACCCCCATATGAACGACAATCCATTTTGGATTCTTACGTTCATACAATAGATGTTCTACGATAAAGAGGAAAATCACATTGTATAGTCCATATTTATATATTTCACGAGAAAATTCATCCTTCTTCAATAGCGTATCTATATAAAAATAAAGAGCAAAACATCGACATAAAAAAAGATCTATTTGACGTCCAATCCCATCTACTGTATTGGACCAATAGTTTAACGACGACAAGAACAAAATAAACATCAATAAAAACGAATAATAATCGTTGTAATATAGACATATCGTGGAAGATAAACCTATAAAACCGCTTGAATATAATAAATATCGCGAATATTCATAAGGCAAGGGTAAAGAACATGCCAATTCATGGTCCATTATAGTATTGATCTCTTTTAATTTGTTTGACTAGTCGAATAGATAATCGTGTTGTATCCCGTTTGATAATAAGCATCGGTAGAAATGTATAGAGTATCACTTAAACGTCCATCCGCAACGGCTCCGCTAAGTCCGGTAGTAAATACGGTTGAATTGGTGTTGATCCAAGTTTTCCCATCAAACGAATACTTCATGGTAGGACTATTTTCTGCGAAGATGATCCATTTATCTCCTGTCCAAAGAAGACCTCGCGGTATTCCATTAAAGGTAGTATAGATGACCGACGTCCAAAAGATTCCATCGACGGAATAGGCGATTAGATTGGATGGATCTCCAATGACGCCAAACAAAGTTCCGTTCCATACGACAGCACGACCTCTTGTAATGTCCGAAGTCGCTCTTGCCCAAACGATCCCGTCATACGAATAACAGGGTGACCCGTTTCCGACAGCTACCCAAACGGTTCCATTCCACGCGATCCCGTAACACACTTCTCCAAATGGAGTAGCGGCATTTGCCGTCCACTGTGTTCCATTGTAAGAATAGGCCATGGTATTAGTTCCATACCCTCCGGCTATCCATAGGTTTCCATTGGTCGCAAAGGTTAAACAACCTGTGGTAAAAATAGAAGTTCCAAGACCCGTCCAATTTAATCCATCCGAAGAGTAAGCCAGAGTATTTGTTCCGAATCCTCCAGCGACCCATAGGTTGTTGTAATACAACAGACCTTGGCAATCACTGAATAGTGTAGTGCTTAAACCAGTCCATGTGAATCCATCATAAGAATAAGCCAACGAGTTGGTTCCTTTTCCACCTGCGACCCATAGGGTCCCATTGTAAAAGGCAGTGCCACCCCATAGATCAAATATGGTTTTACCGAGTCCTGTCCATGTAATCCCATCGTTTGAATAGGCCAGGGTATGAGTCCCAGACCCACATGCGATCATGGGTTGATAGAGACTGAAAGAAGTAGCTTCGCCGGTCCAATCTGACCCAATCGCGGTTCCCCAGTCTGTAAATATTTTATTAGGATTTGTAGTCCAGTTGATTCCGTTGGTCGAATAGGCCATTTGAGAGGTTCCAGACCCACCTACCACTACCCACAAATATCCATTCCAACTCACATACATTGCTCCCGCATATAATACCCCCGTGAAAAAGGGTAAATCATATAAATTCCATCTTTTCCCATCGTAAGAATAGGCTCCCTTTTGACCACCTACCATGACCCACATGGTTCCATTGTTTGCGACATCATGCGGAGTAGTAGTAAATAGAGTCCCTAGTCCTATCCATACGATCCCATCATAAGAATAAGCAATTTGATTGTTTCCCGATCCACCTGCCACAAACATGGTTCCGTTCCAGCTCACACACATGCCTGTTGTAAAAATACTTAATCCTAAACCCGTCCAAGAGGTTCCATTGTCAGAATAAGCAATCGAATTAGTCCCATTTCCAACCGCAACAAATCTTTTTCCATTACTTGCCATTCCATAACAAGTATCTGTAATGATTGTTTTGTCTCGACCCGTCCAGTTAATTCCATCTGAGGAAGAGGCAAGTGAAAAGGATGTAGCACTTGAAACTCCTCCTGCTGTCCATAGGGTTCCATTCCAAGCAAGACAAATCCCTAACCCCATAATATTGTTAGCAGTATTCCCAAACCATTTAATGCCATCATAAGAATAAGCAAAATTATAGTTTGAATAACCAGTCGCAACCCATAAGATTCCATTCCATCGAATAGAATAACACCTATTTGAAAAGATGGAATTTCCTATTCCTTTCCAACTAATTCCATCGTAAGAATAAGCCAACGTGTTGACTCCTTCTCCACCAGCAATCATCATGCGTTTTTTGATCTTGATACTATTTTCGTAGGCATTATTATTAGATACTCCATAAATAAGGGAGGCCATGTTGGACCCTAACCCTGTCCAGGTGATTCCATCGTAAGAATAGGCCAACGAATGGGTTCCTTGGCCGCCCGCGACAAACATTTGTCCGTTCCAGGATATCGAAAATCCAAGTGTAGAAAAAATAGATTTTCCGAGGCCATTCCATAACATTCCATCATAGGAATAAGCCATAGTATGAATGGGTCCGTTCCCTAACATCACAAACACTGTGCCGTTCCATGCGACATTATAGGCGTTTGTAAATAGAGTGGTGCCTAGTCCAGTCCATTGAACCCCATCATACGAATAGGCAATTGTATTTGGTGGCGAGGATCCTTCGCCTCCAGCTACCCATAAGGTCCCATTCCAAGCAGCACCATCTCCTTCCTTTAGAATTGAAAGACCAAGACCTGCCCAGTTAATACCATCATAGGAATAAGCGAGTCCATTTGTCCCTGAGCCACATGCTATAAACATTTTTCCATTCCATCCGATCCCTCCACACCAATTCGAAAAGATACTGTTTCCTAATCCAATCCAATTGATTCCATCATAGGAATAGGCCAATGTGTTTGTAATAGAACCACCTGCTACCCAAATGGTGCCATTCCAAGCGAACGCAAAACAACCTGTATTAAAAATAGTCATACCAAGTCCGGTCCACGTAATTCCATCGTAAGAATAGGCCAGCGTGTTAGTCACAACTCCTCCAGCTACCCACATGCGTCCGTTCCAAGAGACACAACGTCCATCATTCAGAAAGATTGAATTGCCGAGACCATTCCAGTTTATGCCATCGGTAGAATAGGAAAGCGTATTTCCGGATGACCCTGCCGCAACCCACAAGTTCGGTTTCTTTTTACCAAACGTCAGCGTCGTGTCTCCTACATTAGATACACCGTCTAAGGTGACTTGAATATTTTTCTTGTAAAGATTTTTGCCAGAAATTGCAAGGGTTTGACAAGTAGTCGTGGGTCGAATCGTAACACTTTGGATAGAGGATTTGTCAATGTCGTCTATGATATCTTTATCTTTGTAGATAAATCCAAGTCCCTTGCGTGTCACAGTCAATTCTACTTTGAGTGGATTGGTCGATGAATTCAGATTGGATGTAATGGTGGTTGTTCCACTGCTTAAAAACGTGATCTGATTCCTAGAGACTGTTGCGACCGATGGATTCGAACTTACGAAAGAGGTTCCTTCTAATGGAATTGGGATAGAGCCGACGTCCAAATTTACCGATAAATAGGCCACACTTGAACTAACGGTAAAGGTAGAACTTCTTGTAGCTTGTAAGTAATTCGACGTAGTTGCTTGTGTCGCAGTAACGGTTACCGTGCCTAACCCTACGAGTGTGGCAATATTGCTGGAAACAGTAACGATGGAGGTGTTTGAGCTAGTATAACTAAAAGATCCAGAGCTATTGGAACCAGGAGGAGTAATGGTGAACGGAGGATAGCCAAGGGTTTGATTTTGGACGGTAAAGGTGCCAAGTGTGGGTGTGGTTTTATTGATAGTAAATGTAGCCGTTGTGGAAGCTTGTAAGTAATTGACCGTGGTTAACTGTGTTGCTGTAATGGTGACAGAACCTCCGCTAACTACCGTAAGGGTTGAACCCGAGATAGAGGCAATCGTAGGATCTAAACTAGCATAGGTAAATACACCATTGCTATTCGAGGTAGGCGAAACAATAAGGAAAGGAGAAGCACCGAAAGTGACCGTTGAAATGGTAAATGCCCCAAGAGTGGGCGCGGCTTTATTGATGGTAAATGTAGCCGTTGTAGAAGCTTGTAAGTAATTGACCGTGGTTAACTGTGTTGCTGTAATGGTGGCCGAACCGACATTTAATACCGTAAGAGTTGAACCTGATATTGTCGCGACACCTGTGTTAGAACTGGTATAGGTAAAGGATCCGATGCTATTGGAGGTAGGAGGCGTAAGGGTAAAGGGAATAGATCCGAAGGTTACGGTTGAAACTGTAAAGGTGCCAAGGGTCGGCGTGGCTTTATTGATGGTAAACGTAGCCGTCGTCGATCCTTGAGCATAGGTAGCATCGGATGCCTGAGTCGCCGTAATCGTGACCGAACCGGCGCTAACTACCGTAATTGTTGAACCAGAGATTGTCGCGATCGACGTGTTAGAACTAGAGTAAGTAAAGGCTCCAGTGCTATTGGAGGAAGGCTGCGTAATAGTAAAGGGAGACGCGCCAAAGGTCACCGTTGGAACGGTAAACGTGCCAAACGTTGGAACAGGAACGTTTACTACACTGAGTGTGGAGCTAATCGATGATGTCCACTGTGACGCGGTAATCGTAGTGGTTCCAAGAGATTTTACAGTGACTATGTCATTCTCTACTGTCGCTACGGCCGGGTTCGAACTGGTATACGTGAAATCACCCGTTCCCGTAGACAAAGGTTTCTCTATCGTAAACGAAGTTACAGATTGACTCTTTGTCAAATTGGGAAACTGGCTTAACGTATAGGTTCCAGAAAAAGCAGTATCGGTATAGAGCGAATTGATGGCGGTCTGATCCAGTGGCGTATTCCACATTTGAAATGCGTGAACTGCTCCATCTACTGCGTTATTTACTTCATTTGGCTGATTGGATCTGAAAATAAAATTAGAAGATCGCAACCCAACGATTGGATGGACAGGAGGATTTTGGAAAAAAGATCCATAAGCAGCATTGGTATAATTGGAAGAATCTAGTGTCGTGACAAGTGTCTTGTTAATATAAAATCGATAAGTGAGTCCATCCGCACTGATAGTCCATACCAAATGTCTCCACACGTTATCGTTATAATTCGAGATGACATTGGTGGGCAACACGCTATAGAAACCGACATTATTGACAAAAATACCAAGGTTTGATCCGTTCGTAAATATACCAATAGTATCATTCGTAGGAATATCTGTTCCAAAATCAAAAATACGATACCACTGGGGGTTCGCGTTAGACCTAAACCACATGGCAAACGTTAGACCTGTTTGTTGGATACTAAATGCCGGGTAAATAATGTAATTACGGTTGGTTGGGGTGGAAACCAACATAGAAGTTTCTGTGCCAAGACGTTCTCTCGCATATTTTGGTATCAGGGATCGGTTGGTCGCGAGGCTCCATGAACTGTTCATTGACCATGTATTGTTGATAGTCGTTTGATCTATCGGATAATTGTAGAATTGAAAGTCCTCGATGGATCCATTGAGCGCCGCATCTTGTGAATAGGTTGATTTCCCCAGAAAATTAGTATCTCTTACAAGGGTTGACGATGTTACGGGATGGAAGGGACCCGTTGTGTTAGATTGGTTTGGACTATAGGATGCTTTGTTGGCTGAGGTTACGCTTGCCTGTAACACTCGGTTAATATAGATGTTCCAAGTAAGTCCATCCGCACTAATGGTCCAAACTACATGTCTCCATACATTGTCATTACAGCCTGAAAAAACATTATGTAGTTGAAAATAGATAGATCCACTAGTTCCTACAGATAACGCAAGATTGCCTGATACGATTGCCATTTGAATCGCATGCGTTTGTGAATAACCTAGTCCTGTGCCAAAGTCTATCAATCTAGACCAATCAGGAGTACTGTTTGCTCTAAACCAAAAAGCAAAAGTCAGTCCCTTGTTTTCTAGGATAAAGGATGGATAGATGATCCAGTTTGGACTGGCCGTCGTAGAGACCAACAATGATTTTTCTGTCGAGAGAGGCGTCCGTCCATAATTCGCCGTAAGAGATCCTGCTGTATCCATGAGCCCATAGTAAGAAGCCAAGTAGTGTTCTACTTTTTTCTTTTCCGTGTCACTTAATTCTCGACTGTATAGTATAATATCTAGAACTTGACAATCACTCGATTCTCCAAACATACCAGCATAAACAGTGATCACAGGTATAGATTTGTCTCCAGTGGTTGTATTTGTTCCGCGTAGGATTCCATTTGAATAATATTGTGTAGGGACATCTGTACCAATAAAAAAATTCATTCCGTGTATGTCGACCTGTGGAGTGATAAATGTATGATTGTGATAAGCCACTCCTGCCTTTCCATCCCAATGTCCTGATAAAAAATTAGTGCTTACTCCATCTATAATTCTTTTCTTTGTTGCGCCGCTATAACGCGTTACAGTAAACAAAGTGTATAAGGATAATATATTGTTACCAAAACTTACACTACCCGTTGTATCAAAAGAAACAACACTTGTGGGTCTGTATTTTTTGTCACCTACGTGAGTTACAGAAGACACATTTCCTGACGCAGTTACACTATTGCCAATGACAGATTCTTTCCATTGTTTGTTTACAAAATCAGACGCCTTGAAACGTCGATGGAGTCCACTCGTGACAGGATTTGGTAATGCCATATAAGCATCGTTCAAAATCATGTTGGACGAGGCATTGTTGTACCGATAATAGAAATCAGCCATACTATTATCAGAGATTTAATAGAGCGTTCCTTTGACACCAATCGATAGGTTTTTGTATCCATTTTGAGAAACCTCCGTTGAAAAACTTAAAGAGTCAGACGTGATTTTGTAGTCGGTTTGACTGGCTACACCGAGTCCGATCGCTAAGTCTGTTGTTCCTAAACCGACCCAGTTTTTACCATCGATCGAATACGCAATCGAGTTTGTTCCGGATCCTGATGCGATCCATTTGTTTCCGTTCCAAGAGATCCCATACCCGTATAAAGAAAAAATACTAGCGCCTAGCCCGGTCCAGGCAAATCCGTCATACGAATAAGCCAAAGTATTTAAACTAGATCCTCCCGCTACCCACATGAATCCGTTATAAGCAATCGCATTGGAGGAAGCAAACATGAGTTTACCTAACCCGGTCCAAGATTTTCCGTCATACGAATAGGCCATACTATCGTTTGTGCCTAGACCTGTCGCGATCCACATCGATCCACTGTAAGCGATGGCATAGACGGACTCAATGGGACAAGTTGAATAGATCCAGATGATTCCATCGTAGGAATAGGCTATTGAATTAGTACCAGATCCTCCTGCGAGAAACAGTGTTCCGTTCCAAACGATTCCATACACTTGGGTAAACGTGCTTGAAACAGGTATCCAGGATAGACCATTGTAAGAATAAGCCAACTTATTTGTCCCCGCTCCTCCAGCGACCCAAAGGGTACCATTGTAGGCGATTCCCCTAACATTCTCACTAAATATCGTTTTTGAACTTAACACAGGATTCCATGTAATTCCGTCTGAAGAATAGGACATAGTATACGTTCCAATACCACCAGCTATCCATAGGGAACCATTGTGCGCGGCACATAGTCCCTGACTGAGTCTAGGGGTAATCGCCTGTGTCCAGGTGAACCCATCTAGCGAATAGACAATCGATTTTGTGTCCGAACCACTTCCTCCAAGGGCGACCGAGGGTTGAGACATATAAAGGTAGGTGTCGGGCTCGACAGCGTCATACGCAAACCAATTTGTGGTGGTAGTGAAAAGGCTAGAAGTTAAAGTGAACCAGGAAAACCCATCATAAGAATAGGCGAGCCGTATTGTGCCTAAAGCACCCGCAATCCATTTTTTTCCATCCCAAAAAATATTCACAATCTGACTTGAAAAAGGCAAATTAGGGACGGAAAACCACATTTTACCATCGTAGGAATACACCATTTTATTCGACGTTCCTACCGCAAGCCACAGGGTTCCATTCCAATTTGCAGAATAAAATCGGTCCCCTAGCAAGGTCGTGTTTCCGCCGGTAGAACTAGTGCCTGCCGTCCAGGTCTTTCCGTCGACAGACCAGCAAAGAGAATGGGTCCCTTCTCCACACGCTACAAATAGACGTCCATTCCATTTTACACCAAAGCCATAAAGAGTAAGGGGAGGATTGGTTACGGCTGTCCAAGAGGTGCCATTCGTAGACCAGGCAATCGTGTTTGTCCAATAACCGACAGCAACCCATATTTTTCCATTCCATGCGATACCGTGACAGGTATCTGAAAAAGGGGAAGAGATCCCTGTAAAGGATGTTCCTGTGGTTGAAGTGGCTAGTTTAAAGGTTCCTTGACCTCCCGCAACCCATAAAGAACCGTTGAAAGCAGCAGAACTTCCCCAATTGCTAAAGGGTTTTCCGATTCCATTCCAAATAATACCATCCAGCGAATAGGCCATCGTATGATTGGTTCCGTCTCCTAGCGCTATCCATAAATTTCCATTGTATACTACACCTCTACCGTAGGAACTGAATATAGACGATCCAAGACCTTTCCAGGTGAAACCATCGTAAGAGTAGGCGAGTGTATTTGTTCCCTGACCCGCAGAAACATATGTTCGCTGTTTGACCACGATTTGATTTTCGAGAGTGTTGTTATGTGCGACAGAATTACGCAATGCCGAAAACGGATTTGTAATTGTAGACCATTGGATACCGTCATAAGAATAAGCCATGGTGTTAGAGCCAGATCCTGACGCGACGAACATGGTTCCGTTCCAAGTGACTCTTCTTCCTACAGAAAGAGCGCTTGTGCCTAGTCCATTCCATATAGTGCCGTCATAGGAATAGGCAATCGAATGTAATGTGCCCGAACCTACAATTACCCATACCTTACCATTCCAGACAATACCTGATATATACGTATCCATGGGCCCTTTCCCAAGTCCTGTCCAATTGAGTCCGTCGATAGAAGAGGCCAAATGATGGGTTCCTGATCCTACCGCGATCCATAGGGTTCCGTTCCAAGCCACAGACCTTCCACTTCCTCCACTAAACACTGCGGTGCCAGATGCGGCCCAGTTGATTCCGTCAAAAGAATAAGCCAATTGATAGGTGCCTGTGCCACATCCTACCCACTGTCTTCCATTCCACGCAATACTGTTACCATTTGTGCTGAATGTGGTCGAAGCTCCTCCACATACCGTCCATCGATTCCCATCAAAAGAGTAAGCGAGTGGTTTCACACTGTTTTGAATCGAGGCGACAAACAATTTTCCATTCCATACAATGTCTGTAAACCAAGAGGAAGTTGTAATAAGGCCCGAATTCTTTTCCGTCCAATTGATCCCGTCATAAGAGATCGCAAAGTCATTGGTCCCTCTTCCGACCACGATCCATAGGGTTCCGTTATACGCAACCCCTATTCCTTCTAATCCAGAGCTTAACCCTTTCCATTCTATACCATCGTAAGAATATCCAATCGGATAAGCCCCTTGTCCTACGGAGACCCACATCGGCTTCTTCGACTTTCCGAAACTGACTTGTGTGTCTCCCACTTGCGAAATTCCGTTCATCGTCAAATTGATGTTTTTTTTATAGACATTCACCGTAGTTCCGAACCCGATAGACTGAATACCCTGTTTAATATTTACAGTGTGTTGTATATTTCGAAGTATCGCTTCATTCACATCGTAGGCTTTCCCATTCAGAGTCACCAAATAATTCGTGTTGGATGAATTGTTCGATACAGAGGTCGAGTAACCTGGTTGAACTACTGTCAACGTTGCTCGAATGGTCTCTGAGAATTGTAACGCGGTAAGGGTCGTGATGCCAACACCAACCAACGTGACTACGTTGTCCACAATCGTGGCGACCGCTGTATTGGAACTCGTAAAGGTAAAGGTTCCAGAACCGGTCGAAGTAGGATTCTGAAGGATAAAAGAGGGTGTCCCGTAAAGCTTTTGAATGTCCGGAAAATTGGACAGAGTATAAGTGCCATTGAATGCTGTTTCTGTATAGAGCGCATTGACCGCGGTTTGGTCCAGAGGCGAATTGTATAGCTGAAACGCATGAATAGAAGCATCCATATTGTTGTTAGCTCCTGGATAATTGCTATTCAAAAGATAATTCGAAGATCTCAAGACAGTCGTTGGATGAAATGGAGCTAATGGACTCACTGAGGAATAGTTATTCATATTGGATGAGGTGATCGTAGATTGGAGTGCTTTGTTGATATAAATCTTATAGGTTAACCCATCTGCACTAATCGTCCATACTAAGTGTCTCCATTGATTGTTGGTAATCCCAGAAAAGGCATTGACTACTTGAAACGCACCACTTCCTCCTGCGTCGCCTGTGCTATTAAAAACGGCGATTCCTAAATTGTTTCCAACGATTTCAGCAATAATATTATCTTTTCCAACTCCATTTCCAAAATCAAATAGTCTGGAGTAATTACTATTCGTACCTGCCTTGAACCAGAACGCAAACGTCATCCCTGTTTGCGCAGCATAAAACGATGGATAAATCAGGTAATTAGGGTTGGTTGGAGTAGAAACCAACATGGAGGTCTCTGAGGGAAGTCTTTCTCTAGAATACTTTGGCAAGAGCGCACCACCCGTGTCCATGTTCCAGGTGTTGTTGATCATATATTGGTCTAGCGGATAATTGTACATCTGGAAGTCGTCAAGGGCTCCTGTTAACAAAGGGTCAAATAATGTCCAGTTTGATTTCCCCAAGTAATTCGAGGTTCGCATCAAACTTTCAGGGTGATAAGGACTCGCGTTTCCGGTAGAGTTATAATCCGTATAATTGGATAAAGTAATTGTCCTCTGTAACACACGATTGATGTACACTTTCCAGGTAAGCCCGTCCGAACTGATGGTCCAGACCAAATGCCTCCATACGTTGTCGTTACAATTTGGATAAACATTTTCTAATTGACATGTTTTACTTGTTCCATATACAGATAAAAACAAATTTCCATTATAGATACCCGCCAAAATGTTATAATTGCTTTGACCATTTCCAAAGTCAATCAACCGTGTCCAGTTTCCTGGACTGTTTGATTTAAACCACATCGCAAACGACAATCCGGTTTGAGCAATGTAAAACGATGGGTAGGTAATGTAATTGTCTGCGTTCGAGACCAGCAAAGAGGTTTCTGTGGCCAGCTTGGGTCGATTATAGATGGGTGTAATTGGACTGGTCACATTCATGAACCATGGAAAGTTAATGGATTCTGGACCAATTTCATTATTGAACATTCGGAATTCATCGATGGATCCACTCCATGCGGAGCCACTCCAATCACTTTTTCCAATATAGTTATTGGTTCGTAAGATACTTCTTGGATGAACGGGACCCAAAAGATTGCCTCCGATTCCATAATTGGATGCGTTGGTGGATGTAATAGTAGCCTGTAGCACGCGATTGATATACACTTTCCAGGTAAGCCCATCCGCGCTAATAGACCAGACAAAATGTCTCCACTCATTATTGTTACATTTTGGAAAAACATTCTGTAACTGAATGTTTGTGATAGTTGAACTAATTGAATAGGCTCCAATTCCCAGATTACCATTGACCATATAAGCAAGTATATTGTCGGACTGGGATCCATTACCAAAATCAAACAGTATTGACCGGGTGCTCGAGCTACTGTCTGTTTTAAACCACATGGAAAAAGAGAGACCTGTCTGAGTGATTTGAAAGGTGGGGTAGACAATCCAATTGGGCGAAGCCGTCGTAGAGACAAGCAATGAGGTTTCCGTGGTGAGCGGGATTCGACTGTAATTGGCTGTCAGATTGCCCGACAGATCCAAGAGTCCATAATAAGAAGACAGGTATTGTTCTACTTTCTTTTTCTCCAGATCCGATAAGAGTCGATTATAGATCAAGAGATCCAACATTTGACCGTCACTAGGTTGATTGTATCGAGTTCCGTTTATAGCTAAAGGAGGTAGCCAAGTTAAGCTATAGATCGGATTAGGTTCAATAATCGATCGTCCGTTTACGCTATACACATTTGCGGTATCTGTGCCCAAAAAGAAATTGGTTCCAAAGCCCTGGTTTGCTGCCACTAACCATCCTTCTTTAAAGGATACACCGGTGTCTCCGCCATTATGCCCGCTAATAAAGTTAGCAGTGGTTCCATCGATGATTCTTCCTTTGTTCGTGCCACTATATCTCGTAATCACAAAGAGAGTATAGTTTGTCAACGTATCGTTGTTAAAGGTAACTTTTCCAGTCGTGTCGAATGAGACTACTGGAGTGGTTCTGTATTTTCTATCTCCGACATGTGAAACTTTTGTGATGGTTCCAGTTGCGGTAACGGTCGTTCCTGTCACAGAATCCGTCCATACTTTGGTTGCCGAATTGAAATTGGAAGCACTGAATCGACGATGGAGTCCACTTGTGACTGGATTGGGTGAAGTTAGATACGCGTCGTTTAAAAGTAAATTTAAACTGGCGTTGTTGTAACGATAATAAAAATCAGAAGATTTATTGGATATAACACACAACCTTGCTGTAACCGTGGCCGAATTATAATTATTAGCGCTTGCTTGAGTCGCGGTAATGGTGGAAGAGCCGATTGTGATCAACGTGGCAATATCTCCGGATAAAGTCGCGACAGAGGTATCGGAGCTTGTATACGTGAACGCACCGGAGCTAGTAGAAGTAGGTGGATAAATCTTCACGGTATTATAATATTGATAGGCGACCGCAATCGTAAATGTGCCTAAAACAGGATTGACTGCGGTAATGGTATACGTTGCTGTAATGGTCGCAGAACTATAAATAGTTGTCGCCGCCTGTGTAGCAGTGATCACTGTGCTACCTGCGGATAGAAGATTCAATGTAGTGCCGCTAATCGTTGCTACCGCAGTATTGGAACTGGCATAGCTAAACGCGCCGTTACTGTTGGATGTAGGAGGAGTCATTGTGACCATCGACCCAAATGGATAAGATTGATTGAAGAAATTACTTAAGGTAGGAGTCAGTGGGGTAATGGTATACGTTGCTGTAATGGTTCCAGAAGTGTAACTGCTAGTGGAAGCTTGAGTTGCGGTAATGACGGTGCTACCTGCGGATAGAATATTCAACGTAGTCCCGCTAATCGTTGCGACCGCAGTATTTGAACTAGTATACGTAAACGCTCCACTGCTATTCGAGGTAGGTGCTGCGATCGTATTCACTGTGCCATACAAATAGGTTTGATTCGAGAAATTACTTAAGGTAGGATTAATCGTTGTGGGTGTGGGTGAGATGGAAAAACTTTTATTTTGATAGGTCGTGATATCCGTCACGGTTGTATAGACCGAATTAGGAGAAGTAAAGGTGCGTGTGGTTAGCAAATCGGCTACATTGATATTGTTGGCCGAATTAGATGACCCAAAAGATAGACCCATGGTGATGGGATAAGACGCAGATGAATTTTTTACAAAGGTGCCATAATCGATTGTAATTAATCCGCTATTTGCGTGTCCAGAAAGGTATAAAATCACTTTCACCTGAACGGGACCTTCCCTTTGGTTATTATAAGATAAGTTGTAATAGATTTCAAATGTATTGGATACTTGTTTGTATTTGATGAAATGACCACTACTTATAATGATATAGAAATCCGAGTAAAAAAAAATCGCTTTCATGGTATTCATACTTGAAGTTGGAATGGTAGCACCAAAATAAACACTTACGTCGTTAAAAGAGATATATCCATTGGAAGAGATATAGATCGTTGAATAGTTCGTTCCATCGAATGGAAATGTATTCCCGGACAATATAATTGATCTTTTCACATCGAGTCCGTCGCTTGTCGTCGCACTTGTATACGTCGCATCACTACTACTTGGAAATGCAAAATTACTTGTGATAGCTTGCCAAGTATAGGATGTCATACTATTAAATAAGAAGATATAATTAAAAATATTGTTTACTATTAATGGCACAAATCGCAATACCTTTAGTAATTGTGGGAGCGCTTTACTTGATGTCGAATGAAAAGGAAGGAAAAGAGGGATTTGAAGGAACAGATCTCCGAGAACCAGATCAATTGCTGCGAGACAATACAACCGATTTTCGTAATAGCTATGCTAAGTCAAAAGATACCATGAACAACGAAGGCACCTATTCCCAGTATCAAGACAAATACTTTTTAAAAAATGCCACTCAAGGAGATCCTTTGTTTAACAATGTTGAAGAAGCAAAATTTGTCTCTTTGAATGGTGATACCAGACCTAATAAAGAGGTCAGTCACAACAACATGACCGTCTTTTATGGATCTAAAAGTTATGGTGCTTTACCTGATTCTGAATTCAGTCGTTCTACCTTAGACAACTATAGCGGATTAGGAACCTTGTCGATCGAAAAGAAAGAAATCAGTCCTATGTTCAAACCAGAGTCCAGTGTGCAAAATGTTTACGGAAACCAGAATCAAAATGACTTTTACCGTAGTCGTGTGAATGAATCTTGGCGAAAGGCCAACACCACGCCATGGGAACAGGTGAGAGACAATAAAGGAGAAGTGGGTTATAATTGGGCAATGGCGGATCGAGACAAAACTATGCCCAAGTCTGTGGATGAAATGCGTGTGGCCAATAATCCAAAGGCGAATTATTGTATGGATTATCAAGCACCCGCTTACGACCCCAAGGCCATTTCACTCGAAATGAAACCCCAAGATCGAATGGGCAAGTTTGTGAAAAAGGGTCCAGACACCTACCATGTCAATAATTCTATGCAAATGATGGGCACGCCTGGCGGACAAGAGAGACCACGAATCGCACCAGATCAAATGCTTACGGACGAACAACGTGACACAACGAATGTAGAATACTACGGTGCGCGAGGCACAGATGACATTGGCTATACGAACAAGGGAGATGCTGGCTATGTCCGTAGACAACAGCTGAGGTCAGACACCGTGCTCAATGTGGCCAATTCTACATTCAATCCAATGAATGGTGAAAATTATGGAAAAAGCGGATACAAATCGCTTACAAACAATCGAGACAATAACACGGATTATTTTGGATCTATACAGGGTGCTTTTCTTGCGAACATAGTCAATCCTTTGGTCAAAACATTGAAACACACCAAGAAAAAAGATACCGATGCTCCCGTGACCAATTTGAAGGGAGCCCCTAGGTCGATTGTGTTCAATCCCAAAGAACATATGCCCGTCACGAATCGTGAAATGAATACGGAGAAGATTGGATTCAACCATTTGTCGTTTGAGCGCCAACAAGGCACGGGGTATCAAGTGGCAAATCCATATCTGCCAGCCACCCAACGTCCTAGCACGAGCGCCGAAGTGTTTGGACAGGCGAATGGAACCGATAAATTCCGTTCTTATGGTGCAGAATACAACCAGAGAAATATTCAAAAACCCTACGAGAATCGTATACCTAATGGAAACGCCAAAGAATTTCAAACCGAACGTAACTTCAAGACTTTTAACAAGGAACAACAGCAAACGTATCAGACAATGACGTTACGAACCAACACACCCCAAGTGAACTTCATGGGCGAACAAACCAAAAATGTGACCTCTTACGAAAACATTCAAGAAAACTACAATCACTCGGATCTACTCAAAGCCTTTAAATCGAATCCTTATACCCAACCTCTTGGAAGTGTTGCGTGATAACCATTTAATGACCTCACGCTATATTGATTAGAATGATATGGAATGAAGATTTGGTCGTGAAAGTGTTAATTGTCTCTTTCTTGATATTTATTTACAACGCAACTATGCATACAAAAAGAAGTGTTGAATTTGCCAACAGTAAACATATCAGTCAATGACATTACGAACCCATGTCACCTCTTACGAGAACATTCAAGAAAACTACAATCACTCGGATCTACTTCAAAGCCTTAAAGCCCCAACCTCTTGGAAGCGTTGCTTAATCTCTCCAGTATATACAATGTGTTGGAACGCAGACATATCCTTGAATACCTTTATCTTTGGTTGTTTTGCATTGATCTTTATATTTATTACCAATACGTATACCAAATACAAGACTCCAGAGTTTGATCATCCAATCATGTATCTTTTTATATTTTCGGTGATTATTGTTCAACTGATAGAGTATTTTTTATGGAAAAATTTGAATAACAAAAAAGCCAATCGATTTTACTCTCAACTTTTGTTCTGGAATGTGATATTGCAGCCCTTTGTAATCATGCTCATGATCAAAGACACCTTTTTACGAAATCTACTTGCTGGAATATATGGATTCATTACACTTATGTATGCCCTCATTCATCCATATTTAAAAAGATCACCCGCGTTTTATACAACCGTAGGTAAAAATGGACATCTTGTATGGGAATGGTCTCGTTTAATAAACAACGTCTATGATCTATTTGTATTTGGGATTTTGTTATCTTATACAGTAGCCATTTTATTAATAGACAGTTACATTATTCGTATGATTGGTCTTGTTTGTTTGTTCTTGTCTCTTTTATTTTATTTTAAAGACGGAACCTTTGGTAGTATGTGGTGTTGGTCCTCAAACATCTTTATGCTTTATTTTGTTGTCAATATCTTACTCATACAGCCGTTTATAGAATACAACGGACTGTGTTAAAATTGATCTAAATACAACCATTGATAAGTATTTAAAATGTCATCGAATCTTACCGAAATGGAACCCATGATTCTTACAGACGAAAATACCATCGGAAATGAAGTTCAACAACACGGGTTCAAATGGGAGAAACAACTGCTTCAGGTATACGGCGCCACTCTCGAAGAAATAACCAATATCAACTATACCTGTCCTCATGATTTACCTTCGCATCTGAATCGTCTCGATGGATCTAACCTCTCGATCAAAACAACAGGTAAAGCAAACACGGTATGTATGGCAGATGTGTGTCGTGTATTCGACTCGGTCAGTAGCGGGGAACCCATTCATGTGGTAGTCATACACTATGTTCAAAAGGGACATCTCAAATCGATTGTCTCCATTGTTGAAATGGACTTGACGAATTCGAAAGAGCTACTCTTTGGTTCTCTGACTCGTTTACACGTAGAAGAGCTGGATGCTCTTGTAAAATTGGTTCCGAGCAAGCGAAAACCAACACAAGAAGAGAAAAATACTCATAAACGGTTACGAGATTCCCTACAAGCTTTTTCGGGAGCCATCTATTTCAATATCAAGTGTAACAGCACACAGAGTCGTGTTCAATGTTCCTTCAATCAGTTTCAAGACTTTATCAAAAAGAATCCAGAACGCGTAGTCGCTCGAAGCGATTCGCATGAATTTCGCGGTGGGTCAATCGATCCGGAGATTGTTTCTAGACGCCGCATATTTAAACCGAAAGTAGAACATTTAGCACACGATTGATCTCGCCTTTGGATAGGCTCCTTGGACCCACGGTGTTGCTTGGAAAGGTATGTGCATTGATTTTTTCTAGGATGGGTTCGATTGATCCTGGAACATCCAAGACAATAAAGTAATGAGATTGGATGCTATACGCATGTCCATTGTTCGGATAAGCCTTTCCTGCGAAAGCTCCTACACGCCGAATGGCTAGATGGTATTCTGTTTTGACATAACGAAACCCTACCGGGGCAATTTTTAATTCAAGAGGTCGGTCGGTCTCTCTCTTTTCCCATATTTGAAATACACAGGGAACATTGTAGGGTTGATTGTTGAGTAGAAACGAATTGTTCTCTAATTCGACCGAATGAATCGGATGAAATTTTTTACCAAACGCATTAAACATACTGGGTTTGGTAAACGATTTAGGAAGAATCAACGCAATGATAGAAGCATATTGGCTTTTCGCAATAAACGCTTTGGCAAAGGTGGATTGTCTGCCAAACGGCGGATTCCCAAAGACGATACTTTGTCGAGTGGGCGGAGTCCAGGTCAAGTAATCCTGTTGGAGAATATCTTCCGCCTTGGGATCTAGGTCTAGACCCATTTTATCAAAGTCAGGAATCGCATGTAGAAATGCTCCATTTCCAGCCGAAGGCTCAATCCATAAATAGCTGGATGCTTGTGGACAGTGATCGAGAATCATCTGAACACATTTTTTTGCTACGCTAGGGTTTGTGTAAAACTGGTCTTTGAGGTTGGTTCTAAACTTACCCGTGTCTTGCGCCATCTATATCTATGAATGAAGATATCTCTGAGTATCAATTTTATTGAAATAGGTATAGTATTTTAAAACAGTAATATATGTGCTGGAATCCAGACATTTCGTTCAATACCTTCTTCATAGGCATTCTTATTTTGGTTTTTATTTATGTCACGAATACGTATACCAAATACAAAACACCTGAATTTGATAATCCATGGGCATACGCATTTGTGTTGTCTTTTCTATTGATTCAGCTTATGGAATTCTTTATGTGGAGAAATCTAAAAAATCCTTCCATGAATCGAACGATTAGTTGGATCATGTTTTTCATACTTTCATGTCAACCGCTCATTCTCATGCTTCTGATCGACAATCCTTCCGTGAAAAGAACTCTATTGGCTTTTTATATTCTATATCTGATCGTTCATACTGGCTATATTTATCAGTATACTCCTTCTGTCATGCATACTAAGATCGGACACAATGGACATTTAGACTGGGATTTTATCGTTACAAAGACCAATATAGATCGATTGTTTTTATTGATTTATTGCTGTATATGTTTCCCTATCTTTTATTATTTAAAACTTAAAACGTTTGTTTTCTTTACAATCATCTCTCTAGCGTTATCCATGTTTTTTTATTATAACAACAATACGTTTGGAACGATGTGGTGCTGGATGGCTAATTTATTTCTTTTCTATTTTCTGATACAAATCCTATTTGTGAAACCTTTTATGGAATACAATCGTTTGTGTTAATGATGGCTTTTTGACCACCACTTTAAAATAATGGGATACTATAATGGTAAGAACCAGGATTCGACGAAGAAAAAGAAATAAAACAAGAGGAGGCGCTGCCAATGAAAATGTGAAAACAAATGTGAAAACGAATATAACCCCAAAAGAGATTCGGAAAATAGTTAAAGTAATTAAACCGCATGCAGAGTTTATCTTTAGATATCAAGAGGTTGACGTGGGAATTGCCAAACTATTTTCCGACAGTAACGAGGTGAAGATAGAATTAATAAACGTGCATCCAAACTTTAGAGGAAGAAAGATTGGCACCTTTATATTAGACTATATCCTGGAGTTTGCCTTTTCCAATAAAAAGATTGAGAGAGTCACTTTAGTAGATAGCCGACAATCCAATCAATTTAATCCAACTAAAATTCCCAATAAAATGTATGAAAAATTGGGATTTATACATACCGATTCCAATCTTAAAGACGAAATGGAACTCACACGAGAAGTCTATGAAGCGAAACGAGCTTAGCCAAAGATTTTGTTCAACAACATCATCCCAGGCGTTTGTATCTTATTATCTACCATCTGGACATAGGCGTTCGACAACTCAATCCCCTTATCGTCCCAAATAATCCATCCAACATACATTAACACTACCCCTAAGGTTGCGTAAATATCGCGTTCTTTGATCTTGGTATCTCGTAGGGTCCATAAAGGAATCACTTTGATCAAAAGAATCATGATCGAAAAATAGATTATTTTTTTCAGATTGATCTTTAGCCACATCATCGAAAGCAGCACAATGCCGTTCTCAACAATCCCTAAATAAATCGCAAACTTGGGATTGGGTGTCACCCATCCCAACATGTAAAATAGATACCAAGCAAAGATCCAGTAACTAAGAATGTAATCGGGTCGAATCATTTGAATCATCTTGACTTAAAATACTTGTATAAATAAATCTGAAGTTCGCGTTTTAAATCTTCCGGAAGATCCGTATTGTATCCATTGTAGACTTCTTGGTGATCTCGTATGACCGTAAGAAGTCCGTCATTTTCTTTCAAGTGATATTTTTTATACACATCCCCATTTGTCAAGACCATAGTTTTACAAAGAAAAGGGTCTGGTTTTTGTCGAATAAAATGACATCCAATGGATTCGTCTGGATCTAATACTTCGTATTCGTAATAAAACCATGGATCGTCTGGTTTGAAATAACAACGAACCGAGTCGTTCTCTCGTTGATAATTGATGAGATCGTGTTTTTTTTCATGAATATTCATACTATCAATCGTATGTAGTTCAAAGTCCTTCGCATAGATGGGTTCTAAAAAGTAAAACGCAGGATCGACGACATAGTAGGTCGTTGTGGTTAAAGGAATCAATAAAGCGACATGACATAGATCAGGCGTCCCTTCTACGCGAAAGATGCTAGGGACAGAAGCAGGTATAATATAAGAATTCAGATTGTAGTTTGCCTTTAAATATCGTTTGATAAAGGTGCATAACGCAATACAATTGCCCGAGTTGTATTTCTCCAAGGTCTTCTTGGAAGACGTGAGTTTGTATTTGATATAAGGGAATGTAGAAAAGGAAATATTTTCATAACAAGTATAGAGAGCATCCTTGATCATGGAAATTTTAATGGTCTGTTTTGCAAAGGGTATCGGTTTTGTTTTCATTATATAGAAAATATAAAAAAAGAACCTAAACAATGCGTGAAAGAAAAAGCATGGAGGACTTAGACAAACTCATTCAAACCTTAAAAGAAACCAAGACGATCCCTCATCTTTTGTTTTATGGTGAACCCCATGCTGGAAAACGAAAATTATTAAACCAATTTCTTCGACAAATCTATACTCCGGAGGAATACAAACAATATTGTATGAGAATAGAATGTGCTACATCCAATGGAATTAAAATGATAAGAGACGTCATCAAAGAATTTGCGAAACAACAGATTGGAACCCATGTCTATTTCAAAAGTATTGTGCTATACGACGCAGAAAACTTAACCATTGATGCGCAATATTCTTTGAGACGGTGTATCGAAGTGTATAGCAAGACGACTCGATTTTTTATTGTCACGTCCAATCGAGACCGTCTGTTGAATCCGATTTGTTCTAGGTTTGTTCATCTCTATGTTCATAAAACACCCATTGTCAAAGATCCTATTGTATTTCCATCTAGTTTGAAGCGATGGTTAAAAGAACCCGATCTTACACAGGTTGCCACGAAACTTTATAGTCAGGGTGTGTATGGAGACATGTTGTTGGACTATTTTAAAGATTCGGATAAATATTGTCTCGTAAAATTTAAATACGATTCGGTTTGTAAAGAGCTTAAGAATGAAGTATGGATCTTGTATTATCTTCTTCAATCCTTTTTAGGATGATTGCGTTATATAGCTCTTTATTCTTTAGCCGAAAAGAGTATATGGAAGATTATACCTCGAATGTCTTAACCGATTCAAAAAATGAATGGTCTATTTTGCTCATCAATTACTTAACGCCGCATGTGATCGACGGATTTCGTTCTATTTTTAACGAATCGGTTCAATTGTGTGAAAAGAGTGACGAACTAGAAAAGTATTTGATGACTTTTCAGAACTTGCTAAGTCGTATTCCGAAGTGGAACAATGACATGATTCTCATTGAGAAAGAACGAATCATGAAATTGTGTAATTGTTCTTATTTAGAGGATTTGATGACGTGTGTTCATATTATTCAACTCAAGATTCTCAGCTGTGTTCGTGTGGGCAATGAATCGAAGAAGATCACTATTGATATACCTGACTTTGGTGCATTTCTTCACAAGGTTTACATTAACGTAGCCCGAAAATTGTATTCGAACATTTATTTGTTTGAGATAGATATCCCTAGTTTGGAAATCCAGAAACGAAATCGAGAATTCGAAGTGATTGTTCAGACCTGTATCATGAATACCATTCGAGACAGTATCCCGGTTGAAACATTATTGAGACAATACATTGATGAATCGACAGAATATGAAGTGAAACGCGAACCCGAGAAACCGGTAGAGGTTTGTCCGGAACCAAAACAGGTGGAGTCAAAGTCGGTTGAGGTTAAATCGGTCGAGGTGAAACCCGTAGAAGTGAAACCTGTAGAGTCAAGTGTTGAAATGAACACCTCGATGAACGCTTCGATGAACACGTTTGTTAGTCCGGTCGAATTAAAACAGGAATCCAAACAGAACATTTCTTTTAATGACCAATTGGAGACTTTTGAAATACCCGTAGAGGAAGATTCCTTACATATTGGGGAAGAGATTCCATTGAATATGTTGTCTTTTGAAGATTTAGAAAAAGCCACTCCTTGTGAGATCGACTTGGGTATTGTTGAACTATAAGTATACGTTTAGAATGATTCCTTTTTTTCCGGATTCATTCTAAATATGGAAGAAGCCTATATAGCTTTGGTTGTTGGATTTCTTTATTTTATTTGTAAGGTGATTCTGAATAAATTTCAGAAACAGGAGACCGGACAAAAAGAGTTTCGAGACAGCTTTTTAGTGATTCTATTGGTAGGAGCTGTGTTGGTTGTCAAAAAAACAAATTTTGCGAGTCTATCGGAAAAAGCAAAAGTGTTTGTTAATGAACCTGGATTTTAGTGCGGACTAGTTCATCCATGTCTATAAAAGACTCTACCGATGTGGACTTGAATTTTTCAAAACAAGCATGTTCTAGCTGAGATTCGGGAGTGTGATTATGCACGATACGCGCAATCATTTTATACAATTTAAAATCTGGATATCGGTCTTCTCCATTCTTTTTATAGAGAATATTGACTCCAGAGTCATCATAAATCCATGAAATAATCAAATCATAAATCGGAACCTTTTTAAATTTATCCAAATCATTCAAATCATCGATAATAAAATCGATAATGGAACAACCTAGACGACACAAATCAAAACTCTTGTTTGGAAGAATACGTGGTTTCTGTGCGTTATAAAAGGGCTCAAAGTTGTATTGTGTATACGCCATACCATGTTCTGAAAAACTATCACTACAAATCACCTTGTCGTTTACGGTGTAAATCGCTCGCCCAAAATCAATAATTTTATAAATCTTCCCAAACGTAGGAATTTTATAAAATGTTCCCTTCAATTTATAGGTCAAGAACTCTTGATCGGTTGAAATATACATGATATTGTTCGTATGTAAATCATTGTGTGTAAAATCAAAAAGAGCCTGATAGGTATAGAGTATGAGAATCACTTGAAACATGGCGCTTTCCAATTCTTCGATACGAAGCTCATTGTTATCCAACAACGAATCGAGGGTATTTTCACATTTCTCTAGAGTCACTACTTGGGTAGGCATGTCTTTTAACACTAGAATCAAATCGATGGGTTCATCCATGCTCTCAATCGTTTGTGTATCCTCTTCACACTCATCATCTGTATGACTGATCTCAGAGTCATTGTCAAATTCTTCAACGGATTCCGTGGCCTCAACCGTGGCTTCGCTCAGTTCGGAAGGGGCAGACTCTTCTTCCGATCCGGACAATTCTTCCATGTCAATTTCCACATCCTCGTCTGAAATTTGAATCGGAGACTGGACTTTTTTTGAAAAGACTGTTTCATCCTTGAAATGAAACAAGGTATTGAGTTTGTCATTAAAGTAATTAGAATCACAAATGTATTCAAAATCATCGGCTACATTAATTTCTACTTCTTTTTGAATACACAAATAACTGTCATAGACTTGAATTCCATGAACAAACCCTTTCTTGTATAACAGATCGGTGACATAGTAAAAAAAACTGTCTACATATGCGTAGTTATGACAAGAGTGGATTGCATCTTGAAAAAGTCCCTGAGGATTCATTTGACTGGAGGGAAGAAGGGTTAGATGGTCTCCTTTGTATTTTCCTATCAAATACTTTACATAATCCACCAAGGTGATAAATTTCTTAAAACAAGGTCGAAGATTGCCAGAGACATCCTTAAACTCATATTCATTGTATGTTTTCTTTTCTACATACTCTTTTAATGAAAACTGAGGAGTAATGCCTAAATAAGAATAGATAGGGCTGTAGTCTGTTTTTTCTACAAAGTCGTTCATTTCATTTTCGATATACTTTTTTTATAGATAATTTAACTCATTCGTTAGATTCGTCAAAATAGAAAGGATGTTCTCTCTCTCTATTTTAATGACACTAGAGCTAAAAAAATTCGACATGAAGCGTATTGTCTTTAATAAAGACGAGAATAAAGGTCCTGTGATTGTATTGATTGGTCGTCGTGATACAGGTAAAAGTTACTTGGTGCGAGACTTGTTGTATCATCAACGAGACATTCCGATTGGAACCGTGATCTCTGGAACGGAAAGTGCGAACCAATTTTATTCGAGTCATGTTCCTCCTGTCCTCATTCATGGGAAGTTTGAAAATGGAATCATTCAGAATATTTTATTGAGACAAAAACAGGTGATGAAACAAGTGAAACATCAGATGGATGTGTATAAGAAATGTACGATTGATCCAAGGACCTTTGTCATTCTAGACGATTGTTTATACGATAGTTCATGGTCCAGAAACGAACTGATGCGTATGATTTTCATGAACGGTCGTCACTGGAAAATTATGTTGATCATTACGATGCAATATCCTCTAGGCATTCCACCCCAACTTCGAACGAACGTAGATTATGTCTTTATATTGCGTGAACCTTACATTGCGAATCGAAAGCGTATTTATGAGAATTATGCGGGCATGTTTCCGACTTTTGAATCTTTTTGTCAAGTGATGGATCAATGTACCGAAAACTTTGAATGTCTCGTCATCTGTAACAACAGCTCAAGCAACGAACTTAGTTCACAAGTCGCTTGGTACAAAGCCATTCCCACTCCTCCTTTTAAAATGTGCGCGCCTGAACTCTGGAAAATGAAATCGAATGAAGAGGAAGAAGAACCTGCGTTTGATTCCAAGAAGAACATCAAGCAAAAGATTAACGTGAAGAAGACAAAGTTCTAGATCGCCTACGACTCTTACGCTTTCGTCTCGTAAAACGACCTCCTGTTACATTTGATTTTTTTTTGGGATCTTCGACTTTTGTCAACTTTGGTTTTTTAGGGTCTGTATATGTTGGATTACTATTTATAAAAGCATTGTATATCTTTATCCAAGCTTCCGTATAAGGCAACCCGTAATTCTTATGAAACTGATTGACCAATATATCATTCCAGATATCTTTTGGAAAGATACCCTTGGTTTCATGGTCCATTTCAGCACCAGATGCCGCCATTAATGTAAAACCTTCTACCTCTAGTCGAACTACCGAATGGTCTGCGAGAATAGGTCTATCTACACTATACGGTGTGTCAAACGCCACCAACTCTGGCAAATTCTTACTGGAGTTGTTACCAGAGTTTTTCGCTGAGTTTTTCGCTGAGTTTTTACAATCTACGATAAACATACCATCCACTTCCGGTTTTAAATATGCCTTTTCAATTTGATTGTTTAAAAAGATATCATTCGCATATCGATCTTTCTTCACGCTATGTTTGCTATAGTCTTTGGGGTTACTCATACAAATGTTGTTTAACACATCACCTATCGTATAGCCCTGAATGGGGTCGGTTCTGGATTTAACCGCGGTTTTGGATGAAGTAATATTAGAATCACCTGTAATGTAGTCAATACCATTATCGACGCACCAATTATAGAATATTTTGAAATCAGTTTCCTTCGTGCCTGAACTATTTCCATGCCAATTGGCTATTTTTATTGTAGCATTTGTTTTTCTATCTTTAATTTCAACTACGGCGACTTTTAAACTATCTATATTAGGATAGGTAAGGGTTTGAGGCAAACTATATTTTTCTTCAAAAGAATCATTATACAAAAGTCCCAAAGGGGCAGATTTTGAATCATATTTTATATAAGACGAATTTTCAGGGCCTTTGACAAAGGGTTCTGTAATGACCATAAGCACTGGGTTCTCTCCCTGAATAGCTTCTATATACTGTTGTTTCATCGTCTTCTGGTCCATAGCAGTCGCGATGATAAATCCACCTGTTGGCTGGGGGACTAAAAGATTTCCGCTCTGTTTTAGCTTATACAAACGTTCTGGATCTAATATATCCGTTTTTCTCTTATCCTTGTTTCTCGTAAAGATATCCAAACTATCATACCACTGATCAAATGTAGGCGGCGTAAGTTTAGGCAAAATAGACGAGACTTCTATTCCCTCAACAAGCATTTGATTGAATGTTTGTAATGTTTCTTCAAATAATCTACTCAATATTTCACGATGTTCTTTCGTTTCTGCGTTTTGAGAATGGGGACGATTATTATGGGGACGATTATTAATTGGTTTATTAATTGGTTGAGGATTGTTAATTGGTTTACTGGGGGAAGTAGAAGTATTAGGACCGGTCTTATTCGGACCAGTTAGATAATTATTTTTTGAAGAGGTTTGATTTGAAGAGGTTTGATATGAAAACTGTTTCCTTAGCATTTTTCCGATACGTGTTACTCCGTTTCTTAACCGACTAGCCGATACTTTTTTATTTTCCATCTTCTTAATATACTAATATATATTTTTATGGCTTTTCAGAATTACTAGAGCTATGAAAGACATCTGTCAAGGGTATGTAATTCAAAAGTGAATTTGGATCCCCCATGGGTCCTGGCAACCCATCTTTCCCTTGTAATCCTTGTTCGCCTTTCGATCCTTGAGGGCCTGTTTTTCCAATCAGACCTTGAGCCCCCTTTTTTCCATAATCTCCCCGATCTCCTTTTTCGCCCTTGGGTCCTTTGAGAGGAGTCAACAGCTTGTATTTTACAGTTTTCCCTAATTCACCCAAATGAGTCAAGGAGATGGAACCAATAATTTCATCCATGTTGTAAAGAACCAAATTGTAATTTTGTATGCGTTCTTGGCAACAATCTTTTCGATTGGTCAAAAGAATAGAGTCTAATTCAACCCCTCCTACAAATCCATTGCCTAGTTGAACCACCAAGGTGTCTGGAGCGGCAAAAGAATGAGCCGTAGTATCTTTTTTGTCATCGCGCAAGTTTTCGATAGGACCCCAATAGTTATTCCATCCTTTGTTTCCTTTCAAAAAGTCTACTCGATTGTTCCCTTTCCAATACTCTACGGGATTACCATTGAGATCTATCAACGTAAGGTCGTTCAGATTGATAAAGGAATTCTCTCGGTAAGTCATAAGAGCTCCAGCATACTCAATTTTTAATTTGGTCACAGGTAAATTTTTACTCAATACAATATTTTCTATTAACTCTGGACTAGAGACAAAACCTTCTAGAGAAGGTAACAAAAAAAGTAAAAAAAATAGGACACATGCTAGATAGAGCATTATATTCGAACGCATAATATATATATATATAATTACATAGCGACACATTTATGGATGTATTTAAATTGTTTGAATATCTTTGAGAATCCAAACCATTGTTTTGATACACCTCGTAAAATTACAATAGATATTGTAAGACAGATTCGTGACTTGAATACATTGGATGAAAGAATGATCCAATCTATTTGTAATATGACACACGAAGATAAAATGGAAATCATTGTTGCGTTGAATGAACTGGTGAACAGTTTAAAATACATACTGGATTAATACTGGATTAATTGGTCGGATACTTTAATTTATATCGAACCGATTTGCCTTGACCCACCAATGTATTGGTCGGATTATTTGGATCATCTGGTTTATCCAAGTCAATAGATCCAAGCTCTTCGTTGTTTTGACCATAGACAGACAATCGATAACCCGCGATTCGATGCCAACAGCAGTCTGTTCGATTGGTGATTTGGATAGATCCTACCGGTTGAGCGCCTAACTCGATGACGAGATTCTCTACTTCTCGACTCGAATGTCCCATTGAAGTAGGACTATCGTCCCATAAATGTTGAACGGGTAGACCTCCCCAATTTCCTTTATTCCCAAAATAGACATTTGTGGTGTTTCCATATTTGATTTCTTTACCATCTCCGTCACGAATGGTAATATCTCCTAAATTAATCCAATAATCACCAGACGGCTTGTTTGTATTCAGTTGGACACGCGTGATTAATCCACCTTTCTTTAATGGGAACTCTACTTCGGTGGCATTCAATTCCAATCCTTCTAGTCTCGGGACAAGAATCAAAATCCCTAAAAAGAATATACTTAGATACAGAGGTGTATTTTTGCACATATACATTAACCAGAGATTAATGTATGGCTAAATCATTTTTGAAAATAGAGAAGGGTATTTTCACATAGCAAACTCCAAATGTAGGGTTTATCGAATTGCGGATAAAGACGCACCCGCCACCCCTTCTGGACCTACAGGCCCCACAGGCCCGATAGGACCGTCTATCCCAGGTATCCCTTGTTTTCCTGTCTCACCCTTCTCACCTTTTTCTCCCTGTATTCCTTGTATCCCTTGTATACCCTGTATTCCATCTTTTCCTTGGGGTCCTATACCTCCAATAGGACCTGGATCTCCTTTAGACCCTTGAGTTCCTGCGCCAGTCGCTCCAGTTGGTCCAGTTGGCCCTTTTGGTCCGATTTGTCCAGCAGGTCCAGCGGGTCCAATCGGACCAGGATCACCTTTTACAGGCTCTACCATGATATTATAGTTGACCGTCTTACGATTTCCTCCAAGCTGAATGAGCGAAGTTACTCCAATTTGTTCACCGTCTTTGTATAAATGTAAATTATAGTTTTGAATTCTCTCCCAGCAACAACCTTCGCGATTGGTGATCTGAATCGAACCAATCACGGTAGGTGTTTTTAGATTTATAATTAAATTGGCGCGAGGACCCGGAGAATGACCCATAGAGTTCATATCATTATCCCAAAGATGATTTACAGGTAATCCGGGCCAATGTCCACCTCCGTCGAAAAAAACACTTCCTTCCCAATAAGGAATTCGTTTCTTGTTTTTATCAAAGATAGATATATCCGTAATATTGATGTGTGATTGGTCCTGATTACCTGCTTGGTCTCGATAGTCCCGAGTGTGATCATAACGTATTTGAACGCTGTTGATAGGTCCAGGTTTTGAAACAAAAATAAAGGTTTCGTTGGTGTCGTGATTGACAAATCCTTCTAATGTATAGAAGAATATGGATAAGAAAAGCACTATCGATACCAATAGAATAAAGACCGTGTTTCGAATCATACAATATCTAAATATTTTTATACGATATTGAATTACTTATCACAGCTCTCTTCTAGGGCTTCTTGAGAAAATAGTCCAATGTCTCCGGAGATCCCTCTTAATCCTCTAGGTCCCATAGGTCCCATAGGACCAGGTAAGCCAATGGGACCCGCAGGTCCAGTAAGTCCTGGGCGTCCTGTGAGTCCTGCCGGTCCGGCAACTCCAGCTGGCCCAGAAATCCCGGCGATCCCAGCAACACCCGCAGGTCCGGCAGGCCCGATAGGCCCCTCGACTCCATCTTTTCCATCTTTTCCATCTTTTCCGTCTATTCCGTCTTTTCCGTCTATTCCATCTATTCCGTCTTTTCCAGGTAGACCATCTTTTCCAGGTAGACCATCTTTTCCAGGTAGACTATCTTTACCGCCCTTTGAAATCATATACGTAACTGATTTACCTACCTCACCTAGATTGGTGAGTGGTTTTGAGCCAATCAACTTGCTTTCATTATACAATTTCAAATCGTATTTCATGATACGAATATCACATCCAGGACAATCATTCCGATTGGTAATTTGAATGGACCCGATCTTGATTGGTGGATTTAAAACAATCGTTAGTTTGTCTGGTGCGGTAGAAGAGTGAGCCATGGTATTGATATTCCCATCGTATAGGTTTTGAATAGGACCATGTTGTTGTAAATACCCCAAATCTCCATTTGCCATGTGGACACTATTTTTACCACTCCAATAATTTATTTTATTTTCATTCTCGTCTACAATCGTCAAATCTGCTAAATTAATCCAAGTATCTGCGTTAATGTCTCGAACACATTCTATTTCTACTTTGCTAACAGGTAAGTCCTCCGTAAGTTGTATGATACTAGATGCGTTTGAGTTGATAAAAGACTCTATGGAATAAAAAGAAAGTGCTAAAAAGAGAAGACAAATCAAACCAAACAAGTAATTTGAATTGTTCATATAGATAGGATTATATAATTTGTGTGCGTAAATCAATGAGTTCTACATAGGTAGCATAATAAATATCCCCGTCGACAGAGAGAAACCGTTTAAACCGGTTACTTGAAAATAAAATCAAACCAAAAGGTTCCTCGTCCGTCTTTGTCAGTTTGATTTTATTGCCTACCTTGGTATCTTGTGGGGTCTTCACAATGACCCATGTCTTTAAAATAGGTTGACTGGTTTGAAGTGTTCTGTCATCTACTTTGTGTATATACGAAATAGGTTCGGAAAACTCTTTCACTTTTCGTGTATAACAAAAACAATTCTCGTAAACTTCTACATCGTCATCCATATACATCTATCTTTATTTTATTCTAAACAATTCTCTTTACTGATACGATCGCGAAAGAGCTTCGCCATAGGATTCATGGGATGTAAGGTCTCGCACAGTAGACCGTGTATGTTCATGATGCCATAATCCTCCAAGAGGACGTTGTATAACTTCTGTCCTTGATAAGGAACCAAGGTGATTCCCTTGTAATTTTCTGCCAATCTGTAAGCTGCCTTTAGTTTACCTTTCATGTAAATTTTATGTTTTCTGCTGATCAAAGTATCCTGATTCGGATAATGTTTACGAATTGAATCTTTTCGAAGATACACCAACTTTTTTTCGGAACTATACGTGGCAGTGATGGCTAACACACTGCTTCCTTGTATCGTATGATGATGAGGTCTGAGTTTTTGGATAGCGACTAGACCTTGATCTGTTTTCACCATGGTATTCGCAGGGAAACAGGTCTCGCTCACTACAATCGTGTCATCTAGAAAGTAGGGTGTTCGAAACACGAATTCACCCTGTTCTAAACCTTGCATTTTGAAAGAACTCAGTTTTAAATAACTCTTGTTCAACAATTTAAATCGCAAGACAACATATTTATTGACATGTTCGACTTGAAGACTCATGTAGTCTGATGTAGGGGTATTCGTCTGTATAGAATACAACTGCGTATACGTATCGTCATTGTAGTATACATATTCTAGACCCAACACGCCAATTAACTTCTGAACCTCATATTCGATATAATAGGTAGGGTCTTGTATAAGACCCATGTATAACGAGTAATAAACATGCTGATTGACGACAGACTCTTCGAAAGAGGGTGGTGGTGTATTCACGGTTAAAGATCCAGACTCTATATGGAGTAGATCATTGATCTTTAAAGTATTGATCACCATAGTGCCTCCCTGTAATACTTTCATTCGACCAATCGCATAAAGAGGCATGTTTCCATAGGGTTGTGAATCGATGTTAAATACATTGGTGCCAAGAACAATAGGTTGATTCGCACTTTCGCCTAAATATTGCGTATGTTGTTCGTCTGAATAAAACAAGGCAGAGAATCTCGCATTACCTATAAGAGAAGTCGTATAGATTTCTACTTTAAAAGTAGGTGTTTGAAGGTGATAAAACACATCTATGTATTTATAACCATCCGTCATACTTTATTCTGTTATAATTATTTGATTCAAAATACCATTATTTTATTCAAATTACCAAATCTTTAAAGAGCAAGTGAGAATCCAGAATCCTGTTCGTCTTTAAATACCTCCAAGGTGACACGGAATCGAAGGCTTGGTGGAATTGAAATCACCGCGTTAGATGAATTATAGCCAATGACATTTCCTAAGGAAAGGAAGTTACCTCCGTTCGCTAAAGTATTTGCCAACGATTTGGCTGAAGCCTCGGCACAAAGCAAGAAACCATCTGGGCTAAGATTAAATTCAAGGGTCTTGAGAAGAGTTGCGCTGCCAGTTTTTCCATAACAGTTTACATCCACCGTCACCTTCTGTAAAGCCCCATGGGATCCATACGAGATTCCTGAACTTCGGTAAAGGATGGATTTGTAAGGCACTGGAATACCAAAACGATCTACAATAGGCGCCGCCGCACCACATGCCCACCTCACCTCGTTATTCGCAGTCGTCTCACCTTCCACCAAAAGATAATTGGCTGAATTCTGAACAAGAGACGCGATCGCAGTCGACTGAGTCGTATTGACCACAACCGCCGCATTCAAGTCCGTGCGAAGACCGGTAAGAAGAGTGGTCTGGGTTCCGTTGACTCCGATTGCTGCGTCTACTTTCGTATCTACCGCATCTATCGCGGCCGTCTGAGCAGTAGTCGCGGCATCCAAGTCCGTGCGAAGACCCGAGAGGAGACCATCCTGGGTATTGTTGGTCGCGAGTGCCGTATTTGCGTCCGTCCGAAGACCGGCAAGGAGGGTCGTCTGAGTTCCATTGACTCCAATCGCAGCATCTACTTTCGTATCTACCGCATCTATCGCGGCCGTCTGAGCAGTAGTCGCTGCGTCCAAGTCCGTGCGAAGGCCGGAAAGAAGATTCGTCTGTGTACCATTCACTGTAACAGACGCATCCAAGTCCGTTCGAAGTCCAGACAGGAGAGTCGTCTGTGTTCCATTCACCCCGATCGCAGCATCTACTTTGGTATCTACCGCATCTATCGATGCCGTAAGAGAGACATTCGCGGCATCCAAGTCCGTTCGAAGACCCGACAGGAGAGTTGTCTGTGTTCCATTGACTCCAATCGCAGCATCTACTTTCGTATCAACAGCATCTATCGCTGCCGTAAGAGAGGTATTCGCCGCATCCAAATCCGTTCGAAGACCCGACAGGAGAGTCGTCTGGGTTTCATTCACCGTAACAACACCATCTACGCGAGTGTTTACATTAGATATAGCGGTAGATTGGGCAGTGTTAACGGCGACTACACTATCGACTCGATCATTCACTTGAATAATGGCTGCCGTCGCATTTACATCGTTACCAGGGATACCTTGGATACCTTGAATACCTTGGGCGCCAGTGAAAGGACCCATGTCGGTCCAGACCGTTCCATTATAGACGATCGCATGACGGCTCAGATCCTGCTTGCTCCCGGACTCTATACCCGAAAAAAGATCACGACCAAGGTTAATCGTATCGTCATTAATCACCGCATAGAAGACATCATTTGGGCTTGGACTGGGTGTCTTCGCGGCCTTCTCTGCAAGAATCTCTGCCACCGTGCCAAAAATATCTACCTTAAACGCTTCACCTTTATCACCTTTGATCAGAGTCAATCCTTCAAACGCAGTTCGCACTTCCTCTAAACGAGATTCCGTTTCGTCCACACGTTTCATGGTGGATTTAGCGTAGTGAGTCGCATCAAAAGCAGGAGGAGTGTAACCGGAAATTGTAGGCATTATATATATACCCAAGAAAATAATTATAGAGATTCGAATATATTAAATAAAATACATTCGAATATACGCAATTCATAAGAAATTAAATATGACTTTCATATTCTAGAGTGATACGAAACCGAACATATGGCGGGATCGTCACGCGATTATTATTTGAGTCTTTTGGTGACGATTCTTCAAACAAAAGCATAATGCTTCCATTGGTTGAAGGTAAGATGTTTTCATTTTCATTATCTAAAGCATACAACATGGATAAAGTAGGATGAGTTGAGAAAGAAATGCTGCGTAATAATTCAGGTGTAGTATGGGTTGAGGTATCCAGGGTATAGGTATTTAGATTGACTTGAATAGAATTTAAATTTCCTAGAGGTCCGTAGACCAGGCCTGTGATCCGCCGAATTTTTCCGTTAGAAGGAAGTAAAAGCCCGTTCAAACTTTCCATGGGGCAGGCGCCACAAGACCAATGGATGTTTCCGGTCAGGGTAGACTCTCCTTCAACGATCAGAAGCGAAGAACGCACATTGTCTACATAACTTTTGATTGCTTTCACACTAGGGTATTTTGTATCCGATGTTGCGTCGGTTTCTACGTTAGTGCTCTTGTTCACTAGATTTTCTTTGGTCGCATCGACTTGATTCGAATTACTTAATCCATCTTGTAACACTTGAAGTGTCTGAAGAGTAGAATTGATAAATTGATTTTGTTCGTTCACTCGACCATCCACATACGTTTTTACCGATTTCACGCTAGCGTATTTGATATCGGAAGCGGCATCGGTTACAATACTAATACTTTTATTCTCTAGATCTTCTTTCAAGACTACCTCTTGGGCAATTTCATCCACGTTTTGAATCGTGCCAATCAAATCATTCCAGGTAGCCGTTTGACTCGGTGTAATCAATTGAGTACCTGTTAGTTGAGTAGTTTCTCCTAAATGATTCAGTTTCAGGGTGCCCACATTAAAATCCGCGAAAGAACTCATCTATACTATATACTATCTACTACTTTTAATTCATGATTATTACACAAAATATTCTAAAGTTATTCGAACATACTATCAAAGACGGCTCCACCCGCATTTACTAAAAATCCTAAAAAGAAATATTGAATGAAGGGTAAACAAGCAATCACACAGATCACGATACCCACATACTGCATAGGTTGAATCTCCTTAAAGAGCTTCGTGCCCGGTTTATTGTATTTCGTAATCAAATAATATCCTAATGCAAACAAAGTAATACACAAGAGTCCAATCATCGCCATCGCAGCCAAACCTCCTAAAACACCTCCGAAACCCATGGCGGCATATTGACCCACAGAAGGCGCTGAAGAGATTGATTTTCTTTTTGCCATTATAGATATATAAAAAGATTTTCCTATTCTAAAGTATGAAGATTGGTTTATTGATCCCATGCACCTCCAAAGGTCGAGATTGGAAAACCATGCGAGACACTTATTTGTTTCATTATACGATCAAAACCTTTATGGCCACTCTTACGTATGGTCACGAATACGTGGTTTATATCGGATACGACGCAGAAGATCCCATTTTTTCGAAATCGGAAGAACAAGACTACCTTCGGATTTTTGAACGATATTACACCCATGTGAGCTTTCAATTCATAGAGCTTTCAGAACCACCCGGTTATCTTACCAAGATGTGGAATCGTTTGTTTCGTCGGGCATATGACGAGGGTTGTGACTATTTTTTCCAGTGTGGAGATGATATCTTCTTTAAAACCAATGGATGGATACAAGATTGTATGGATACTCTCTTGTCGCACGATAACATCGGATTGACCGGTCCAGACAATTTGAATGGTCGTATCCTGACCCAATCGTTTGTCTCGAGAAAACACATGGATATCTTTGGCGAATATTTCCCAGAACTGATTATCAACTGGGGATGTGACGATTGGTATAACTGGGTATACGAAGGATATCTCTATAAACTCACCGGACATGTATGCACCAATGAAGGAGGTCGGCCGCGATATGTCATCAACTACGACGAACATTTTGAAGACGACATTAGCAATAGTCTCTATCAACTCAGAAAACAAGTCATGGACTTGGCAGTCAGGGATCGTGAAAAAATCCAAAAGTATTTAAATATTTAAGGATTCTTGATTGGTGACATGATGCGATAAAGGAACAGAATGTAAGGTTAATGCGAATTGTACATGATCATCTATTTCGCTCTCCACCGATTCCGCAACAGCTAACGGATCTGTCATGTGTATCTGTTGAACGAGTTGGAGAGGTTCTACCACATGGATCACGGGTTCTTCTGTTTCAAACAAGATGTGTATACATCGAATACAGAAGCCGATCAAGACGCTTAAGGCAGGCACACATAAGAAGGTATATAGAAAGAAGTTTTCTCTAGATACCATATTGAATTATAAAAGGATATGTGATAGATGTCAATTTTAAGATTCGCCGTCAGGGATCGTGAAAAAAATCCAAAAGTATTTAAATATTTAAGGATTCTTGATTGGTCCCATGCTGAGGTAATGGAACTGACTGAACCACGTGTAGTGTCAATGCGAATTGAGCTTGTTGATCTATTTCGGTTTCCACCGATTCTGCGATAGCTAAAGGTTCAATTGCGTGTATCTGTTGAACGGTATTCACCGGTTCTACGACATGGATAGAGACATTCTCAGAGTCCTCGACTTCAACTCTCGCCATACATTTTTGTGTAAACCGAATCGTTAGATAGACGACTATCCCTAAAGCAGGGGCGAAAAAGAAGGTAAATAGGAATAACGAATCCGTGGAGAGGAGCATATTATCTTTTTAAAAATACATGGAGGACCCTTCAATTTTATACAACAACCGACGCATTGTCTGTATCAATCAGATGTGCTCCTAATGTATTAACCGGCCTAGGTTCTAGTCGATTTAGTCGCCTACATACATAAACCATGCTCACAATGAACAATCCTGCGAAGACGGTTCCAAAGATATTTGGACCACTCACAACATAAAACACCATGTTTGTATAAAAAACACGCCAGTGTTTAAATCCATTTTAAAGTGATCGATTATTCCTTACCCATCTCTTCATCATATGGACTTTGTCTTTTATTTTTGTGTGTTTCAAAACGTTTCTGTTTTAGACAATGGATATAGGTAAAGATGAGCCATAACCCGATACAATATCCAAAAAGGATCTTGTCCATGTCGAGGGGAATATGGATTGAATCCCTTGGAAAGCACGATCTTAGACCGCACATCTTTTACAAGAAGAAGAACGGACATTCTTGTGTCAATTTTAAAAGGATCCTACTTGGGGGATCCGTAGATGGTCACACTCACGATCTACTCTTTCTACTTTCTCTTTGACAATATCGTCGCCAATCACTACGAGATAGAGTAAAGTAGAGGGGTCTTCTATATTTTTGTAACAAGGGATCACTCGTCTTTTGGTTGGACCATCCTTTCCTCCTCCACCATTCTTGTCACATGTTTTCACTTTTTTGATCGCATACAATAGGTCGAATTTTCCAGAGACTCCAAACAAATTGATATGAATAAATTGATCTTCGTTTGGTTTGTAGGGGTGATACGTGATCGAGAGAATCTCCAATGCCTTACGATAGATTGGATAAGATTCATAGACACGATACTTGCTTGGATCTGTGTCATGATTGACGCGAACGATAGGATTCAAATATTCTGCCTGTTTTTTTGCCTGGATCGCTGAACATCCTTTACTTCGATTGCTGTGATCTACCAACGTATTGTGACGCCGTATGCGTTGTTCGGTATCTTCGTCTGTCCAGAAATGAAGCTCACCTGGATATTGGGGAGAGTTTCCAATGATACCCGCAAGACGTCCTGCTTTCTGAACTGCCGTATCTTTATCCTCGATTTTACCGAGAATCATATCCGTCCACACCAATCCTTCTCGCCCTTTCGTCGTGAGTTTGCCAAGGGTTCCGTCAATCGTAGTTTCGTGGTCATCTCGTGGACAATAATGAAACCCTAGACCTCGATCGACTTTACGACGACCAATGATGACCAAAGGTTTATCATGAAGAGACAATTGCTTGTAAAGGTAGAACAACAACTCGTTCAATCGTTTCCCTCTGGTTTTGTGACTCTTTATATCATGGACTTCTCGATAGACTTTCACACTGGCGCTTCCTTGACCATTAAACACCATCGCATACATACCCATGGAAGAACACTTGGTCGCAAACTGTCGCATATCTTCGGTGCTTCCATTGGAATTCACAATGATTTTTCGGAAGTAGAGTTTATCAGACAATACAATAGGTTCTTTGAAATGAGAGGCATATTGTTCAAATACTTCTAGCGCATAGATGTTGTTCGTGTGCTTCGAGGTAAATTTGACTGGATGAGTAATCGACTCTTCATGATGAAGCGCTCGATAATATCGTTGGTCTTCTTCCGAGATATCGACTGGGTATAAATAGGCATTCGCACATTCCGGGTAGTCTTCATCCAAGAGAACTCCATCGGTCGCAGTCACAAACCCAAGTCGATAAAGAGCCTCGGTTTTTTCAACGGTAAAGGTCTGACAGGTGGTCAACTGTCCATTGATCATAAAGGGTTTCATTCGTAGCTGTGTATAGGTCTTGTCAGCCTCGTCCCATATCATGCCATACCTTAGCATGGACTGATAGGCGGTTGCCTTGACATGGATGTGGTGAATCAGTTTTAACATTTTCTCACATTGTTTCAAGTTAGAAAGTAATGCGATAATGGGCATGGGATAGTCTCCACAAGTATCATGAGCATAGGCGTCGATATAGGTCTTGACTTCTTCGAAGGAGGTCTTGCTATTGCTAGACAACGGAAAGATTTTGACCGGATCGTCTCCGAACGTTTTGAGAATACCATCTACCGATTGTTCCGCCAAGGTCTTGTCGTTGTCCACCACAATGAATGCCACTACCTTATGTTTTTCGTCCCTCGTCCATTGTTTGATTTCCAGGGATGCGATTCGCATCTTCCCTTTCTGTGTATTTTGAAGAACAAAGAATGTTTTTGGATTTTCTACAAGAAGCAAGAGAATAGATTTTTTGATGGGATCGACCAAATGGACAAAATCATTCCAGATGAGTCCTTGTCGTGCATAATAGATGGTAAAATCACTCACTACTCCGGTTCGAATGAGTCCAATATCCACCAACTCATCTACCTTGTTTGAAAAGGTAGATTCGTCCATGAATCCGTCTTGGTCGCCTTGGACACTTTCGTAAAGTTCGTGGATCGTTTTCAGGATCGTCCTAGACATGTTGATATTTAAAAGAGAACATAAAACAAGAATCGAAATCAATTTTAATCTACCTTAAGTATAATGACACAAACTACAGAAATAAATAACCAGAATATACAAACGGTGGTCTATCATTACTGTAATAAGAACCCAAAACTACCTGCCGATCTGAAAAAAATCCCTATCGGAAAATGGGACGTGAGCAAGGTGACCTCTTTTGAAAATGTTTTTATGAACATGCAATCGTTTGATGAACCCTTGGATTGGGACGTCTCGAATGCGACCAACATGACAAGGATGTTTACCGGATGTGAGAAATTCAACCAGACCTTGAAATGGAACGTAGAAAAAGTCGTCAGTATGAATGTCATGTTTAATAATTGTAAATCTTTTAACAAGCCCTTAAAATGGAACACCAAAAGCCTCGTTTACGCAAAATCCATGTTTTATGGATGTAAGAAATTCAATCAGCCTTTGAAATGGAACACGAAAGAAATCGTGGACATGAGTAACATGTTTGTCCAGTGTAATGATTTCAACCAACCCTTGGATTGGGATGTATCCAGTGTAAGGGACATGTCCTTTCTGTTCAAAAGCTGTCATGAATTCAACCAGACCTTAACGTGGGATGTGTCCTTTGTAACCAATATGTCATCCATGTTTGAATTCTGTTCGAAGCTCAACAAGCCCTTGAAGGGAAAAGATACGCCTCAATGGGACGTAGGACGTGTCATCTTTATGAGGTGTATGTTTTATGGATGTGAATCATTCAACCAACCTTTGGAGTGGAATCTTAAATCTGCGACGGACTTAACTTCCATGTTCATGTTATGTGATGTCTTTAATCAACCCCTGAAATGGAATCTACAAGGCGTGACGGACATTTCTCATATGTTTTATGGTTGTAAAAAGTTCAATCAACCCTTAGAGTGGGATGTGGGTGACGTGGAGAACATGTCCAGCCTGTTTTTAGATTGCGAAGAATTTAACCAGCCTTTGAACTGGGACGTGTCTAACGTAACTAGCATGCATGACATGTTCTCAGGATGTATCCGCTTTAATTCCGAACTGCTCGGTAAAACAGAGCCACATTGGGATGTATCGAGAGTATTTACTATGTTTAACATGTTTAAAAATTGTAACGTATTTAATCAGCCCTTGATCTGGAATGTGGGTCGAGTGGAAGACATGAGCTATATGTTTTCAGCATGTAGTCAATTCAACCAACCTTTAAATTGGAACGTGGGTCGAGTAGAAACGTTTGAGTGTATGTTCCAAACGGCAGAGAGGTTTGACCAAGATTTGAGTCGTTGGGTCATTCAGGGTGGTGCCCAAGTAGAGTACATGTTTTACAATTGTCCAATACGACGCGAGTTTCGTCCTCCATTACTAGATCCTGATAGTAATAGTGATGAGAGTATTGAGAGAGTTGTGAGACCTGTGGTTAGACATGTAGTAGACGCATTAGGGATACATAAATTTTCTGCCAAAATAGACGTGGAGAAACTAAACAATTTTTTTAAGGCCAAAACTACGTTTGACCCAGACAGTGTAGATGATATACCCAACTATGTTAGGAATAGTTTGACCACGATGATTGACGAACTCAATGCGTATCGTCTAGAATCTGAGAAAGGGTTTTTACAAGAACTCCAAACCTTGACGGTGACGATAGGAAATGATTCTTTAGAAAAGATCGATGCTGAAATCAAACAATTAAAGATTCCCCTCAACACTACACAGAAATTGGAGAAGCTCTATCAGCAACGAAAGTCGCTTCTACATAAAACACACACCTCCAAAGCTTTGACCAAAATTCCCATTTATCTTAAGAAAATCAATTCACTGATCAGTCAAGCTCCTAACCGAAAAGAAGCATTGGAAGAAGAGAAGAGAGTGCTCTTGGAGATCGATACGGTAGACAAAGATCGGAGAAAGATACGTATTGTTCAAATGAAAAAAGAGTCTCTCGTCCAACTTTTGGACCGGCGTGCTAAAACACTCGAACTCTTAGGTCGAAAGAATCTCATAGAATATGAATTAAAAAACGGAAAAGAAATGATTGAAAAACATCGGAAAGATTTTGAAAAAATCATGCGAAATGTATTGACCTATCTGAAGTATGACTTGTTTAAACTATGGACTAGATCTATGATGTATTCTTTAGACTACGTGGAAAAACAACCCATCTTATTTAAAAAAACATACATGGAATCTTTTCTGAAAGACTGTGTTCATGCTTACGAGGGAGCTGCGGGTATGAGTTGTGCGACAGGTGTGTTGGAGCGTTTTGTGGTGTCTTTGATGGCAGGATGTGGTGCTGTTCTATCGGTTTCAGACAATCCAGAATACGACTATATCAAAAGCATTGTAGAGAACGGTCTCAACAAACTGATTCCCGAATATATTTTGAAATGGTATAAATTACATAGTCATGATCCATATCGATTTACGACCGAGTCAAGAGAACAACGGTTAGACAATCTACGGAACTATCTTCTCTCTTTTTTTCCTGGCAACGAAGAAGCGGTCGATGTCCTTATTCCACAATTTGCCATCGATGTAGATAACGACGACTTTGGATACAAGAAAGAAATCAATGGAACACGGATTCAAATGAACAATGTATATGCGAATATTCCTGTAAAAAAAGCTGTTCCAAGAACTCGTCGTAAAGATCCAAATACGTCGACAAAGCCAAGGACCAAACCTGTCCCGCGAAAGCGGAGTGTGAAAGAAATCCCAGAAACGAACCCCCCTAATCTAGTGCGCAGTAAGCCACGTGTGAAAACTAGTCCTCTTGGAACAGCATTTGGTTAATAACTAGGGTATTTCATCTGTTCTATCCATGAAGTCATGAGAATGCTTTCTTCCTGAGAAAGAGGATGTTGTCGTTGAAACGCATGTAATGTAAGAGTTAATTCATTCGAACTGATTTGATGTTCCCAATGTTCAACCTCATAATAGAGGTAGAAAGGTAGGTAGGACAAGATGATGTGCCATTTTTTGGGAATATTTTTTTGACACAGTTGTTGATAGAGATCCGTGATTCTTGTATGATAATAGGGATGAAATTTGGAAAGATAGGATTCGTATTCATAATCTACTGTGGGAATCTCTCTTTTCGGGTATCCAAGGGTCACTAGACGTCCCGCCAATTGTTTAAATCGTATCGGGGTGCTCAAAGTGTCATACTGTAAATGGATTTTATGGAATTTCGTGAAATAAATAGGAAACGAAATATGAAATGGTTCAATTCGGTCACAGAGAGTATCCAAAATCATAGGAACCAAATAGGGACAATAGTCCCGTAAAATACAACGAATGGTCTTTATCCAAAGGCGACGTATCAGTCGGTAGACCGTACACTTCACCATCATCTTTCGAAGCATCGATGGGAAATAGCACAAATTCCGCATCCGCTTGGCTTCCATACAATATTGTCGAGTCCGAGCAGGATCTCTTGACTGCCGAAACAGTCCAACGCGTGGAGTCGGTGGATGACAGTATCGAATCATTCCTTTCATTTCGAGAGGGATCATCTTTTCTAAATGTATTTAAATAGTTTTTTCATTCAATTTTAAGGATGAAAGCGGTTGCTGTATTTACTGGAACGATCGAGGGCACCGTTCATTTTACCGAGTGTGAACAAGGCATTGAAATCAAGGTTCGATTAAAAGGGTTTGAACCCAATACCTTACATGGAGTTCATGTTCATGAAGCTGGAGATCTGACCGACCGTTGTATGAGTATGTGTGCTCATTTTAACCCCTATGGAACCAAACATGGAGGACCCTTGTCTCGAGAGAGACATGTCGGAGATTTGGGCAACTTGAAAGCTAACTCAAAAGGAGAGGTTCATACGACGTTTTACGACGACTGTATACGATTGCGTGGAATCAAATGTAATATTATAGGACGTGGACTCATTCTCCATGAAGACGAAGATGACTTGGGACAAGGAGACGAAGAAAGCACTCGAACGGGTAACGCCGGAAAACGCATCGCGTGTGCTGTAATCGGATATGCGAAAGAAAACTTCAAGGGTTAACACATAAGGTTAGTGATCCAAATACGATTGAACCGCTTGTAAACACTTGATCTTTAGCTCACGATCCGTATCCTTTTCAAAACATTCGATCCCACACCAATGACAAGTTAATTTGTGTTTTTTGATAATGAAATAATCAATGGAACAGAATATTTTATCAAAAGGTGCGGAACACATCCGACATAACGGATAAATGAGGGTAAAATATTCCTGATGAAGTTTTTGTAAACGAGGCCGATGTTCTACATTAAATTCACAGATGAGTATTTGAATCGAAACGGGGAGTAACGATATCCTTTCTTGGATGTCCATGTTAACAAAATAGACTACTATTTATTTAGGTCAATCTTTTTATCTTTTAAAATAAAAAACTTACCTTCTTTTCCACACTTGGTTTCATCTTTACGAGCAATGTCCGCATATTTCAAAAAATAAAGACACTTTGCGTGTTCCATCGTATTGTCTTTTGGCATGACTACAAAATGTTTACAATGAAAACATGGGACCAGTGACCATAAAAAAAGATTCATTAATTATTTTGTTCGATAGATCTTTATATAGATTCATCTAATACGATCTTCAATTTATCATGGAGTGATTTTTTGATAGGAAAGGGTAGTTGATCCATCGGATTTCCAGAGTTATAATACTGGTAGACTTCTTCTTCCATAAAAGCCTTCAATACCGTAAACTGGGTCATCCCTTCAATTTGGCGGAGTTGTTCGTTCAACTTTTGATCCAGACGTATCTCTGTAATGATATGTTTCATATGTTGTAGATTCGTCCGAATAGAGTCTTCATACTCCTTACACACTGTTTTATAAGAGGAGTTTTGTTTCGATGTTTGAAAAGCATTCTCCAAGAAAACCATGTCGCGATGAATCAATTGACGACAAGCTTCAAGAGATAACCATTTCATCTTGGTAGTATTTTGTGTAGAAATCGCATCTTCTGTCATAAGCACAAACCGAGTGTAATCTTCAAGAGTGTTCATTTTTAAAGATATCCTGATAAAATGGAGGTTGTCAATTTTATCATTCGATAAAGAATATACATATATATTCTTTATTATAAGATGGCCGCGTGTTGCATGACCGTTAGAGATTGTATGCCTTATTTATGTCAGGTTTTATACAACATTGAACGATTGAGACCTTTGTTTAAAGAGTTTCATTTGATTGTAGCCTATGATCATTGTATGGATGGATCTGAAACGATCTTAAAGATGTATCGTTGGTTCTCATCTTATCCCGTTTATTTATTGCCTTCGAATGAAACAAGTGTCCATCGAACGGTTCGGATTGCGAACGCAAGAAATCGTTGTCTCAAAAAGCTAGAAACCTTGTCGGTTCCCTTTCATTTTATGGTAGATGCCGATGACGTAAACTGTTCTACTTGGAACGTATCCTTGATACAATCATACTTGGAACGACCTGATTGGGATGCGCTCTCTTTTAACCGGAAAGATTATTATGATATTTGGGCTCTGATGTATAGCCCGTTTAAACATCATTGCTGGGGGTTCGCGCCTTATTCGAGAGAGGTGGTTGAATTCATGAAAAAAGACGTGACTGTTCGTTTAAAAGAGTGTGATGAATGGATTCCTTGTGATTCTGCGTTCAATGGATTCGCGATCTATCGAACCCCTAAATTTAAAGGACTACGCTACGATGGGGAATATAAAAATTTGCGAAAGTTGATCCGAGAGGAAGACCGGCAAAGAACGCTAGACGCCCTAATGCCTATGGGGTTACCTCTTAGAATTGACGAAACGTTTGTTCAGAGTTGCGAGCACTTGTATTATCATCTACTAGCAAAACGCAGAAACGCAAAGATTTATATTTCTAGATATTCTATTTTTTAGATTTTTTAGACTTCTTTTTGCTTTTTTCATGAAATTCTGGCACGACGGGCGTTTCAACAGCTTCTAGAGATTCAACCGCTTCGACAGAGGCTTCTGGAGCTTTAACTAGAGATTCAACAGGAGCTTCTGGAGATTCAACAGCTTCTAGAGATTCAACCGCTTCGACAGAGGCTTCTGGAGCTTTAACTAGAG